CTCCTGCTGCTGCAAATGAAAGTGTTGTCGGGTCTGTAGTCAATGTATATTCATACGTCACTGTAGCTGCAAGCTGTGTTAACGTAACCTTTACCGTCTTGTTACTTCCAGTCTGTGTAATGGTAATAGAACCGTTATTGGCTGCTTCTGCCTTGTTTTCAGCCGCCACTATACTATAATTCTCTCCATTAGATGTTTCGGATGAAGTCTGGCTGAATCCGGTTCCGGTAATCTGTGCAGTCGTATCTACCTTCTCGACACCGCCAGACGGTTTACCGTTGACTTTTTTCTGTCTTGTTGAAACAACTTGTAAACTCTTCGTTTCTCCAAGCGCTACAAACTGTATGGTCTGTGAATTGGCAGACAACGCATAATCATACGTCACTGTAGCTGCAAGCTGTGTCAAGTTCATCTGTACGGTCTTTCCGCCTTCCTGTGAAATGGTTGCCTTTCCTGTTCTCTGTGAGGTCCCGGTATTCTCCTCGGCTTTCAGATTGTAGTTGTTTCCGCTCACTTCATAGCTGAATCCCACACCTGCCAGTTCTATATCCGTAGGATAAGTTTCTGCCTGCTGTTTTACTCCGTTCAGAACTTTTGTTCTTGTAGAAGTCACAGTAACCAGCTTTTCACCTCCTGCACCGTCGAACGTTACCGCTGTCGGGTCTACTGTAAGCGCATATTCGTAGGTTACAGTAGATGCAGCCTGGTTGCATGTAATCTGCAATGTCTTTCCGCTTTCATTCTGTTTAACCGTCACTACCGCTTTTCTTGTCGTGTTGTTGGGGTTCTCGTCAACCGTTACTTGTCCTCCACCGTCAACCTTGAATCCTGCCCCAGATATTGAGAATGTAACCGGGACGCCTTCCGGGTGTCCTACTGGCTGTCCGTTCTTGAATGTCTGTTTTGAAGACGTCACCACGCACATATCATCACCTCCCTTTGCAGGGAAATTAAGTGTAGGTTCTTTAGTCTCCAATACGTATTCCACAACTTCCTGCACGTCCGACAATACCGCGCCCTCTTCTCCGAATCCTTCCGGATATGAGATAAGCTTAACAAGCGCCTTAAACGCCCATTCCTTGAACTGTCCGATATTATAGGTGTGTCCGGGTTCAATCACGATACCCAGCCCCTTATAATATTCCACGTCACCATAGAGGCTTTCCGTCACGAAAACATTCATCTGACTGTCGATACCATCAGTTACGACAGTCATTTGGTGGACATTATCTTCTGTTATAAACAATAGTCGTAACATAACTCCTTAATTGTTTTCGGCTACGAGTTCTTCGCGCCATGTATTGTTATCTGTCATTACAACCACGTTCAAATCTTCCTTTGCGTCCAAACCAAGGTCAGTCAACGTGAACGCCATAGGCTTTCCGGACATAACTTTGGTAGCAATGGTCTTGCGGTCTCCTCTGATTACACCGAATCTTTCTGCGCTCTCATTCAGATTCACGCTATTAGGGAAATAAATGTCGACATCCTTCTTTGCCGGAACACTTGTTTTAATGGTGATTACACACGCATCTGCATCGTTCCATTCTGCCGTTACCGCAACGATTTCATTCAATCCCTGGGGGTCGATAATTAATTCCAAACCCTTTTCTTCTGCAAATGCTACAAGTTCCTCATGCATCACGGCTTCGCCTACATTCCATTTGAAACCAAGCTTCAAAAGCTCGGCACCGCCTTCCGGGTCTGTCACGTTTCCTTTAGGGGTAATTCCGCGCGGTGATTCAGTGATGAATACTTTCTTCTGGTCGCAACTACCATCAGTTACCAATGTCACATCAATATTCTTGTCTTTGTCTAAAAATCTATACAGTCTCATAATCTTTTATTTTTAATTATAAAATACGAAATAACCATTGTTTATTATTTTTTATTTTGGTTTCTTGTCTCCGAATTCGTCGAAATCAGACAGATATTTTCTAATTCTCTGAGGTACCAAAGTAGGGCTTACCTTTGCCGCGTTCTCCACGATTGAGATTGATTCTCGTATTATAAGCGCGTTACACACCACGGCACGGAACCATGCGTATATCTCCACATTGCCGCCTTCCACCGTAAAGTTCCCCATCACATGCGAAACAATCAGAATAGCGGAATAAATGAAAAGCTTCGTGATAATCATTGAAAAGCCCTTGCTTGAAAAGTCCTTGTTCTTGATATGATATACCCAGCTTACAAGTGTGTCTATCACTATAAGAATCATTAGGTATTTCAAGAACTCCCAGTCCCGAAACACATATTTCTCAATGAAGGATGTCGTGTTGGAAAAAGAGATAGGTATGCTCAACAACACGGGGAAATATAAACTCATTACGTATTCCCTTATTTTATGTATTTTCTCCATAATCATAAGACAGAATTTTAAGAAATGGTGTATGCAATATGTACAAGTTTACTCGGTGATGCTTCCGGGTATTTCTTTTTCAGATAGTCATAGCGTTCTCTGATAACGTTCTCTGCCTCTTTAGGGTTGTGCCCCGACTTTGCGGCCGCAGCCACAAGTTTTTCAACTGTAGGGAAACCGCCTTTCTTTTCTTTCGGCTTTTCCTCCTTCGCAGTCTCCTTTGTCTTGATTCCCTGGCGACGTACCAATCCGTTAGCGGTCTTCACATATTCTTTCCCTCCCCAGATTTTTACGATTCCGATAGGTTCACCCTTCCGTGCCTTCTCTATATCGTCAGATACGCACATTCCGGCTATGCCCTTAAAAATGTTTAGAGGGGTTTCCTTGTATCGCAACATATCACGGTTCCCGGACATTGATTTGAAAATTCCTTCCTTTCCCGGTATCACTTCCACTTGTGAGGGTCTTATGAACATGGGTTCTTCCTCGTAGAGGTCATTCAGCACCTTAACCGTTTCCAGTGATTTCCAGTCCGCAGCCGCACATGCTTTCTCGAACTCGTCCATTTCGTCCTTTTCTGACTTGTTCAAAACATCAGTAGCAAAAGCCGCCACCTGCTTTGCGGTGAACGCTTCGTAATCGTTGTCAATGAGAAACTGTTCAAATTGTGCACGTCCGAACACTTTCTCTTCTTTTCTATTATTATCCATGAATAATGCCTATTAAAGTTATAACGAAATTGCAATTACAACGGTAAAAATAGGCATTATCAGTCAAATAACCAAGCTTTTAACTTGAATATTTATCCAATACCGGGTATTTGTACTTCGCGCGGATAGGGTTTGTCTTTATATACTTCCGTCTTCTGTTTTCTACCCGTTTCCTGGTCCTTTCGGCTTTCGCCAAAGCCTTTTCTATCTGTTCGCGTCGCTTCTCGTCGCGCTTCATGCGTTCCCGTATCATCTGTTCCGCGTACAGTTCTACGTCTTCGCTTTCATAGTCTCTGTATATGTAATCACTTACCGTTTCCATATTCTAATACGCTTCAAATTCGTTAGGGTCATAACCCTCATATTCCGGTGCCTCATAGCAACGATATTTGCTCCATCCGTATTCTTTTTCTTCATATTCTTCTAAATCGTCTGCATCATCATCAAAATCTTCTTCCTCGTATTTTTCTGTATAATTATTCTCTTCTTCGTAATCCTCGTCCTCCTCTTCTTCTTCAATGGCAGTATAGGTTTTCTTCTTAAATCCCATCAAAACACTATACTGCACTCCTACATTTGCATCAAAATCCTGCTTGCTTATACGTGTATATTCAGAACAAAAAATACCTTCCTTTTCTTTCTCTTCCCTTTCGTCCTGTCTGTCCCAAACAATATCCTTAAGCGTGTCTATAACCTTTCTCCTGCTATCTACAACACTTTCCCATAAACTCTTAAGCTCTTTAAGCAAAATATCCTTCCATTCCCTTCTATCGGGTAATTCTATCCTGTAGGAATGCGAATAATGAACGCGTCTAACTTTCTCTACTGGTGTATCTTTAAAACTTACTTCTCTACCAAACAACACTTTAAGCTTCTTAATCGTATTCTTTACGGTGCCTATACTGCATTTTAAATTAAAGGCTATTGTTGCCTTCTTTTCATAAAAAACCGGGTCGCAATCCTGCCATTTATAGCGATTTATCCTTAAAAACTTCTCATCGTCAAAAGTCATTCCGTGCTCTCTGAAATCTTCCAACTCTTCATCCGTAACCTGGCTTTCTCTCTTTTCGTATTCAAAACAACCTTTTCTTTTGCTGATGTAATCTAAAACCTTCTGGTTGAATTCAGTCCAGACAATCTTCTTATTTTTAGCGGCAATCTTAAAATATTCGGGTATTCTTACAATCTCTTTAAAATCAATCTTCTTAATAATCTTACAATGAGCTTTATCCTTGAAATCTATATAATCGTTCAGTCTTAAAAATGTAATGCTTTTACGTACTTTCTGTCTATCAAGTCCAGTATATGCAGAAACAGCCTTAACCATTTCATTAGTGCTTAAATCCGGATAAATGAATGAGTAATAGGGGTCTCTGTTGAATTTATGCTCATTCAGATTCTCTACACGTGTAAACTGTGTAAGCACTTTTGAAATTGCTTCCAAAACTAATATGTATTCATTCTTAATTTTTGAAGCTTTGCGCTTCTGTGTATCTTTTTTCATTTTCTCTATAGATGATACGCCCACAAAATTTTCAATTTTACGAATATCTTGCTTAAGGATATTTACGCCTACAAAACCCAGCTTACAAAACAAAAAGAAAAGGGGATTATTTAAAAGGAGTTTTGTAAGCGTATCACCTATAGCAACCCCTTTTCTTTTGCGGTTCCCAGCTCTTTTCAGAACTGAGCCGCCATTTGTTTAAGCACTGCAAACATAGGGATAATTTTTTAATCCACAAAATTTTCTCGGAAAAATTTTTGCCGGGCCGCGCTTTTTCCAAAATTCCCTTCACTTTTCAGCCCTTTATAGGAGCTTCTACCACTCTTTCTTCCTCCATTTTCCCTAAACTTCGCTCTATCCTCTCCGCTTCCTCCTTTCACCTCCGTTAACACTTTGCATGTCCTTCCCCCTACACGCGCATGCACACATACACGCACACATGTTGCGCGCGCTCGCCTACGCTCGCACGCGCACGCGCGTTATATATCACCCAATATCATTAACTCCTATTATACAACAAAAGAAAGAAAAGAAAAATATTTTTTCATAGATATATTTACGGTCAAAGTTGACAAAACGCATTGTAAATCAGATAGTTACAAATAGTAATAAATATTGACAGAAATTTCCTCGAAAAAGCCTACCTTTACACGTGTTTAATCTTAAAAATTGTAAAATATGAAAGTAGTTTATGAATCGAAAATTGCGAAAATTATCATCCCGACCTTTTCCGCAATCCTAATTTTTTGCTGGTTGCTTTGCAAGAAAACGAAAGAGTATTACGACGAAGAATTCCTAAAACATGAAGAAACGCATTCCTATCAATGGAAATCATTAATGATACCGGGCACCGTGCTTTTTAGCGGTCTTGCAGGCATTTTCTCGTGCCCCTGGCTACTTCTCCTTATCCCGTTGACGTTCTATCTGTATTACGCCCTGGAATGGCTCGTGCGTGTAATAGGAGCCTTAATCAAATATCACCCAGGTTTCAGTGGCGGTATAAAGAAATGGATTAAGAGAATCCAGGCTATAAACCATGACTGTTACCATGCAATCGTGTTTGAACAAGAAGCGAACGCAGTAGAAAAAGGACTGGTAGATTATGGTTTTTTGTCATTCTTCAAGTATTATTAACTCGGTTGTCAAGATTTAGAAAAGAAAAGGGACGTTTCACAACGTCCCAGTCTGTCGGGTTTCGCTAAACCCAGGTTCTCATACTACAAAACAAAAATGAATAATTATACAAATTGAGTGAATATTTATGCAATAACTTTCTTTATGGAAATCGCGTTCTGCTTGATATTCCCGATTTTCCGAATAACCTCATTTGTGGAAATATCCCTATAGGAGAGAAGGATTTCCGAAAGTTCGGCAATCTTATCTACAATCACATTCATTTCCTGTAACCGTTGCCAGCTTATGGAGACGGAAAAATGATTTTTAATGAATTCGTCTCGGGCTGTTCTTGCTTCTTCCACGGTCCGGAAATAACCGATATTGTACTTCTTCTTTTCAACCTCTATTATGACCCGGTACGGCTTGTTCTTTGACCGCTTGTCATAATAGTAGATATATCGGTCATTTCTCGGCTTCATCGTCTTCTTTCTTTTCGGGAACCGGGATGGGTCCCAGGCAGTGAACAAAGATGGCTGTGATAAACGGGGAAATGATAAGTGCCAGAAGCATCCATACACCGAAACTCCTGTTCATCCTTTCTGCCGTAGAACCTACCTCGGCACTCAGCATAAGATGAACGATAAAAATAATGATAGTTAAAAATACGATACCTGCATTCATAATATAATCCTCCTTTATTTAAGTTCATTAATCATTCTAATTGCTTGTTCTTTGAGAGCCTCATTATCCTTTTCTTCTCCCATTTCCTTGCTGATTAGGGATAACGTGCCGTCCAGGTTCTTCTTGTAAACGGCAATCATACTCATGCTTTCTTCCTTTGCCGGGTCATATACGACCCGGTAGTTTCCTTTGCTTATTGTTCTCATTTTAAAATAGTGTTTATGACGTTGTTAATAGTAAATTCTTCAATCTCTTTTATATCCTTTTCAGAGCACAAATTCTTGTTTTCGGTATATTCTATGATATTGCCGTAAAGAATGTCTATAGGGGACGGAAAACGGCTTATTTCTGCCACTTTCCATATTCCGAACTTGACTGTTATATATACCTCGTATGAATTGGGGTTCTTGAAAAAGTCTATATTTGCCATGATTGTAAAGATTTTATTTGTTTGACAATTAATTTAGCGCCCATTCAATGGCATGTTCGGCTGATTCTTGATTGGGATATATAATACATTCATATTCGCTTGATTGATAGAGGCAATATCCCAATTTGTTGAAATTGTCTTTTACTGCTGATTCAAGGAATTTTGGACAAATTTTTTTGCTATATTCACCGTTAACTATCTGCCCTCCCATTGTTTCAATTACGTAAACTTCCATAACCTTATCTTTTTATTTGTTTGACCTAATTAACTGTCTCCCTTAAGAAGACATTGCAAATATAAAACCTTATTTAGACATAAGCAAGTGCGTATGTCATTTTAACATAAGATTAACATATAATCCCAAATAAAACACCCGGAAACATTTCTACACGAGAAGCGTAACCGGGTGTCGGTCAAACAAATATATAAAAATTAGAGAAAGAAGGTTCTAAACAATGTCCGGATAAAAATAAGGCGCGTTATCCCAGTCATTAATGGTATCTTTAAGTGTTTCCCAGGGAACAAAGATAGTATGGTCTGAAAGGGCCGCTTTCTTGTTCCCGGTCCAGTAGATGGAAGAAAATACCGGGTTCCTGGACTGGACGATACTTTCAACAGTGCGCCCCTCCATATCCTCAATGATTTTATGATAGGCAAAGGAACTGATATTCCGACCCAGGACAAGACAAAGGATATCGCCGGATTTGCACTTTAGGGCGCGCGCAATCGCCGTTTTGTCCTCACCCTTTACGTTATCATTGTCACGAAGTAAAACAAGCTTATTAGACTTGCAAAGCCAATCTATGTACATGCTTCCCCCGTCGTATGTGAATTCATTCTTTTTGCTCATATCAAGTCTTTATAATCGTCTTCCATCCTTTTTATTTCGCTCGTCAATTCCTGGCTTAAATGGAATAGGAACTGTTTCTGATTGTCCTCCATCTCGTCCTCATTACAGCTCATCTTCCTGGAAAGCTGGTCCAGATACCGGATGAACCGCTTTCTTTGAATAAGGTCTATGTAGGAGACTGTATAGAGAAGAACGTTCATTCTTTTCTGAATTCCCGTAACCGCCCCTATGCACCACAAAAGGAGAGTGATAAGGACTACCGTAAGAACAATCAAACACACAAAAATCGCTGTTATCATAGCTGCAAATATATGAAAATAAAACAAATAATTAATACTAAAGAACGTTCAAATTTTCGTTCTTTTCATGAACGGATAAGAATTTCCCGTCTTTGTCGCACAAAATCTTTTTCATAATTGTAAAATATTTTTATTAGAAAACATAATTAATCAAATCAGAAAGCCAGGACAAGAATTGTATCATTCCGAAGAAAAGAAGGGTACAAGTGAGTGCACCTACTCCGTACCAGAAACGTACCCACCATTCACGATACTTTGTTTTTAATACCTTTTTGCCGAAACGTCCGTTGAAGAAATTTATAAGCTGCTTTTTCATAATGTAAATAAATTTTAGAATTCAACAAAAATAAGGCGTTTACCGCTTTCCTTCTCACTGACCCACATATAATTGGAACCGAAACCGTAATCAAAAAGAGAATTGAATGTAATCGGGTAATTCGCAGAAATGAATTTCATTGCCTTTCTTAATTCTTTTTCGTCATTACATTCGGTAATTTCGTTAAGTATATTGACATAAATAGAGATTGCTGTTGGTGAATGATAGGCATTCAACGGGTTTTCTACAATTACTTTCATAATCAAATCCTCCTTTATATTAATATATTTCATCCTCATGCAATAGTTCACAGTAAGCAGGAGTTTCAGCGTCCGTATGCTTATTGGTTATAAGAACCTCGTCACCATTGGTGTATATCCGTGTAGCAAATGCACCGAAAAACAAACTTTCTTTCATACCGAACAATATTACTGCATCATCATTTACATTTGCAAGTGCTGCAATCAATTCTTTCTTTGTCATAATCTTATATCTTTAATTTGTTTGACCTTTGTTTCTTATCACATTGCAAATATAAGCACTTAATCAGACATACGCAAGTGCTTATGTCGTTTTAACATAAGATTAACATAACCTTTCTTTCAGTGACATTATATTTTTCAGAAATAGAAGAAAATGGTATGTGATTATCAGACAGTTAACCCTAACTCTGAAAATTGAATTGTTTTTCAGTGTACAATAAAATAGGGAAAATGAAAAACCGGGAATCGGGCAAAACACCCGAAATTCCCGGCACCCCGAAAACAATCAAATCACCTCATCACTGGTCCAATCATCAGAATTGTTAATTTCTTCTTCATCCACCAAAGGATAGGGATAAGTGATTTCCTCTTCTACAATCTCCTCACTTTCCGAAAGCATCATGATTGGAGGAACGAGCGAATTGTAGGTTTCCTCATGCAGCAGCGCCTTCGTGCCGTCGTTACTCATTCGTCTTGTCTCCCAGTCTTTATCGAACTGTTTGAGTTCTTCTATAGGTATAACTAACCACTTCATAATCAATCATATTTTAGTTTATAGTCATTAATCACTTTTTCAATCTGCAAAGGTGTGAGTTCGTCATAGAAACCGATAAGCTTATAGAGAGCCATATTTGAGAAATATCCTGCCAATCCTATATCACCTCCGATAACTACTTTTTGCGGCTCTAAATCTGTACCGTTCACTATTGTTATAACTTGATGTTTTAAATAAACCTCACTACCTTTTATTGTGGTATTCAACTTTCCATTTATGTAAGTCACTCCATCTCAATTATAAGAATTGTAGGCAATATCATTCGTAAAAATATTTATTCCAAAACTTGTACGACCTACTCTTTGGTCGTATATGAAACCTCCTTTTTCTTTAGTCAAAGAAGGAATCACTTCCATAAACACCGTCTTGAATCCTTTCTTCACGTTCTTCATTATCGCATAATCATCTACACCGTCAAAGACAAAAGCACCGTCTGACCTGTAGCCGCTACTCTCTGTATACACTGCATTGAATATCTCTGCATCATGTCCATTACCCGACAAATCATCCATGATGTTACGTGTAGGAGAAGAATTGTCCTTGAGCGACAAGTCATAATAAACGTCCGGTTCCGGTATAGTGACCTTGCTTCTTTTCAACCATTCTTCATTAAGTCTTTCCTTCTCGGTCTCTATTTCTTCAATGGTCAGAGACTTGTTATAGAGGGCAAAATAGTAGATGGCGGCTTTAGCATATGAATTATAAAATTTACATAGATGTAATTGGTCTGTATCGCTTGCTTCGCCGAAATTAATAGGTATGCCATTATAGCTTGTTCTGGTCATCCATGACACTTCATTTTCTTCTAATTTTATACGGTTCTGTTGTCCAAAACTAAATATTAATATAGTATTACTGGAACTAATTCTGCTTTCAAAATGGAACGAGCCTTTATCACTTATTGCTTTATATGCTATATAACCCGGTAATTCATTCAGAATATTCCTCCTGCATATCACTGTATAATCGTCAAGAATAGGAAGTCCAGTACATATACCGTAATCATCCACACCATCGAACACCAGTGCACCTTCATAGGCAGATGGTAGTTGGGTAATGGTGATATTGCAAGAACCAACTACGGATGCAGCGAACCCGGTAAATTTCTTGTAGGATATTGGCAGGTTATTGATACCATTCTTAAGATAGGTGTATGTTCCGGTACCGTCTTCGGCATAAGATACATATCTTAACTTTATATCATCCGTTATGCCTTCCACCTTTATTTGACACGCTTCTACTGTTCCGTCTGCATTTGTTTGCAAAAACTTTCCGTCTGCCACCAATATTTCCGTCAGATGAATAACAGAATCAGAATTTGTGAAATTGGCTGCATTTACATTCTTTGTCCAAGAATTGAAATCTATCTCATACTTACCGAATCCGGAAGAAAGAGAATAAGTGAAGTTCTTGAGAGCCATCTCATTACCCATCACTCCTTTAATAGAAGAAGGCTTGTCTGCATTAGACAGCCCGGACATAAACCATGCGTCCACCATAGCCTTATTGAAGGGTGGAATAGGAGGACCAGCCTTGCCAGCCTTCCTGTCAAACAAAAGACTTGTACCAACCCCAATCATAACCCTATATTGAATTGTGCAGTAGTACCGTCAACAAACACCTTATCAATAAGATAAGGCATAGGAGAACCCATATAAGCGGAAACCTCGGTCTCGGAAATGGTGTATGTATCTGGACCAGTCTCACCGATAAGGTGTACTTTGACAGTACCAGCAGCCAATGGAATAATAAGAAACGCCCTTTTATCATCGGGAACCAAGGTGTACTTTGACAGTACCACATCTTCGGCTGGTGTGCCGACCTCGAAAGCGCGTGAAATCGCTGTTATACTCTCAAAACCCTTGTTATTTGCTATGCTTACTTTAGTAGGATACATAATTTTTTCAATTTAAATTTACAAATGATAAAAATACGAAATTTGCAAAATCGCGGTTACAGCATACTGTAGTATCGATTGCCCTATAAGGGAGAATACTTTCTGAATATAGTAAAATATATTTACGCTGTGAATATCGTCACCTTCTGACCGTTGCATAGGTCCATAGTGTCTACATGTAGCCAGCTAACACCGTCCTCCAGTCTGATAGGATAAGGAAGCTTGTCGGAATCGTCTATAATGATTTTCCGTGCTGCTTCTGCCTCCATTCCGGAAACCGTAATGTCAAAAGCGCGACCCAATGCGTGCGCACTCATATACGGCTTTTCAAGCATCGTCTTTTCCTTGCATAATATGCAGACATTACATCGTAAACCGCGCTGGGAATAGCTTCCTCCGTTCTTCCAGTTGTTGATAATGAAGGGCTTGCATAGGATTTCCTCCCTCAATACAAGGAGCGTTTCCAGTGCTTCGGTCGTGAAAAAGCTCCATATCTGCGATTCTGAATACTTGCCGTATACGTGGGGGCATACAAGTTCGGGAAGCGTGAAATACCTTCCCAGTCTTCCAATAATCTCTTTTCTTTCCATAATGATACAAAATTTGAATAAAAATAGGGGTTGCAGCCATTTAAACCGGGCTTTCACCCCCAGCCATAACAGACTTGCAACCCCTACCGCCTTTGTTAACCTTTAAATACAACTGCGATACAACCTTACCAGTTAATTATCACGATAGCAAAGATAGTGTTTTTATCTCAAAAATAAGCTAAAGTTCAGAAAATAATCGCTCGCACTCTTCCAACTCCTTTTCCATTCTTTCTTTTATAAGCGGAAAATAGGTTTTCGCCATATTCTCGTTGATATGAAAATAAGAATCGTAATGGTTCGTTATCAGTATATTTCCCTCCATCTCAAACCTGGAAATATGCTCTATTTCCTCTTTCAGATTTACGATTTTATTGTATAGCTTATTTGCTTCCTTTAATTTAGACTTGTCCATAACTGCTTGATAATAAAGCCCCATTTCGGGGCTTTTGTGAAAATAATAAGTATATAGAAAGATTTATTCTACAATTTCCGCATCGCTTTCCGGCTCGTATTCCTTCTTCTTCTCTTCCTGGATAGGGGCTTTCTTCCATTGGTCTATGAAGTGTTCGATTACACGTCTTCCGTCAGTCACAACCTTTTCCAGTTTTTCGTCCGGTTCCAACAGTTCGTCTGCCATTGCTGCGGCTATATGTTTTGCCTTCATTACCTCTTCTACAAGGTTGCTTTCTATCAGTTCACCCAGGCTTTTCTTTGTCAGTAGGTTGAATGTAAGTCCTTCGATGATTTGCTTTCTCTTTGACATAGCGTTCAGCATAGCATTCATACGGGGTGCGAACTGTTCTGCCTTCATATTCTCGAAGCTTTTGTCGTCAAATCCCTCGAACTTTTCTGCCGCCATGAACGCTACTTCATATTCTTTCGGTGTCATTACCACGCCTGCCTGCAAACACTCTATGCAGAACAAAATGTACTTCACGTTGTTTCTCAAATCTTTTTCCATAATCTTTTGTCTTTTAATATGTTGTTTTTATAATTGTTCCACGTGGAACAATGGACTTTTTGCTGTTTGTTCTCCTATCAATATAGCAGTAATCTGTTTTGATTTAGAGACTGTTAAGTCCATTAAATCGCAAATATTGAATACTTTCTTGATACTGTTTTCTGTACAGCACACCAGAATACTGTTATCGTACTTTTTCTGGAATTCTTCTCTATCCATAATCTTTTTATTTTTAAGTTTTGTAAAATATCTATACTGATTGTCAAGAAAATAGGGGCTACTTCAATTTTCACCCCTTCTTTCCGTACTCTTAATAATTTGCGACCCTTTGTCGGGTATTGGCTACAAAAGTCTTGTTGTTCCCGGTAAGCTTTATCGGGCCGAGGTTTTCCCAATCACCGTTTGCCCACGTCTTCATTATGCTGGAATCTATGTACTTGTCCATATTTTCCTTAATCAGCTTCTTTGCAGGTGCCAAGGAATGGAAGGTAAACATTACGCTTGTTTTCTCGCATTCTACGTCATATTCCCATCTTTTCAATTTCTTGTTGAATCTGTCACCCTTGTACTTTATTGTTACGGGTTCACTGAAATATACTGTATAGGTCTTCATTTTTGTTTTGATTTTAGTGACTAATGATTATCTGTAATACTGTTCCCTTGCTGCTTTCGCTATCGCTTCCCCGTATTCTTCCGGACTTGCCAGGTACGGGATATTGAACAGTTCCGATACAAGTTCGAGTTTTTCCTTGTTCGTCATTCTCTTTGCTATGTCCTTTACGAGAGTTACTCCGTTCATGTCTACATATTCCTTGTATGCTTCATGGAGTTCTCCACGTTCGTCCAAATCGTCGATTATTCTTCTTGTAGAAATACATCTCATTATCTCTCTGATATACACGTGGTAGTCTTCACTTTCTTTTATCACTTTGAAGATAGGTTCAAATGAATTCATGTCTATAAAATCCATCACCTTTTCTGCGATTTTCTTTCCTTCCGGTTTTACTTTAGGATTTGCCATAATCTTTTGTTTTTATTTGTTTGACATCTTGTTTCTTATCACAACGCAAATATAAGACCTTATTTAGACATAAGCAAGTGCTTATGTGCTTTTAACATATAATTAACATATAAAAGGATATAATAAAAGCCAGCTATTTATCACAAACTGCTGGCTGTCAATTAGATATTAACTACTAATACTCAAAAAATGAACATAAAGTTTTTCGTTTGATTTTAAATCTCGTAGTCCACATCCCATGTTATCGAATCCAAAGATACGAATTTATACCCGGTTTCCTCTTCCAGGACTGATTTTATTTTCTCTACTTCCTTGTCTGTAGGAGGAACCTGCATTATTTCCACATCCATAGGCACATGTACCTGTACCGTTGTGTCCTCGTCCATTCTCATTGTTGCGATTGCTACTATCATACTATTTATTATTATAGGGTTAATTAATCATTGTATTCTTCCGGTATCGGTTCGTTCTGCATCCATTTCACATACAGTTTTTCCATGCACATGTCAATTTCTTTCAATGCCTGTTGTTCGGTCAGACCGTATTCTTTTGTAAGTCTTTCCATTACGCATTTTATTACTTCCTCAACATATATCTTTATCATAACTATTTGGTTTTTAATTGTTTAAAATAGGCATACTATTTATCACAAACCGTATGTCCGACTGAATTTTGAAAATCATAAATTAACTAAAAGTCAAAACAAAATGTAATTATTTCTTTCCGATTTCAACACCTTTCATCTGTCGTAGGCGGTTAAGAAGCCGTTCTCTTGTCTTTGATTTGGACGGTTCCTCGATTATCTCTGCCTCGACCACTTCGGGTATCATTTCTTCCACGAATTTCTTGTTTTCCGTTTCTATTTCTTTCCAGTCATAGGTTTTTATGAGTGCTCCAGGCAGCATCACCTTTTCGGAACCCAAAACCGGGTTGCTTGCAAAGCCGTTAAAGTCCTTGTAATAGGAGGTGCAAAGCTGGTGCATCAGTATTTCGGGCTTTATTCCCGATTTTGCAGCCACCATACCCACTATAAGGCTGTTTACGGGTATGTCACGCATTACACGGCTTATGTTTTCCTCTCCGTGCAATGTCGCGTTTATGTCTATCTTTCCGTCAACTGTAAGTTTAATTTCATTACCTTTTACTTCCTTCCGTGCGGCTTCCAACAAAGCGCGTATTTCCTTTAGGATATTGAGTGCGCTTCCTACATTCCCTTTGCTCCAGAACTCTTCATATTTTAGCTGCAAGTCTGTCATACAGTCATTTATGATTTCAAGTCTTCCGGCTTCCGTTGCCACCTTATAGCGGTCTGAACGCATCACGTACTTGCTTTGGCGTGCTTCTATGAGTGACTTGTGATTGTTGAAGAATTTTACCAAATCTTCTTCTCCCAGCGAATAACCTTCCTTTTTCCGGATAATTTTAATAATATCCTTGGGGTTGTGCATGGAGCCGAACAAGTCCAGTAACATAGGGGTGAGTTTGGCAAGTGCCTTTGCTTTGTCGTTATGCAAGTCGAAAGCATGGAAATACTCACTCTTTACCCTGTGGAACTTGGCAAGAAGGGGCAACATCACATTTGTACGAATTTCTGTAGCGTCGTTTATTGCTTCCTGGGATGCTCCGCGTTTCGCCATGATACCCTTTATATTGACAAGCTTAAGGTCTATCACATAGGTATAACCTTCGTTCCCCTCATACTGCATAAAACGGTCCGGGTGTTCGTCAAGCTCCCTTCTTACCATCTCATAAGCTACATACTTGTCCTGCATATAGGGAGAAGCAATAAGCACGAAATCGGGCGCATCTTTTAATATGTCCTCTTTAGTATATTCTATCTTTTTTGCCATATATAGAAGTTTTACCCACAAAGGTAAGTTTTAATAGGGAAATAAGCAATAGTTTATTTGCCAAATTAATACCATGTACACGAAACCAAAACTTCTTCCTTTTCCTGTTCAACAAATGAAACCTCCGGTTCCACATTTTCACTGATTGTTGATTCAAACCATAGCATTTCTTCCGGCTTCGCTGTCATATCCGGTTCCATAAATTTTTCTTTGTTCATCGTAATATCTTTCTATTTCTTTTTCTACTGATGTAATTTCCCACGGCTGTAGCAACAAGTCCATTTTTATAACCTTGCATTGAGGCAGCCATACCCTGTCATTATTGTATCTGACATTCTGGACCGCATGCACATCCACTTCGACAAAATAGCGGTTCTCTTTTCCTATGACTATAGGTTCAAAATTAACCGCATAGCATGCCATCTTATGCACAAAATCCCCCTTGTCCTTGTATTCCAGGACGAAATTGCAGATGAAGCCGTCGTTGCTATCGTTATAAGTCTTCGTAACCTTCTTTTGATAGAGGTAAGCGATTATTTTCTGTATCATATATCCCAGTCCTTTAGCGCCATTTCCAGGCATTGACTTATGCTTAACTTCGGGTCTTCCTTTAGGTATTCAAGTGCTGTAACGGCTACTTCTGGTTCAAGTCCGTATCTGCTTGCCTTTATCATGCACTCCAACCAATAGGTTCTTTCTTCTGTATAGGTCATAATTTACCCTCCTTACATTTTTCTACAAGTTCCAAATTTTGAGGTATGAACGCGCGCTGTTCACCGTCTATCTTCAAGTGATAATAGCGGTTACTCTCCGTTCCGCATATACTTGCTACTTCCGTAATCTGTCCTATTAGCATCATGTTAGAGCAATGGAGTATCTTCACCTTGTCGCCTACTCCGAACTTTTTAGTTTTCATAATTCTTGTCAATTTTATAATTAAACGCTTCCAAAAATGCCTCTACTACCATTTTGTTGAGTATGGTTTCTTCCTGGTGCGTATAAATAGGGATAAGATGGTGTTTCCGGCACCACATATCCATCATCTTAGATTCTGCAAACTGCCACAGAAGCTTTTCATAGCTTTCTTCCGTGTGCACCTGGGTTTCTCCTTTGGGGTTAATTATTCGTATCATAGTACCTTGTTTTTAAGTTCTGCACAAAAATAATATTGTGTTATCACATACGCAAGTGCTTATGTCATTTTAACATAAGATTAACATATTAGTCCTTCTCCACATATTCGATTATAGGAGTTTCCTCTACCTTCGTCAGTCTGCATTCGCCTACAAGGTCTTGCATGTATTCCAGCGCTTTAGTAGAGGCTTTTATAAAGTCCTCATGCTGTTGCAATATAACCAGCTTGTATTGTTTCAGCTTTCCAGAAACGGTTGCCTCACTGTATACGCCCGTGCATTTGTACCATCGTCCCCCGTGCTTTTCGTTGCGCTTCACCGAATCCACAATCACCTCCTTAATAGGAGATATGGCAAAGTCCGCATCTATATTGAATATCCCGTACCCAGTTGCCATTGTTTCAGCGTCCATGTAATTTTCCGCTTGTACGGCTATGACATCGACAAACTTTTTATAATTACCGTTTGTCGAATTCGGGTCGGGTGCCATATAAGTAAACGTACATTCAAATATCATTCCTTCTCCTCCTCTTCCTGTTTAGGACAAAGCACGCATATAGGAATCGCCGGATATTGGCATACAAGCGGAATACAAGCCGTTTCCGCGTTCCTGTTCTTTCCCCTTATCCTTCGTATCAAATCATCGAATTCTTCCTTTTCCACGAAAAGATATAGAGGATGAACCTTGTAATCCTTATCCTTCTGTATCATTATTTTCTGCTGCTCCATGTGGATGTTCAGCATTTCTTGTGTAGGTAGGTGTTCTTCCAGTCCTGTTACCTTGTTGGTACATATAAGCGATACACTCTTTCCCGGTTCCAATACGGGAATATACATTTTCATCTTTTTCATAATTTCATATATTTACCTTTATCAATTCTTTTTACTTCTCCTTTACTCATTTTCTTTAATAGGAAGTGGTCTATTCCACTTCTAACGAAACCAGGGTGGAAATCCTTTATCTTGGTGATTAATTCAATCCGACAAAATTCGGTTCCTGGTTTCATCCGCTTAAATTCGCGGTCTATTTCCGTATATACGGTTTTCTTAGGTTCATCGTCAAACATTGCAATATACAAGCTCCTTTCTTGCTCTGGTTATAGCCACAAACAATAAACATTTTTCATTATATAATGCTTCTTCCGTGTTCGCATACTTGCTGGGAATCAAACTCCTGTTCAGCAAGAAAACACGGTCTGCCTCCAGTCCTTTAGACTTGTGGATAGTGGATAATACGATACCTTCCGTATCGTCCTTATATATCTCCTTTATATTGTCTTCCAACTTCTTCATATCTCCCCAGTTCTTGTAAAGCATTTTCAATATAGTACACTTTTCAAGAAGGGTTACATAGGAAGGGTTATTTTTTGCCTGGATATCAGTAAAACCCCGTTCTTTGAGTTCCGAAATTTTCTTCTCGCACATCGTGTCCAAGTCTTCAATATGTTTTATCTTATCCACCAACGCCACAAGTGCATCACCGTAATCCTTACCTTTTATTGTCGCTTTCTTTCCCATTTCTAACAAATAGAGAAAGACAGTTGCCAAAGGTAGGTTGTTCCGGCATAGAATAAAATCCCCGTTTTCCGCTTCATCGAACTCTCCTTTTCTTACAATCCCGTCTATCGCATTAGGCGCGGCAACAATCCCGTTGTTAAAAACTTTTCGAGCTTCTTCGACTATGTTCTTGCCGCATCTGTATGTAATATCCAACGGTAATACTATGGTGTTGGGATAAGATTGCAAGGACTTGAAAACCTCTAAAGAACTCCCCTGGAAACCGTATATACATTGCCGGGAATCACCGACTGTAACGAATCGTCCAGACTTTTTTATATATTTCATTGACAATTCTTTTTGAATCGTCGAAAAATCCTGGCTTTCGTCGCTTATCACTACATCATATTTAGGAAAATCCTCACTATCAAGTAGTTGGTAAGGGAAATAAAGCATATCGGTAAAATCAATGTTAATTTCTTTTACTGAATTTATCTTCTTCATTTCCTTGTACCAGGCATTTCTAATTTGTTCCATGTCCCCTACCATACGTTCCTGGAATTCGATATTCTTTTCTATGCAGATACCCGGTATTTCCTTCTCGTAGTCCGTAATGAGATTTACCCTTATGTAATTCCATATTATCTGTATCTCGAATAGGTATCGAATCTGTTGCTTCACGTCCATATCCTTTGTTTCAAGAATTTTCTTCCCGATAACAAAGCATTTATTCTCGTTGATTTTCGGCTTTATACGGAAATTGGAAAGCAATACACGCAAACCTTTAGAGTGAAAAGTGTTTACATCTATATGAGACGGCAAACGTTCCCTCAATTCTTCCGCAATGCTCTTGTTGAATGCCATAAACAGAACCTTTTTATTAGGTGGTGTCCGTCTGCAACACTCCACTATACAAGTTGTCTTGCTGCTGCCTGCCGTTGCTTCTATGGCAATATTCTTTCGTGTGTTCTCGTATGCGTCGAAAATGGCTAACTGTCTGTCACTCCATTTCATTTTGTAAAGTAGGTTAACTGGTTGATATAATCAACTAATGATTTATAGTCCTTTTCGCGTTTCATGTCCATTTTCTTTTTAATTACGCTCAGAACATCACCGAATTCTATGTTATTGTAGAAAACAGTCCTGTTGTAGTCTATTTTGTTTACCACCCATATGTCTACATCCACATCTTCTATTCTTATACGATATAGAGGGGCTGTTTCTACATATTCGGAAAGGATGTCGCTTTTCATGTCCTTGTTTATCCTTGCCATCGTACTTAGAGCACGCAGAGAATCGCCACTTATCCCTTCTATCTCTATATCCAGGTCGTGCGGTTCCACATTGAAACCATGTACATACATAGCCATGCTTCCACCAACAACCATACGTTTACACTGCAAACTGTTCTTTAATACGTTCAAAACTTTAAACAATTTGTTAACTTTCTCTTCTTTAGTAAAAACAAAATCCTCATTCATAATTCTATTATTTTATCAAGTTCGTAATTATCAAAATTCTTATAATCTGCCAGCATATCGGCTACATGGTTCCCGTATATTATAGGGTTGTTTACATCTTTTTCGTGTCCCCGTACTTTCATGAAACGCACGACCATCCGTCTACGCTCGCCCAGCTCTTGTTTTATCTTTTCTATAATATCCTTGTTTACCGTCGGTCTTAATTCCGGGTCTGTCATACAGCTAACCGCATACTGGCTGTCGCTCCATATCGTAACCTTTAGAGGCACGTCCTTTTTCATGCTCTGCACGGCATGCAATATCGCCCTTAGTTCACATCTGCTTATAGTGGTGTCGCTATACCCTTTGGAGATAAAGTATTCCTTTCCTTCTTCCTGGATATACACACCGCAACCGCCAAGACGTGACTTCCATTCACAACTGCCGTCGGTAAATATTGTTATTTCTTTTCTTTCCATTCTTTCAACTTCTTTATCAGTGCAATGTCCATCGAATCGTCACGGCTTACCTGTACGTCAATACCCTTGTTGACTGCATCCGTTACCTTTATTTTTCCGTCCAATAATTCGCGTATCTGCGTGTCTATTGTGTCACTGGACAGCAAAAAATAGACGTTCATAGTCTGCGTTTGCCCCATGCGGTCTATACGTCCTGTCGCCTGCTCCAGTTCTGCCGGACGTTGCGGCAATTCGAGAAACGACATATTGTAACAATATTTCTGCAATCCGTCTATACCCGTGGATAATGATGCAATGTTGGCAAAAAGGAATGTCTTTTCTTTCTTCCATGTTTCAACCTTTCGCATCTTCTCTTCCGTGCTGTATTTCCCGGTCACTACCTCACTGTTCTTGAACTCCTTTCCAAGCCTTTCCAGTATGTCGGTCGTGATACCAAATACTATCATTTTCTCGTCCTCGTTCGCTTCGCTCCATTCCTTCAAAAACTGGACAATGAACTTTATTTTCCCATTTATAGACAGCTTTTTCAATCCGGACAACCTTACAAGCTGCTCCGCACGTATGGCACGTTCTGCCGCCTCTATGTCAATATTAGCCAGCCATTCGATAAAATCCTTTTCTGCTTTCCTATATTCCTTTTTATTGGTTATCGGTACATTCACTGTCTGTTTGATTATAGGCGGCAATTCGTTCACCACGTCTCGCAATTCCTTCCGGAAATAACAATAATGTCTTATTATTTTATTTAGCTCCATCGTACACGAAGCCCCAGTACATACAAGTCCGAACCGCGTTTTCTTTGCAGCGCAATATCTGTAGAGATAATATAACGAATCCGGGAATATCTCTTTAAATCTTCCAAGAATTCGTAATATATTGATAAGCTCCTGGGGTCTGTTCATAATTGCCGTACCACTTAATCCTATGGTTTTTTCTGCATTCTCCACGATTTTTTGCACGCATTTAGAACGTATAGATTTCGGGTTTTTGCATAGATGTATTTCGTCGATTACCGCCAATCCCCATTTCTTGGTAAGCGAACGACTGTAACGAAGTTTTACTTCTTTCTTACCTTCTTCCTTTGCACTACGTTTGAAAAGATAGTCATAATTTATTACCGTAACATCCGCTTTCCAGTCCGTGTTGGTCTCGTCCTTTGAATCAATCACATGTACCGTTCTGTTAGGGTTGCACAGCTTCCATTCGTTGACCCAGCTTTGTTTTACCGTTGCCGGACAAACCACAATGCAGGGGAATAGGTTAAGCAATTCTGCCAGTGCTATAGACTGCCTCGTTTTCCCTACACCTGGTCCGCAACCATTAAGGCAATTCCCATGATTAACCATATAGGACACGCCCTCTATCTGATAATCTCTTAGATGTAGCGGTAATCCCAGGTAATCAAACATTTCTTTCAACTCCTTTTCGTTTACAAGGGGCTTGATTTCCTTTAGAGGTATTTCTATCTGTCTTTCCGGCTTTTCGTTCTTGAAGCCGTTTCCATCCAAGAAATATTTTAACAATAGAGATTTTTCTAAAGAAGGTTCAAAATACCACTCTTTCAAAGCCGGGTTATATTTGGCTCCGAAATCACGTTTCATTTTATTTACAAAATTGGCGTTATAATTAAAGCCAATATAAACGTAGTCCTTATCTCTATACCAATATCTCATTACTAAAAAATTTACAAAAATAAGAGGCTTATTTTCTCAAACCAGCCTCTCCCACTATGTCAAACAAACAAAAGAAACTCAATCAAACATTGAATTTTTCCTTAAATTCCTCAAACGTGAAAACGGGTATTCCGTATTGCTCCGCTTTCTTTTCCTTGATGGTTCCCAATCCTTTTTCCTTCACTACCAAGCATGTTGTTTTCTTGCTTACAGAAGAACCTATCTTATGCCCCATATCCGTCAATTTCTTTTCCGTGTCCGGTGAACGGAATCCGGTAAATACAACCGTCATTTGTCCTTCAAAGGTCTTTTCTTCCAGTCCGTAATAAGTTATAGGAATGTGTGCAGAATCATCGTCATTTACCCACCAATCTTCAATACCTAAAACAAATGCTAAAGCTGTATTAAATCCGACACCTTCAACTTTGTCTTCAATGTCAGCCGCCCAACTTTCATCACATTCTTTTGCAAAATCGGCTACATCTTTACAAGTATATAACTTTAATCCGTCAAGAATTTTTTGGCATGTCTTTTCGGCTATTACACCCCCAAATTTATTATAGGCTGTCAATAATTTTGCAAAGTTCGTACCTTTCTTTTTTAAGTTTTCAAACTGTCTTGACAGTACCTTTGCACCTACATTTCCTATGCCTTCAATCTTCTTAAGGTCTTCCTCTGATAATAGAAGAATGCTATCCGGTGTCTTGTAGCCAGCGTTAAACAGTTTCTTTATTGTTGGTTCTCCGAACTCTTCAAAACCTAAAGTGTTGAAAAAATATACACATTTGGCAAGCATTACACCGTCACAATTTTTGTTGAAACAAATCAAGTCCACATTGTTTCTGTCCATCTCCAAAGGTTTCCCACAAACGGGACACTTGTCGGGCAAACAACTTTTTAAAGTAGGCCAAGACACGGTAAATATATGTTTCGGTATCACATCACCGGAACGGCAAATAATGACACGTGAACCTGGCATAATAAAATTATCCTTTACATAACGGGCATTATATGCTGTACATTTGGAAACCGTAGCTCCGCACAATTCAACGGGTGTAATGTCGATTACCGGGGATAATCTGCCGTCCTTTGAAATCTGCCATCTTACATTTTCTATCTCTGTTTCCTCTCTTTCCGACCAATCCGGGTTCTTGTAGGCAATTGCATAACGTGGGTTGCCGTTCGGCAATCTTCCAAGCTCTTTTCTTATTTTTGCGCTATCCACGTCTATAACAAGACCGTCGCACTTGTAATCATTCGTTATGCCCTTGAAAATATTGTCCATATATTCATTAAACATCTTTTCGCTATGAATGATTGATTCTACGAACGTTTCAACATAACGGACTTTTACAGATGAATTGTCATTCATAAAGGCAATCATGCTTACCTTGTCCCAGTCCTCGTTAGAATATCCATACCTTACATACTGCACATCCCTCATATTCGGAGATACAGTAGGAGAATTGACAAGACCAGCTACCGCATTTCTCGCAGACTTGTAATTTGTCCGCTTCTTTAATGTCAAGAAAGTGGAATTACGGAAAATGGCTTCTCCGAAAGTATAATATCCTTCCGTTCTTTTCACATCCTTAAATCCGTGGTTAATCATCTGTTCAAAATGAGAAGTACAATTCTGTCCTACCTCGCCATTTCCGCGCGTCCACGCCTTCTTGTTGTACTCGTCCACGCATAAGGAAATACCGTCAAATTTAGGAGTGATAATCAGTCGGTCTTCATTTTTCAGTCCACATGACTTTACCCACCTTACAATCTCGTCATAAGTTTTTACCTTTTCCAGGCTATACATGGGGATAGGAAGGGTTTCTTTTCTTCCCGGAACCTCGTCATTGACTCCTTTCTTGAACCAATCCGCATTAGGGTTGACCTCATACAGTTGTTCTACCAGCGCGTCAAATTCCGCATCCGTTATTTCCGATTCGCCTCTACGATAGGCGTTGTTATATTCTTTTATTTTACCCTCCAATACTTTAGGGTCTAAATTAGACTTAACCATATTATTATAAGGTGCTTATATCCAAGCTTACACTTGAATAACTTGACGTTTCATCGAGCCGCTACTTCTTAGGGAGCTTCCGCTCCGGTCGTCCATAGTTGGGTTCTCACCGTCCAATCCCCGCTGCGCCAGCGGTTGGGTTAATAAATTCTGTGCTTGTAGTCCGAAGCGTTTGATGTTTCGGGCTGCAAGTAAATCTCTGTCATTCACAGTTCCACACTTGGGGCAAGTCCACTTCCGGTCGGAAAGTTTAAGCTCTCTATTTATATATCCGCACTCGCACATCTTTGAAGACGGTTCAAAGCGACCTATGCGAATTAAAGTCTTCCCGTACCATTCACACTTGTATTCAAGCATGGAGAAGAAAGTAGACCAACCAACAGAACCTATTGAACGTGCAAGCTTGTGATTTTTCATCATGCCGTCAATGTTCAAGTCCTCTATGATTATCGCTTGGTTTTCGCGAACGAGCTTTGTACTTACTTTGTGTAAGAAGTCTGTCCGTTGGTTGGTTACTTTCTCGTATTGTCTTGCTAACTGCTTTCTAAGTCTTTCATGTCTGTTTCCTCCCTTCTTGGATTTACTGAAACGCTTTTGGATTATCTTCAATCGGTCAGTAGCTTTTTCAAGACATTTAGGGTTTTGAAATACGTCCCCATTGGAACATACTGCAAAGTCCTTTATTCCTACATCTATCCCGATTGTACCCTCATAAGTTATCGGTTCTTTGGATGGAAGTTCTTTCCCATCCTCTACCAATACACTAACATAGTATTTATCTGTCTTGGTTTTAGATACCGTGACAGACCTTACATCTCCTTCAAACTTTCTATTCTCAGACAGTTTCACCCATCCGATTTTAGGAAGTTTAATCTGGTTGTTATCCAGGTCTACTTCTACAGAGTTAATGGCTTTATATACTGCTCTGCTCTTATGTTTGGACTTGAATTTAGGGAAGCCTTTCTTCTCACGGAAGAATCTTGTAAACGCGCTGTCCAAGTTCCGGATTGACTGCTGCAAGCATTCATTGCTTACTTCTTTCAGCCACTCCATGCTTTCCTCTTTCTTCAAGTCGGTAAGCATCTTGCATAGGTCAACCGCATTTATTCGCTTTCCTTCGTTCTGATAGGCTTCTATCCGCTTTGCCAAAGCCCAATTATAGATAAAGCGTACACATCCAAAGGATTTCTCAAAGAATATCCTCTGTTCCTTAGTAGGCTTCAATCTATATTTATAGGCTTTCAACATATTATACGTTTTTAGTTCAGTACAAAGATAAATATTATAAACTAAAAAACAAATGATTTATTTTATTTAAGTGTTACTTTGTATATAACTGCCTATTATAATTTTGAAAGTTCTGCACGCAATTTTTCTATATTGTCACATTCATTCCTCTTAACATCTTCTTTAGAAGTTTCCGTGAGAATAACATACGCTTCTGGGAAATTATCTTTCAATTTTTTTGTTGTATTGATATTTTCAAGTGCGCATTTTGTCCGGTTTTTGATATTAGATGCTTTCCTATCTAACTCAATCATTCTATTGACAAAAAGTTTTGCTTCCGTCGAATTTTTCAATTCTTCAAATTTTGCATCAGTTATAAACGAATATACAAAATAATTTACTTCAATATAACTTACTATATTGTATATTCGTTCGCGTGTAAAACTTACCAGATAAATATATTCTTTGGTTTTTACTACATTAGGGTATTTATCCATAAATTCAACAACATCTTTTGGTAAATTTTTCTTGAAATATTCGTCGGCAAATTTACCAAAATTCTCAAATTCTTTTCTTGACTGCTCTATAATAGGCTTGATTATACTTTTTGCAATCCTATCTTTTTCGTTAATTGTTAATCTTTCGCTTGCCATAACTAAAACTCGTTTTTCTTGTTAGCAATAAAGTAAATGTAATCGTCACTTCCAAACTTAAAATCTTTTCTCGGTCTTCCCTGCAACCGGGTATCTATTCCGATAGGGTTCAATTCAGACAACTGGAAAGTAAGGTATTTAACATCTTCCGTTATATCCACCGCTCCGCGCACTTCATTAAACGGGTTATCCCTTGTCTTTGTGGCAAAATTTTCCACCATAAAAACTTTATAGGTTCCCAAAAAGTTTACCGTTATGAACTTGTAGCCCGTGAGAGCTACAAGTGTCCATATATTTTCTATTAATTCGTTCATTATCCAAATTTTTTAAAGTCATTCACATAAACCAAATAGTCTTTCTCGTAAAACTTCCATCCGTCATACAACCTATCGAGATAATTTTTAATCATCCTCATGCAAGCGGCTTTCATATAGTTCTTTTTCTTATTTCTTTCGAGAAAGGCGTTCAATTCTTCGTAATTGTAACCGCCTTCTTCATTAAACAACTTTGAATCATCGTTGCTAAAATTTCTGATTTCGTTTATCTTCTCGTAAATGCTATTCTTAAGTTCTTCAAGTGATTTCATAACCTTATCTTTTTTGTTGTTTGACTTATCATCTCTTAATCTCACAATGCAAAGATAAGATTATGTTATGAGATACGCAAGTGCTTATGTCATTTTAACATATAATTAACATATCACCCACCGAAAAAGTCCTTAGTCATTTTATCCCTTTTAGCCTTTATAATCTCGCTAATACCGTCTTTTTCAAGACCTTTCTTGTATCTATCTTTGAGAATAGAGGCTTTGTTTTCGTTGGACTGGGAGCCGAAAGAAGCGAACGCCACGTTTATATCACCTTCGCTTTCCGGCAATTCCTCACGATACCCCATCTGTTTTCCGCATACCTTGCAGTAAGGTATATTAATAGGTACGGTTCCCTTATCAGTATATTTGAACATCGGGCGTGTCTCTATAATTTCCTTCCCGAATTCCGTACATTCCTTGTTTTCACATTTCCAGTATATCATCTTTCTTTGTTTTTAACTGGCAATCCTTCCAATACCAAGGTTACACAATCTTCAAAGCTCATAACTTTTGCACCGTCTTCTTTCCATCTGTTGATATCTTCCTCCTCTTCTTCCGGTGTCGGTCTGAATATCTTCCGGCACAATTCCCTTTGATACTCTTCGTTCTTTTCCTTATCATCACCATACATTCGGCATTCTCCCAATGTATTATAATAATCTTCTTCTGTCATTCCTGCCTTAAAACAAGCAACCTTTATTGCTACATTAGGCGTTATAAAACTTTTTCTTATATATTCTTCCATACCATTGTTATTTAAAATGTCTACGTCCATATTCAGCCATCAACAAAGAATCAGCAAAGTTATCGTCGTCCTTTAGGCTCCTGCTGGAGCGTTTTAAACTCACGTCCGGGAAAATACGGTGTGCAGCCACGATACTCATTTTCTTCACGTCCTTTACCGTTTTGGTTCCGTCATTTTTTGTTACCATCTTTATACCCTTATGCATGTCCGACTGCCATTTTTTAGGCGGTATCTTTGTATAGGGTAATCCGGCAATTGCACAAAAGAATTCCGGCACGCACGAATTATAACCAAACGTAAATGTTCCTTTTGCCGAAGAACCATACAGTGCATGCACATCCTCTATCACGACATGCCGGACTTCGTACCCTTCGACAAAAGCAAGCATCCTATTTGCCGTCTCTATCATATCCACTACCTTAATATCCTTAAAGATGGGTTCAGCCTTGACAAAGGTTCCATCTTCCGCAATCATTGATACAAACCCCTTTGTTCCGGGGTCAAATCCCATAAATACTTTCATGTTACACCTCCAGTCTTGATATTCCGTTTTCTTTTATTACTTTAAGTTGCTTTATCTCGTCATTAAGCTTTGGTACATGCGTAACAATCAATATTGATTGTTTCAAAAACTCCGTAGAAGCTATTATATTTTCTATACCCAAAGAATCGCTGCTTTCCAACACTTCATCCAGCAATAAAAAATCCATGCCTCCATATTGTTTTGTGGCATTAATCATGCTTTGTATTGCAATGATAAGAGCCACTTCCACACGTGCCTGTTCACCGCCCGAATAGAAGAAAAAGCTTTCCATTTCGTCACGGAAAACATAGGGCGTTATCTCCTCTTTCAATGTTCCGTTCGCGTTCCGTTTGAAACCTTCAATCATCAGACGCAAATCGCTTTTCATTTTCTTTAGTACATCATTGGCCGCGCTTTGGATATTCTTTATCTGCTCCATTGCCAGATACATCTTAAAGTCCTTGAATCGGCTGTCCCACTGCTGTACCTTAAAAATACCGTTCTTTATGTCAAGAATTTTTTTGTTACCTTCCTCTATGTCCTTGGAAAGTTTTTCTACCGCCTTTTCCTGGTCTTTGATAGAGGGTCTTTCCGCTTTCTGCTTTTTCAATTCCTCTATATACCCAGTCTTGGAAAAAATAAGAGAACGGTTTGTTTCAACTTCTGAACGCATCTTTACAATGGAGTTTTCATATCCCTTTTTCTCGCGTTCAAACTCCCTTATACGGTCTTCCACCTCCATCATCTTATCAACCACCTTTCCACGACGGACACGCAATTTGCGTTCTTCCTCCTCCGTTTCCTTCCTTACATCCTGGTATTGGGAGATAAGGTCTTCCAGTTCATTAATAGAGGTTTCATATTCATTTTTCTTTACCGTATTCTTGTCAATGGCTGTTTTATAAGCCTCTTTGTCAGCCTCCAGTTCTTCAAAATCCTTGTCAGCATCCATAAAAAACTTATGATTGCAGTTAGGGCACACAATGACGCCAGAAAGCAATACTTCAACCTTCTGTAATTTCTTCTCATAATCAGCTAATTTCAATGCGTAATCTTTACGCCTTTCTTCCTTGTTTGACTTGTCTTTCTTTAGTCCGGCTATTTCCGTGTCTATCTCTTTATAGGTGTCCTTGTAAGCATCCATATCAAAGCTTTCAAGTTCTTTACTTACTTCTTCTTTCAGCTTTATAAGCCCTTCGATATCCTTGTCTACGCCTTCGATATCCTTTTCCGCTTTGGGAATACGCGTCCTTACAAGGTCTTCAATAAGAATTTGTAAAGAATATATTTCTGACTGAATCTCACCTATAATACCCTTTTTCTTTTCTTCCGGGTCTTCGCTTAACACTTGCTGTATCTGTTCCTCATAGGCTTGTTTCTTGCCTTCCGCAACATTTTTCAAGCATTCTTCTTTGTGCAATTCTTGTTCCAATATTCCGACTTTTTCGGAAATCACGCCTTTTGTCTTGTCAATATTGGAGAAATTGACAAAGCGACTTATCAAGGCAAGTTTCTCCGTATTGGACGAACGAAAAAAAGACGAATAATTACCCTTGGTTACGATATAATAGGACTTGGCATCTTCCGGTGTAATCTCAATCCAGTTAATCACGTATTTATTCGCGTCCAACACAGTAGCTACCGTTACGGATGTCTCCACATCATCTTTCTTTAGGGTCAGTGATACTTTGGAAGAACTTTTCAACGGAATTGTACGCTCAATTATCAGCGTTTCTTTACGTTTTTGACAAAATATTTCAACTTTGGTATAAGCTTCTTTCGTTCCTTTACGTATCAGTTTCTTGTCTTCCTTTCCTCTTAAATTAACGCCATATATCGCGTAGAACAAGCCTTGTGACAAACTTGATTTTCCGCTACCATTGGAAAGCTGGTCTTCCTCGGTTCGGTTCTCTCCAGTCACTCCTAAAGTCTGCTTTGTAAAGGTGTAATCAAATTCTTCAAATGACAAAAAATTTCTTAATATCAATCTTTCGGGATACATAACGTCTCTATCAATTTATTTTTAATTTCATTAAACAAATCCTTATCCGATAACGCTTTTTTAGCGTTATCCATTCCCTGTCCTAAACGTGTCTCGCCATAGTAAAACCAGGCACCCTTTTTAGAGCAAATTCCCTCTCTTATAGACATATCTATAAGCTCCTGTACCGTATCAAATCCTACACCGTATTCCAACATTACCTGGCATACACGGAAAGGGGGTGCAATCTTATTCTTTACAACCTTTATTTGTGTCTTATTGGCCGTTGCCACTCCATCGGTCTTTTCCGTGCCTATACGGGCAAATTCCGCTCTTTGGGTAGCGTAGAATTTAAGCGCTTCGCCTCCTGGTGTGGTTGTTGTAGGGCCGAATCCCATACCCCCGATTTTCTGCCTCGTCTGATTGATACATAGGAGGATGTTTCCGTTTTTCTTACATACGTTTTTTAAGATACTTAACTGCTGTGACATAAGGCGCGCCACAAGCGCTATCTTTGCATCTCCTGCCTCACCCTGCAAAACAGCTTCCGGCACCAATCCGGCAACCGAATCAAGCACTACCAATCCAATTTCCGACACTTCCAGCATCTCACGCACGATTTCAAGCGCCTGTTCCGCACTGTCCGGCTGCGACATTATCCACTTGTCCCGGCTTAAATCAACTCCAAGTGCTTTTGCATATTCCAGGTCAAGCGCTTGTTCCGTATCTACATAACCCACCGCTTTTCCAAGCGTTTTTTGTATAGACGCACAAAGATGCAATGCACAACTCGTTTTACCACACGAATTTCCGCCATAAATTTCATGTATTCTTCCCAATGCAAAGCCGCCTCCTAATATCTCATCGAATGCCATGCTGCCAGAAGATACAGTGTCTACCTTTATATCATTGCCTACTACCGCTTCCTTTCCGAAACGTTTCTCTATTCTTCCAAATAATTCTTCAAGACCCATTATAATACCTCCTTTAAAATTTCCATACCTTCATTATAGGAATAATCATTTTGTTTACAAAACTCCTTGAACTTGTCTGCAATATCAGAACCGGACAAAGCTTTTATTTCTTCTGCTGTCTCCACCTCTTCCGTTTCCAATTCTACAGATTTGACCTTGACATCCACACCAAGCTTTCTATATTCCTCTTTATCAATAGAGGTAATCGCATCTTTGGTTCCGACAAATTCCACGCGCACAAAATCCCCCTTGTTCTTCTTCTGAAAATCCTTTATAATCTTGTCGGCTTGCTTGAACGTCGTATTTTCCAGGTTTACAGTAACCTTTCTGTATCGTTTCCCTTTTGACGGAATAAACGAATAAGTCAAATCATCATCCAATATCCAGAAACCTTTCTTTTCATCTTCCCCAAAGTTATTCTGGGTGATGCTTCCAAGGTGTACAATATTCTTTCCTATTTCCTGGAAATCGTGATAATGTCCGGAAAACACCATACCAAAGTTTTTAAACAAAGAGGGTTTTATATCACTTTCCACCTCGCTACCGTCATTGTTCCTACTTCCCTGGAACGCGATATGCGTAAAAAGTACATGTGTTTTATGATTCTTTTCTTTCAGCACATCACCCATCCCTTTTAACCATATCGCATTGTCGAAAAACGGCATAAAATAGCATATTACACCGCCTATCTCGAAAGCGTCCAAGTCAGTTATCAACTTAAACCCTTTATGATATTTAAACGCATCCAGAAACGACCTGTCCGAACTATAATCGCTCTTATCGTGATTTCCTGGAATGCAATATACTGTGTGTCCCATCCTCGCGTACATATCAAGTATAGAGGAAAAAGCATTTAAGACGTCCTGCCTCTGTGATATACGGGAATCGAATATGTCACCAAGCCACACATGGTCGGTTATACCGTTGTCTTCCGCTACGTTCAATTCCTGCCTTTGCAATTCCGTTATTTCTCCGATATTGGACGTCTTCAAATGCCAATCCGTGCTTATTATTATCTTTCCTGTCATAGCGCTGTCACCTTTAATGTATTGTCAAGATTTTTCAAAACATTATCTTTCTCTACTTCCTTGTCAAAATAGAAGCTCTCCCAGACATTGGAAATTTTTAAAGCTATTCTGAACTTCTGAGTTGACTGTGAATACCCCTCGTCATTATATCTACTGATAGAAGTAATCTTTATCCTCTTATTGTTTATCTGTACAAACATAATTACCAAATTATATATGTTCCACTTAACCCCACAAACACATCAAAATCCTTGTTGAATACTCCATATCCGGCACCTACCGACACCCCGAACCCGAATCTTTTCTTTTTATCCGGTTTTGTCCACATTGTAACGTCACCTATCTTTCCGGGCAGTTGGGAAGTTATCTCCATACGGTTACTGTTCCCTATACGCTGGTTTGTCAATAAAAATTTGTTGGTTATATTGAAATTAATCTTATACTTTGCCAAGTGCGTAGCCCACACCTGTAAATCATATCCTACCGTATCGGTTTCTTCTTTGAATGTATAGAGGCTGTCCGTTTTCCTCAATTCGGAAACCTCTCTTTCCAGTCCTTCGTACTTGTATTTCCATTCAAATTCCACTGCCTCTACAAGTGCTTCCTTTTCCTTCAATCGATTGTATAATTCTTTGTTTTCTTTTTTCAATTTAGAAAAACTTTCGGAATTGTAAACCTTTGTATATCTGTTTAAAGAATCGGTATAAAATTCCACTTCATATAACAACCTTTCATTCTCCCTTGCTTTCTTGATAGATAAGAATAACAATATGAGTATTATTATCATACCCGAAATAAGGATTATTCTGTAAAGATTTTTCATAATAATAGGAATAATGGAAGGGTAAAAATTACCCTTCCTTGTGTGATTTATTTTGAAGTTCTCGCTTTCAAGTTTCTTAAGCGCGACCCAATGGAATTAGGAACGCTTGCTGATGCTTCCCTTTCTTCAACTGCCGTATCTTCCGGTTTCGTCTCTTCTGTTCCTTTTTCTTCGTCTTCCGGCTCTTCGTAATCCTCAAAAGGCAGTTCGCCACCTTCCTGTGCAATGTCGTACCATTTACGGAGTTCTGCTACAGTCAACTCTTCCGGTAATTCCTTGTCTTCGTAGTTATCGGCAATGTAGGCACGGAGTTCCTTTTTGAGGTTCGTCAATGTAGGATAACCGCCTGCTTTTTTTTCCGTCTTTGTTGGCTCTTCTTTCGGTTCCTCCGTTTTCACCTTCTTTGTTTCGGGAGCTTTTTTAGGAGCTTTCTTTTCCTTGATTTCGTCCTCTTCCGGAACCAACTTGTCAAGTTCTTCGAGCTTGTTCAAAAATACATCGTCCTGGAAAATACCGTATGATTGTTCTTCGTCGATTCTTTCCAGTCCTTCCAACTGCATATCCCAGTCTTTACGTGAAAATACGTCCACATACATATCATCCAGGGTAGGCAATTCTTCCATGATACCGAACACTTCGTCTGATACACGGTTTTTAGCAAAGAAATCGTCCCAAGTCTGGCGCTTATTAGCATCCGGCATTCCGCAAGTAATGTCGAAATTTTTCTTTTTGTTTTCGTCCGTGGTAACGTTAACAATCAACGGGTAACCTTCGTCCGGGTCAGAAAAGATGTCGAGATTAATAATACCATCGTCAGAACCGCCTGCACGTTCCATAGAAATGTTCTTCATTTTCTTCCACCAATCCGGGCGCAAATCAAGACGGTACACGTCGTTTTCTGCCCATACATAAGCCACATAGTTAAGCATGGCTTTCATGCCCCATACCCACTGTTTCTGCTTGTTGCGATAACCACTGATGGGATAAAGGAATTTTGCGCGCTCGTCCTTATCCTGGATATCGTTTGCCAGGTTATACACATGACTGATATAGGTCAACACTGCATCCTCGCCATTCATCCGGTTGCTGTGGATGTCAGAAGTAAAGACATCTCTTTGTCTGATTTCCTTCTTCCCGGTATCTTTTCCGTCCTTGTCATATACCGCACACTCAATAGGCAGTTTAACCGTCTTTCTCGGCATATAGGGTTTTCCTGTCAACGACGGCAATACGCGCAATACATATCTTCCGTCCTCGCTCAAATTAAAAAATGAGGCCCTGCCGCCCTGTCCGAAGCCGCCACCCATTGTTGCGGCTGCTTTCCCTACTGTTTCGTCAATTGATTCAACACTCGCTTTCTTGTACTTACTTCTGTCAAATGCCATAATACAAAATTTTTAAAAATTAATAATCTGTTTTTACTATCTTAAAAGTATTTATTTTTCCTTCAATAAGCTCTTTTTCAAAGTCTTGCGGCACAATCTTTGGCAACAAATTGTTAAGTTTCTTGTCCTTGCTTTGTACTGCCCAAAATAGGGTGTCTAACTTGTCTCGCTTCGATTCTATCTCAATAAGATTCATCAAATTTTTCTGATACTGTTCATTGAGTAATATAGCATCCTCCAACCCTTTTTCAGTCAGCTTAAATGATTCTCCATCAATCGTTATTCTTCCTCCATTTGTAGCCGCTTCCCTCCTTAATTTCTTCCTCAAATTAGCTGCAAACACATCGCAAAACAGTTTCTCTTCCTTCGCTTTCTTTTCGTATTCAACTTTCATCAAACCGACCTTGTTAAGCAATCCAGATACCGTTACCGCCTCTCCATAAAGATTCGAGTAATTGATTGTCGTAACATCATCGAGTTCTATCTCCTCGTCCTTGTCCGGTGATACCAAAACAACAGTCTTGGTACCGATTTCTACCATAATTTTCATATCAAAATATTTTACGTCAATACAGTAAACAATGAATTAACATTCGCCTGCAAAATATATTCTCCTCTAAACTTATCCCACACAATCACACCATTAACCAACAAAATGTTCTTTTTACTACCCCTTAAAAACTCTCCGTATTCTTCAAACAACTCTGGAAAAATAGTTACATTTATAAACTCATAATTACTTTCCAATACTATAGTGGCAAATATGCCCTTCTTGCTTTTTCTCTCTATTATCTCAATCACATAACCGCCTATCACGGCCCGACGGGTCTTCTTGGAATTGGTGTCCCAAAATTTTATCTGAGACACGTCCTGGAACTCCGTTTCGTCGTCTAATTTAGGCATATGATATTCATTCACCAAATCATAATAATCAAAAAATGCAAAACCGGACGTTCTTTTTTGCTGCAACAGCCACCACCAATTATTACGTTCTTTGCGAACTTTCATAATATTGGTAAGTAAATCCTTATCCTCCAATACTTTGACCCGTTTATTCTCACGATACATCTCAATAAGTGCCAAACGGTCTTTCGGTTCCTGGATATTCTCCAATTCATCGAACGCTCCTGCAAATATCAAATTCTCAATGACAGATTTATTTACCGGACTGCCTTTAATTACACATCGGTCTATAAATTCCTCCAAGGAGAAAAACGGACCGTTCTTCTTTTTCTCTTCCGATATGTATTCCTGCGCTCTTTCTCCGCACTGTTTTACCGCATTGAATGCCCAATACATGCTATTTGTCCGATAATCAGACACAATGTTTATATCTGACTTGTTGATGTCTACCGGATGTATCTTTATCTCACCAGACTGCTGTATCTCATTTACATAATAGGGTATCTTTTCATCCTTTGCAAATGAAAATGTAGCACTCCAATACTCAATAGGATAATGTACCTTAAGCCATAGACATATATAAGCGGTCATACCATAGCATACGGAATGAGATTTGTTGAACGAATATTTTGCAAACTCTTCCATTTGGTTCCAAAGATTTTCCGCGTATTCCTTTGTGACACCCTTAGAAGCAAAATTTTTTGCATAATTAGTAATAAACTTGTCTTTATAAAGTTTTATCTTCTTTAAATCCTTCTTCCCCAAACATTTACGCAAAAGGTCTGTTGTTTCAGAATCAAATCCGGCAAGTTTTTGGGCTAATAACATTATACTTTCTTGATAGACAAGTAGTCCAAAATCTTTCTTCACCACTTCTTCACCGCCTATAGGCATTTCTTCTGTCCAGTCCTTTTCCCCGTTCTTCCGCAAAATATATTCGTTGTGGAAATTGTTTTCCATAGGTCCAGGTCTGTAGAGAGCCACACATGCAGACAGTTCGTTTATGTTTTCCGGTTTCATTTTTACGCAATATCCGGATAATCCTGCTGAACCAAGCTGAAAAACATCTCCCAGCCATCCTTTACCTGCATACTCGAATACCTGCTTATCGTCCAAAGGCAAGCTGTATATGTCAATATCTATTCCGTGGTTCTCCTTTATCAAGCGTAACATTTCCTCGAACTTATCCAACTGTATGATACCCAAAACATCTTCCTTTAGGAAGCCTGCCTCTTCCACTTCCGAACCTTCCCAGTCCGTAACTACAAGTCCTTTTTGTGTATGTACGGGCATCCATTCGTAGGATGTTTTTCCATCTGGCAACACTACGGTTCCACACGCATGCACCGACTGGCTTTTAGGTGAACCAAGAACTACCAACATGTCGTTAAACGTTTCTGTATGTTCCTTCACGAACTTCTTTAGGTCTTCCTTTCCGCATACGGTCTTGAAAAACTCTTCTATCGTCTTTTCTTTGTCGTCTCCAATACAAGCAGTAAACCATCTGTATAACTGTACTGGTATGCCGTCTGCACGCGCCATATCCGATATTGCTTCTTTTAACTGGAGAGTAGTATAGGTACCAAGCGAACAAACCTGCTCTTTACCAAACCGCTCTTCCATATAAGCTTTTATTTCGTCCCGTCTTCTACCGGGAAAATCTGTGTCAACTCGCTCCCCCGAAGGGGTCAGATGTCGGGCATTGACCCTAATACGGTCTTTGCCCGACGCTTTACTTCAATATTTTTTACTATCATACCATTATTCGTTTATCAGTTCGTCACCTTCTTTTAACTCTTTGGCTCTAATTATCATTTCCTCGTCATTCCGGACAATCTTTATAAAGGTATTCCCGGATATTTCCTTTTCTCCATTTATCGTTATTATCTCTTCCTCTTCATGCCGAATTAAACGACCCTTTGTCAAAAATCGACTGAATAGGAGTTCGTATTCCAACGGGTTTACATTGACAATACCAAGGAGATAAGAAACGAGGCTTCCAGCGCTGCTTCCGCGGCCCAATCCGACCAAAATGTTATTATCCCTTCCCCATCTAATAATATCCCTCAACATCAAAAAATAGTCCACTACGTCGCCTTCCTCTATGATGGATATTTCCGTGTTAAGTCTTTCTGTCAGTTCCTCTTCGCTGTATCTGTCCAGTATTTCTGGATGTTCTGCCAGTCCGTCAAAGACAAGCGATTCAAACATTTCTGTATTGGAAGCATATTTCTTTTTCTCCTCTTCCGTCATTACATATTTAGGTGCGTGTCTTACCTGTGTTTCCAGCAAATAATTACAGTTTACCGATATGTAATTAAGATTTACCAAAGCTTCTTCAAACAGTCCGAAAAACTTGTCTTCATTCAATATCAGTTTTGACAATTCTTCGTAATATTCCTGGTAATTCTTCATATACTGGTTGTCACTCTCATAATTCACTACCTTTGCCAATCTGTTAAGCTTTTCTCTTATAGGGGCATACCGTCTTTCCAGATACCAAGCATCACATACCGCCACGGGTTTATATACACCCACGAATTTTTTCAGATTGTCAAGATATTTTTTATCCCGGTCATTCTTCTTGTATTCCACAGTATCAAGCTGGTAATAGGTATCGTTCCATTTTCTTGACAATATGGGGAGATTTTCAAACATACATGTTTTCGGGTCAAACAACAAGAAACACCCGTCTTTCATTTCTTGCAATTCCTTTTCCGTGATAAAGCCTTTTTCGTCGACATTCAGAATCTTATTTATTTTCAGTAGGTTATTCCATCCCTCCTTGTCCTTGACTATCAGCTTTACTGTATATCGCACGTCCTTCTGCTCGTTATATACAGTAACTTCCATACCGAATATAGGTCTTATATCACTTTTTAGACACGCATTCTGAAACTTGAACGCTGATGCAAGCGTATTCTTTTCGCATATACCAAGCGCTTTTATTCCTAAAAATTTCGCTTTTTCTACCCAATCGGAATAAGAGTGCATTCCGTTCATCAATTCAAAATTGCCGTGCACACCTATATAGGTGTCAAATCTCAAGCTTTCGTCAAACAAATTTGCCTTTCCGATATACTGCAATCGGTTAAGTTTTACTTTATTCTCATCTCCCTTTTTAAGGTAATACCATACATCACCGAACCGGAAAACGTAATTGTCGCATTCTGTCCGGTCTCCTACCCACTGAAACGAATCGTCAAAGAAAATTCCGTTATCTTCCTTGTCCCATTGGAAAGGTTCAAACAACTCGAATGTTTGCCCGTCAATCTCTATAATATTGTTATCTAAAGCATTGAAAGACAAAAAGTTATCCTCCAAATATTTGATTAAATCTTTATACAACTCTTCCATAATTTTAGGGTATAAAAAGGGAGTGAAGCGTATTTACTTACACTCCCCGTGAAAAATCAAATCTAAATAAAAACGGCAAGTTTATGATTTGTCAAAATGGTTTCTACAGCAAACGGAAACAACGTTGTAATGCGTTCCCAGCTCTTTTGCAATCCGGCTGAATGACCGACCGTCATTCTTTGCAAGTTCTTCCCATACCTTATATGATATGCTTCCTTTCTTGTACGGGTTTTCTCCTTTGGGTGAAAGATTGAACTTTTTCTTGACATATCCCTTTTGAGTATTTATCGAAGTTTCCTTTGCATATTCTTCAAGCGTCTTTCCTTTTGCTTCCAGCCTTTCGACAACTTGCTGCAAAAGGTCTTCTTTTCTGAATCCAGAAACATTCTGCATTCCAAGCTTCCGGCCCACATTTCTCAAAGTCAACAGAGAAACTTCCATCACTTTTCCTTTTTCCCAAATACGGCATCCTTAATCTGCTGTACGCGTTCTTCCGTTGAACCGGAAACAGAAATGTAGGGTATTCCGTAATTATCGACAATCTGCTTTATTTTCCGGTCTATTTCTTTCTGGTATTCTTCATCTTCTGAACGGACCTCATCACCTTGTAAACCGAACGAAATAGGAAGATAAACAAGCAACGGAAACTCGTATTTCCGCTTTACAATCTGACGCTTTTCTTTAAAGTCCTCTTCTGCAAGATTGTTATAATCCTTGTCTTTCGGGTTGCAATTGTCAAAGAGCCAAGAAGTATAGGCGTTCACATCAATAATACACCTGTCACTAACAGTAGGTTGTCTCATAGCATCCTCCATTATTTGAGTGTATTTATCGAATATTTTCTTTTGGGATTCGGAATTTCCTTCTTCATTAATGGTTATTTCTTCCTCCTCAACCATCGTTCTGACAACACCAGTATAAAATTTCCAGTTGTCGAATTCCGGTTCATTCTGTAAGGCTTTCAATAGGGTTGTTTTCCCCGTACCCTGCGCCCCGGTCATTAATATTTTATCATAATTTCTCATCTGTTGTCTCCTGCTCCATGAATTTTGTCGCGTTGTTTACGCGAAAACAGTTTTTCTATATTCTGCTCGGCAATCTTTTCCGTATCAAGCCCTACGCGGTTAATCATGCTGTTTATTACCTTCCAGGCGTTTTTCCAGGCTTCCAAAACAGCTTTCTTTCTTGCTTCCGGGAATACATTCTGCTCGGCTTCTTTCCAATCGTCACGCAACCACTTTTTAACCTGGTCTGCAATCTTTCCGACTTCCACGGGTAAATCAAACACGCCTGCACCTTCCGCATTTGTCAAAGCTTCTTTCCAATCCCAACCTTCAATATCAAGATTACACTCTTTGCGAATCATGGCAAGATACCAAAACATATCTCCGATTTCTTTAGAGATTTCTTCCGTTTCTGCCTCGTTATTGATTTTCTCATAGGTTTCTCCCATCTCCGAACACAAACCAAGTGTCACATAGGACAAAGCCACTTTTTCGTTATAGCAAGCTGTAGTAGCCGCCTTTTCTTCATACTCGAAATAATTCATATCTTTTGTTTTTAATTGTGATACAAAGTAAGAATTAAATTTTGAGATAAACAAATATTATCTCCAATTATTTTAAATCTTTCATATCAATTTCTTCTAACCATCTCATTTTGAAGTAGGTATATGGTATCTGTTCCGGCACGTCATTAACCCATATCACCACATTATCGTCATTCGGATGGTTTATCTTCACCTTATATTCCTTTCCCTTGTATATCACTATGGTACCCGGTTTCAATAGGTGGAACCTGTCCCAAAACATAACCGACTTTTTCGTTTTCTCCGAATATTGCAAGTTCGGCAATCCGTATTCTTGCAAAAATTCCTTCAAATAAAAATCAGAAAACGCTTTGTCACTGTCAAACATCGTACCAAGGCGAAACCTTTGTTTTAAGTTCAGAATTTTTGTCTTCTTCTTCTCCGCTATGTCCTTATATATCTTCACAAGCTCGACACTTTCTATACGATTGTAAACTATCGAACGTAATTTACAACTCAAATACTCCAATTGCAAGTTAATTACAAACTGCTCCAGACTGATTTTCCGCGATTTTTCCATATCCTTATTTTTGACTTCAAATCTAACAAAAATTAGGATAAATGGCAAAAAATCAACACTATAAATGTCTTGTATAATAATTAATCGGTTCTGTCATATTGTCAAGCGCCCATAGGAGTTCTTCTTGTGTCGCATCCCCAGGGTCTTTCTTCTTGTCTTCCAGTTCGGCAATCTGTACATTGAAATATCTTTGTAAGGTCATTGATACTGTCTTAATCATTTCCGGCTTGTCGGGGTCGTACATCAAAATCACGTTTCTTATACCAGGCTTGTCCCTCAATAACCTTATCTGGCTCAGACCCATGTTGTTACCGAATGTAAACACGCACTTTATATCCGGTGATTCGTAGAGGTGCAGTTTCGTGTCTACCGATATATAGTCAAACATCCCTTCCACGATTATAACCGTGTCCGTCTCGTCCGTTATATTGTCATACCCTCCTATCACATGGGAGAATCCGTCTCGCGAATTTTCGTACCTCAATACAAGCTTTTCCGCGCCTTCCTTGAACTTTTTCAAATTCTCCTCGTGCCATTCCTTGCTTTTCTTTGAACGTGCCAGCCATGCGGCTAATTTGCCGTTCATGGTAAACTGGAATATGAACTTATCATGCAGCTTTCTTTCGAGAAAGAATTTTGTTTCTGCCGGACGGAATTCTTCATAATATCTTTTTACAAAGCCCCTCTTATCCAAATATTCATCCTTTTCTATATATTCCAGTTTTTTAGGAAGGGTGCATTCCTTAATTTCCTCTGTTGTTTCCTCTTCTTCATCATCTATTAGAGGTGTTAATTTCTGCATTTTTACGGTGTTTTCGTAATCCTGCTTTATAAGGTCCTTCCTTCCTATCTTCTCCAGGAACTTTTTTAAGGTGGTCTTCATGCCGCATTTGAAACAATGGAACGCACCGTTATTTCCAGCATCATTAAACTTTATCCCCCATTTTCCCTTTTTATTACAAAAAGGGCATTCCTTGTTCCGGTCTTGCATGAACCCCTTTGCCCCGAACAAAGATAGATTCAATTCGGATATTACCTCGTTTTTATCAACCCTAAACATCTTTCCTCCAAAACATTAACCGTTTCCAAAAGCTTTTCTTTTTCGGCTTCAAATCCAAATCATCAAGAAAATTCGTATCATCTTCAAGCGGTGGCATAGGCGCATCTTGGATTATTGGTAGTGCATCCGCAAAAAGTTTTTCTTTTGAAACTTCAATAAAACGAATACTTGGATTCATTCTTGTACCACAATCTATATGACTGCACATAAATTTGTTTAAAGCACAATATTTACATCCACTTTCTTCTTGTTTCAAATCATCCTCTATCGCTTTCAATATCATGCCTTCGTATTCAAACACTTCTCCAACTTTATATCTTTTCATATCCTCTAAACTAATATCTGTTTGACTTCTTTTTCTTGTCTCCCTCAAGAAGACATTACAAAGATAAGATTATGTTATGACATACGCAACTGCTTATGTCTAAATCATCTCTGTTTTAACATCATTTTGCTTTTCACCGTCTTCGTCCTTTTTCTTCCTTGTCTTCTTTCCAGATGTAGAGGACGTGAAACCCTTGTCACCTCCGTAATATTCGGCTGTCAGTGCCTTGTCACAAAAACGTCCCCTGCCGTAATCCGTCACAATGGTAAACGTATCTTTTACCGTATCATAATCACGTACCTTATCCATATAGATACGCATTATGTTCTGTTTCTTTTCCTCTCTTGTCCGGTTCCCTGTAAACACAAAGGAAAACGGCTTTACAAGTGTCCTGTCCCCTTCCGTATAGCTTCTGTCTATCACTTTGTCCGAATTGTCCCATATTTCCAACGGCACATTTCCGGCTTGTGCTGCCGTAAATCCCACCATTTTAAACTCTACACATAAGTTTTTCAAAAGTTGTGCACATGTCTGTAATTTTTCTTTTTTGAATGTAGGGTTGTTGTCTACAACACGGTTTGTTCCGGTTGCCACAAGGTCTAATGAATCCAATATCAATACATGCGGATAATAACCGTTTTTCTTGTAATAAGATACAATCACGTTACGGACATCCACCATTGTAGCCTGCCCGAATTTTTCAAACGAATATACATCTATGTCCTTGGAATAGGATTTTATGTTTTCAAAAGCCTTATCAAGCTTTTCTGCCAGCTTATCATCTATGACACCCTTTCTAATATTCCCGTATTTTTGTCCCGTCCAAAACTGGTCGTATCTTTCCAGGCACGCACGCGCACCTCCTTCCAACTGTATATGCAAGACCGGGTGTCCATCAAAGGCTGCCTGCATACCGTGATATCTTAATGCAGTTGATTTACCTACGCCAGACCTCATAATCCATAATACGGTATCTTCTATCGTGGCACCACCTTCCGAAATATCATCTATCTTATCAAGTCCGAACATTACACGTGACGGAATTTCCCCGTCTTCTTCTTCCCGTCTCCTCTTCATTCGTTTGTCAAAATCAGAGAACACTTTCTGAAAACCGCCTGCCTCATGCCTTAATGATAGGGACAATATTCTTTGACTCTCTTCCGCATTTACCCGTATAGCGTCTTCTTTCTTTCCTTCTTCGTACAAATCATGTACTTTTTTAGAAAGTAGCTGGAATTCCACATCTTTAATGTACGCTTCCAGCTGGTCTATAATAATTTCCTTGTCTACTTTGGCGGCTGCCTGCACAGCGTCTATCGCTTCAATCACAAAATCACTATCAGCGTATTTTTGGGACACCACGCCCAAAGAAGGAACCTTATCTTTTTCCTTCAATACTTCTGTTGCCTCTTTTAATAAGAATTTGAAGCCTGCCCACTCTTTGGGTATCAATTGATAAGACAGATGATTTACCACTATCCGGGTAATACTCAAATCCATGTATACAAGTTTGAATAATTCTGCCATAAATCCGGCAGATAGTTTTTGCGCCACGTTACTAAAATTTTAAATTTTATTTATCAAATTCGTATTTATATCATAAAATATTTACTCTGATAGGGTTAAACGCTAACCCACTACCGATTATCTGCCGTATGGCAGAATCACCGAATACTTTTCTTGCTATTCCTATTGAACCGTTTATATCTGCATTAATCAGTTGATTTACAGATGATTGGAATAATCCGCGTTTCTTTCTTTTTCCTAAGTAAATATCGTGTTTTTCGAGAGTTTCAAAAGCCAAATGGTCTACTTTGGATGTATAACTTTCTTCCGTTATCTTTACATCAATCCCCACTAACTTTGCTTTGTAGGAAATTTTGTCAACAAGATTTGAAAAAGGAATTTCAACAAATTTCTGATTATTCTTCTTTCCAAGATTGATATTCTGCTTCCAGTTCTTGTTAAGACCTATTACTATCGTACCTATATTGTTTTTCTTACAAAAATCAATGATAAACCTGCTGATTTTGTGGATTTTATCATTAATCCAAAGATTGCGATAACAAATCAACCTCTTTAATCTTTTTCTAAAATTCTTTTCATTCAAAGCTTGTTCATAATAGCAATCCGGTTCAATAACTACTTTATTTTTCATTATAGGTTTCCCGTTTAATACAATTGAAACTTCGTTGGTAATAGAAACTCTCTTTATCTCTTTCGTTTTCAGATTAAATGAAAATAAAATATGACCCGGAATCTTTTTCTTCTTATCCGTCAATTTATATTCATGCTGTTTCTTTTGAACATATTCTACCTGGTTTTTAGATAGACCACCCTTTGTTAAATCCGGAACTATTTCCATATCAATAACTATTTAAAATATTCAACAATTCTTTCGCTCTCTTATAGGTATCAAAGCCCTTTACGTTTACCCATTCATATGAAAGACGTTTGTCTTTTCTGACTTGTACCCAATATATTATTGTGGGAATACAACCGTCGTACCCTTCTCCTCGTATGATTCTATATCTTTCCATCTCTATTTTTCTCAAAACATTTCTCATTCGGATAAAACCAATCTGCACTGCCAGCTATCCCGTCCAGCCATAAAGCACATACATATCCGCGAGAACGGTTCTCTCTATCTACCACACGGGAATAGTGCTTGCATTTTTCACAACAAATATTGTCGGTTTGTTTTCCCATATCAAATACAATTTCTCATAAAAGTTTCCTTGTCAACCATACCGTTTTCCGATTCTTCTACCAAATCAAAAAATATTGCGGCAGGACAAACATGTTCGTCTATCATTATACATATTCCATCACCGGGATAATATTCACATGAAACATTGTCGTCCCAATCTATATGCTTTTGTGCTTCTTTGGCTATATCGTCACAAGCAAGCATATACTCTATGTATTTATTAGATGCTTTTCTTATTTTGTCAAATATATTTCCTTTCATATTCTCAATCTCCTTTCTACTACTCAATATATAAAACAAGTCCCCTGCGTATCATACCTTCTAACTCTTTTTCAGAAAGCTCATCGAATGTATGTTTGTCCATAGTGCAGAAATGATACCTTACAGAATGCTTTTCATAATTGATATTTTTATGATAATCAATCATTACATCACTTATAACCGTTTCGATAATCTTACCGTTTACAATAAAAGAAAAACGTGTTCCGACATCATAACACACCTTCTTAAACAAAAGAACTTTCCTTTCATCCATTTTATTTCAATTTTTCTTCAAGTTCAGCAATTATACAATCTGTATCACCGCCATGTACCCAGTCCTCCAGTACAGAAGACAAAGCTTCAATAACTTTCTCCTTCTGCCATTCGGTGCCACTATTAAAACCATTAGCAATCATTTCCTTGATGTCAGAAATTCCATTCGGTACCCCACATGTTCCAAATGAACGAATAACCGATTCAGCATATTCTATTGACGCCTTTTCTACTGTCTGTTTCATATCAATAACTTTTTGTTTTCTTATATCTACCACATTTCTTACAAACATAATATCTGTCAACATACTTGTTACATCCTAACACATCCCATTCCTCAACATTCCTTTCATACATCAGCTCCCATTCATGCCGACAGAACCATTTCTTTATGATAACAGTCAGTTTCATACCTTAAAACAAAATCTTAAATTTCTTCCCTTTCAATGTCGGCAATCTCTCTTCCACAAACTTTCTTAACTCTTCCTCCTCAATAGGAAACAAAGGATTATATCTGTACTTGAACGTGTGAATGTATTGCTCATTCAACATCACATCAAAAATTAGCGTCTTCATCTAAAATAACCCTCCATCCACAACACGGCTTCTTCTATTGTTTCCACCTTCTTGAACTCCTTCGTGACACAACGTTGCATATACTCACAACAAATGCTTTCTTCATCATCGAAGTAGATATTGTAGGCCCCGTTATCATCAGCCCCAGTACAAGCAATTTCAATCTCCAAAGCCTTCCTTACCTTTTCCGGTTCAATTGATAGATAGGCGAATACTTTTTCATCCTTTACACCTATCAATCCGCTAAGTTCTACGATTCTGTTCATTTTTGAAATAATATTTGTTTATGTCTGACCCGATTAATAAAGGGAGTTTTAACGCTCCCTTATCAATCACACCACAAAGATAATATTTGTTTATGACATACGCAATAGCTTATTCCCAATAAAATTGCATATTTAACATTTCTTGTGTTTCCTTCTGAATAGGCTTATATCTCGTTTCCGTAGCTAAATCCCTCTCTGCCACTTTGTTATACTCTTCCAAAGCCTTTTCCTTGTCTATACTCCTTTCTACCCATATACCTATCATCTGGTCCGGCTGCATATCCCCGATAGACACCGGGTTTTCTTCTGTAGCCTCGTAAAACTGTACTGTATAGGGTCTGCTGTATATATTAGGTGCACTTCCCATATATCGGCTTCCGTCTGCACCTTCCATCATTCCCACGGCACCTACCTTAAACGAACACACATTTGTTTCCGGATTCTCGAACCATATCTTCACCCCTTTTGCCACCTCCTGGCTGTCATTGTGCAGCACTATAGCCCGGTATTCGTTTCTCGCATTTCTTATCGTGTTTACACTCAATTCATCAAACAAATTACCGAACATGTCGTTAGGTATTGTCGTGGAAGATGCAAAGCCACCCAACGAATAAGAAACATTCTGCTGTTCTGCCATATATCCAGAACTTACTGTATATAATAGTCTCATTTTACCCTCCTTTCTTATTCTTTCGGTTTCGGCATGCCTGCCAAAGACCAATATTCCGTTTTTGCCGTATTGTCAATCGTGACTGTACCACCGTTGTTTCTCACTCTTGCTATGTAAAACTCGTTTACCGACTTGGTAGGGGGTTGTTCCAAAGTCACTTCCTGCACCAATCCCAACGTAAACCAATCATAGGTATAAAGCCCTTCCATTTGCGCGTCCGTGAATACCTTTCCAAGAGGTACTGTTCCCAGTATCACAACCTGCAAATTTGTTTCCGCAACAAAATCGGATTCGGACGTTAATACAATATTCTTGTTATCTATTATATTGACTATCTCATATACACCATTATTTAGGGGCTGTGAACCGTCGTCCTTCAAAAACTTTATCGCTACCGGGGTTTTCCCTGCTTGACCTCTTACCTTGCCGGAAAAGTCTACAGTTCCGGTCACTACCCCTTTCTGATTGATACTCACATATCCGTTTTCATAGTTTTTTGTCGAATACCCGATTTTCAGCCAGTAATACACACTGTCTGCCGGAATAGCAAAATTATCGTATATGTTGGCAATATTTATTACCTGTCCTAATGAATTTACCGCCATACCCGGCAATATCTTCACCGTTCCCCCTTGTGTTCCCTGCTGCACCTCAAACGCCTTGTTGTCAATAAAGGTATCTACCGTTTCAAAGTCCGATTTGAACTTTGTAGGGTTGTTTGTCACTATGCCGAATGTATAGCTTCCGGCAATAAGAATCTTTCCCAACAAAGAATTTTGCAAGAAAGACTGCATATTCATCACCTCTTCTTTCTCTAAGAAAGTGTTTCTGTTAACATTTATCTGTGCCATATATCAATAAATTTTATTTACAAAAATTAGAACCATTCGGGATAATTTCTGTTGAAATCTGCGTAATTATACATCCTTGTACATCCTCTGAAACATCCGCTTTTGGATATACTGTCAACATCCGGAAAACCGAATTGAAATAGTGGGAATAGTTTTTCAAAATAGAAGAATAAGGGCATGTAAGCTGACGGCAATTTTACTCCGGCTACTATACAATCCCATTTCGGTTGAGACGTCATATTTGAACAACCGCTGAATGTACTCGTGCAACTGTCTATATGTTTCAGTACCCCCGATTCTATATAACTATTGTCGGTTCCGGTAGGTCCAGGTTTATTTACAGTCACATCACCGAAAGCATATTCAGCCGTCGACAAATTAGAACAATTCTCGAACATACTATTAATATTCACCGTCACCGAATGTTCGGGCGGTGTGATAGGACTACCCTGCGAACCTGCCGTCCTCAGATTCCTGCAACCACTGAAACAGTATGTATAAGATTCACAATAGGGAGAATCAGAAAACAAGGATGATGTTATAGTAGTCAAACCACTATTCTGGAACATACCGGACGCATTTCTAATATCGGGAATTGTCACACCACTTACATTCAGCAAGCTTGTACAACCGTAGAACGTTTCATTACATTGTGTACCTCCATTCGTCGTGTAATTGAATGCACCAGAGCTTATGCTTGACAGATTGGTACATTTATAAAACGCCTGTCCCAAAAACAATTCACCCACGGTCCCGGAAAACAGATTGCTCGGTAACGACGATACACCCGAACCATCACAAAAACCGTATGCGTTTACTGTCTCTCCCGAAAAATATTTGAACGTTATTCTGCACGGTGACTGCAAATTAGAACAATTGGAAAACATGTATATACATGTTTTTATATTTGTCGCCCCAATATCATTACTTATACTTGACATACTGCTACATCCGTCAAACATATAATTCAAGGACGTTCCATTACTTAATGTCCTTAACTGTCCACTCACAGAGGAAATATTACTGCATCCATAGAAACAATAGGAGTAATCACTTATCGAGTTTCCTCCAAGCACGCTTGACAAGTTCACCGAACCACTCAATCCACTGTTTCTATACGTGCTCACGAACGTACCGCTTGTTATAAATTCAAACAATCCAGACGGAACACTTCTCAGACTACTACATCCATAAAAGAACGAATCTGCCGAACCGCTCATAAGACTTGTGGTCCAGCTTACAACCGATTCAAGACTACTGCAATCCTGGAAAGCTCCCTTTCCCCATGACGTTCTCACATCCTCAGTAAACCACTTGATTACTCTCGTCAAACAATTCTGAAAACTTGAAAATCCGTTTGCACTCCATGATAAATTGGCAGACATCCCGTTAAAATCGAACAATATTATCTTTGTTCCTCCGGAACTGTAGGTGTGCGAATTCGTTCCTAATGTCTGGTCTCCGTCTCCCCATTTCACACGCAAATTGTTAAGTCCAGTAGAGGAAGTGTTAAGTACGGGCAGCGCTATGTTCGTACCGTTTGACACCCTTACTTCCAATACCGCACCGTCTTCCATTATTATGTCAATCGTCTTGCTGAACTCTTCCGGTCCTACTGTGTAACTTCCGCTCTCCGTAAAGTAATTCTGACTTGTTGCCACCCACGCATAGGTATCGTTACACGGAACCATCCATGATACGGTACCGTTCGAGCTTGTCACACCCGAACTTATATTGTCTTCCACTGTCACGCCCAAAATAGGAGAACCGCTCTTTGTACGCACGTTATATGTAACCTGGCACTTGTTACGCGTCATTACGACGTTAACATATTCGTCGCTATTGCTTATGCTTACAGAACCGTTCTGGCTCTGATACCCGGCCTTTGACGCCTGCCAGCTTAATGTCTGGGGCGGCACGTATGTTCCGAATACCGCACGTCCGGCTCCATCCGTGTTCTTTACTGTACCTCCGCATACAATACGCACTCCTCTTATGGATATCCCTTTCTCGTCCACCACGTCGAAAATAACTTTATAGGTATTTACGCCAAGAACTATCGTTGCGTTTGTATCATATTCCCCTACCGATACAAACGTACTGTTCTCGTTATATTGGGGAAGCTTGCTTGCCGTGGCCGTACCGGAACTTCCTGCCTCCACATTGAAGGTCGTATATCCTTGTCCATCGGAATATTGCGTCATTCCGTTAAACGTCACCTGTGCCCCACTTATGCCTATATTGCTGCCGTTGACAACCTGTATTCTCACATTCACCCTCTTTACGGTAAAATTGATAGGAACACGGGTGTCCGAATTGTACACGGTAAACGAATTCACCACGTCATAACAATAAGGATATTTTGCCACATAATCGTATGTACCCGAAAACAATTGCGTAGATACCAACCCTAATTCGTTCGTCGTCAATTTTTCGCTTTGTCCTACAATCTCGATTGTCGCCCCAGAAGCCTGCGCACTTCCTATAGTCGCCTGGAACGTCACGTTGAACGGCACGGATGCCTTTTCTGCCATCTTTATAGTATAGGCATTGTCTCCTGCCGTTATGTTCACGTTCCCCTTTGCCGGGTTATAGTCCTGGTGAGACGCGCTCCACTCCCACACACCAAGTTCAAGCGTCCAGCTTGCCGCGATACCGTTGTTGTTGGAATATCTCGTTTCCCCGTTTATCGTCACTACCGCATTACTAATAGGGTCGTTCGTTTCCACATCCAATACCGTTACCGTCAGTTTTCCGGTCTGCTTAACAAGGTCTACCGTTATGGCTAAAGGCTGGTTTATCAATACTGCCGTTCCTGTTCTCGGCTCATACCCCGTCTTTGTCACATTCCACGGATAACTGCCCGGCACACGGTTAAAGACCGCGTTTCCGCTCGCGTCCGTATTGACCGTTTGTTCATCCTCCCCTACACCAAGCACTACGGGCTGGTTCTTAACGGGTTGTCCGCTCATTCTCACGGTAAATATGATGTCGTAGGTAACAAGCTTTAATTGTACATCCACTCTCTTGTTCTCTCCGTTCACCGTCACAACACCTTGTTTCGTATAATATCCTTCCTTCTGTACGGTCCAGTTATAACCGCCCGATATACGGACAAATTGCGCCTGCCCTCCACTCGTACTTATTGATTCCGTACCTACAGTAACCAAAGCATCGTCAAGCGGTGTATTGTTATCGTCCGTAACATAAAAATCAATCAGATAGCCTATCTGCACCAAGTCAACTTCTACCGTCACGTCCTTATCCACGACTTCCACCGTTCCTTCCTGCCCGTTAAATTCCGTCTTTGACACCTTCCAGGCATAAGAACCTGCCACCTCTACAAATGTCACAACCCCGTTTCTTTCCGTCTGTAGGGTTGTGCCGTTAAAAGTAACATCCGCTTTCGCTACGGGCAACCCGTTGCTTCTCACGACAAAGTTTATGTTGTATTTCGGTATGGGATTGAACTGTATGTCTATAACCGCATTTCCGTATATGGTAAAATCCTTTTCCACGGTTATATATCCTTCTTTTACGACCTTGTAATGATACGTTCCTGCCGGATATATAAACCCGGTTGCAAGTCCCTGCGCATTAGAGCTTCCGGTCTGGTTAGGAATTCCCTCACCCGTCACCAATACAGATGCACCCGATACTGGCTCCACACCGTCCCTTATACGAAAAGTTACATTATAGTAAGGTATCTTTTCCATCTCGATTTCGATATTGGTAGAATCCACTATTTCAGCATTTCTTCTTACCGTATAATAGTCCTCGTATTCTGCCACATATTCATATATACCGGGGAATACCTCAAATGTCACTATACCGTTGCTTCCGGTATATTGCACCTTTCCTGCAAAGGACACTTTCACGTTCTGCATCCAGTCTTTTGTCTCCTTGTCGCGCACAAAGAACGTAACCACCCGTTCATAGGCGGCTCCCATTAACTGTACATATTCTACAGCATCCTTATCCACTAATAAGGAGTTTTCCACGTTTTCAAAGTTTTCGGCTTCCACCTCATAATACCATTGTCCGCGCGGTAACGTTATCTTTGCTTCACCGTTCACGTCCGTTACAAGCTCTTCCCCGTTTATCGTAATCCTTGCATTGGGTATGTACTTGTTTCGGTTTGAAAACACCTTGAACAATATCTGATATTCTTCCTCTCCTACATAAGGTCTTATCAATTCACTGCCGAATATGTTCTTATATCCAACAAGGTAATTTTTTAAGAAAGTCTCTACAGTAAATTGTCTCTGATATGCGTTGTTTTTATAGTAAGCAGCTATAATGTCACGTTCACCCAAATATCCTTGTGAAAACGGCAGATATAAGGGTTTCACATGAAAATCGTATATATATACATACGGGTGATTTCCGACCGTTCTTTCCTGGATAAATATAGGTGCGATATACTTCATTCCCGGCATTATCGACAAAGCACGCCCAGACGGGAAATTAAGTGCAGGCGCTTTCAAAAACTTCTCGTTCGTTGACAGCAGTATTCCTTTTATGTAGTAATACATGCCGTCATTCTTTATGTCCAAATATTCGTTTTCATGGAACCAAAGGGAACTTCCGGTTATCTGTCCGTTTTCCAATATTCCCATAGACAACGGCTCTCCGTCTACCGTCTCGTACCCAGCTACTCCAAACTTTAGGTTTTCATTGTCCGTAGCCGACACTTTTACTTGCAATGATATTTCGTAGGATAGATTCGGGTCTATGATTATAAGCTTGTCCAAATCCACCCTTCCGTCTATGCCCACGGCTTGATTACCAAAAAATGTCATAGCATTGAATATCTCGTCATCATCCCCGTTTTCGTCCTGCGTTATGCTTATACTTTCCGGCATCAATAGAGGATAATTATTCAAATCCTCTACTCCTTTTGTATATTCATACGCTTTTGATACATTCATTACCGTATTCGTCCGGTCACATGTAGGCGAACTATGTCCCATCGCCCACCCCGTAGCTTCCGGTCTCAACAAGGCAAATATAAACTCGTCCAACGAATTGTATCTTATCAGTCGCAACAATTCTCCCAATATCTCGCCTTCCTTGCTTATGATGTCAAGTCTTCCACGCTTTGAATATTCTTCCAGGTAATTATAAAATAGGTATTTCATCTGTTCCTGGCTGTCCACCATGTTAGTAACAAGACCTCTGTTCTGAATAAACATCTCGAACAAAATCTGATTCGTGTCTATCTTTTTGTATTGTCTTGCATACAGAACTATCAAAGCGAATATATGGGTTATGGTTCCCCAGAATGCACGGAAATCCTCGTTCTCTTTCTTCTTTAGGAATGTAGGCAAAATTCCTCTTCCTTCCAGTTTTTCAAGCACGTTTTCTGCCCACCGTATCACTTCCTTATCGTTTTCTTCAAAAAAACGACTGAAAGGCAAATTATCATATATAGGTGTGGACTGGGGTAAAAATAATCCCCCACACGGGTTTTCTTTCTTCTGTTTTACTTCCATGTTGAACTACAATTAATTGCACGGTAAAAATACGATTAATTTTGGATATTACGAAAACAAACACGACGAAAAATACTGTAGAACCGTTCCACCACCTCAATCTCCCTAATCAAAGACCAGTCCATAACGATAGAGGCTCTAAAAGTAGGGGTGTGGGTTGATAGTGGAAGTGTATATTCTGGATTCAAAAACGCAAGTATTAGTAGTTTTTATTCTGGTATAAACAGAGAAGTTGGGGGAAGTGATTATATAGCTCATATTGGTAGTAGCCAAGCATTTGTGATGGATATACCATCTGATGTAAATTCCACATATTATACAGTAAAAAAATTCTTGTATTCATTTTCAAGACCGGAAATAAGTGGCCCATATATTAATACTTCTGTAATAACAACTACCAGTAGTGGTTCTTCTTCAAATATTATAAGTGATTTACATTCGGCTGAAATTATAGAGGCAGATTTTCTCTATCTATCCCCTTGGAGTAATAGTGATTATAATTATACTTTTGTGGTATATAGTGTAACAAGATATTCTATGCAAGTCTATTATTGCCAGATAAGAATTTTAAAACAGACTGGTCAAATACAGAAGTCTTCATCTTTTATGAAGAAAGTAGAATATGATGATTTACCATATATAAAAGATATTATGAATAATTTTTGTTATAAGAATTATTATGTCCCTTTAGTGAATTATGGAGAAAATCAAGATGATAATACTGTATATGTAGTGACGGGAATAGATTGCTTAAGAATTTCTAATTATCAAGTAGTATACACTATTGATTATCAAGATGCCGGGGGTTACTGGAATCAAACCAGAATAGAATTAACTGGGAATACAAGGGTAAGTTCTGGTGCTGTAAAAAGATTTTTATTTACACAAAGTAGTCATGAATTATCTGTATTAGTATATGGCAAAAAAGCCGAAGTAAAAGGTAAATGTCATGCTGCCGTAATGTCATATAAAGGTTCGTTATGGAACGGTATAAATAACGTTTCAAGCCAGAATTTTTGGTCTATATATGATAATTTCCCGGCTGCATTTACCGATAAGATGGGTAACAATATATGGATTTCAAATAACTTAAAATGGATGTTTGCTGTTTTATATGGTACCACAGAAAAGCCATACGGGAAAGGACTTATTACTGTAAAAAGTTCAACTCCTATTATCGGAAAAACTGGTTGGTCTTCTACTTCTTATTACATAGATGATGATTCGACATTAGAAATAAGAAATGCAGTAGCAAACAAATATGTTCTCGATATAATATTTAATAAAGCTGATTATAAGATGATTATATTGTGTAATAGTCTTATAGGTTCTGGTTATGAACAAAATCCTTATTTAAGTTTTATTAGTCCGGATTATTTATATTGTTTTATTTATAATGGAAAGAAATGGATGGAATTTTCAAAAGAAAATGTAGGAATGAGTACGTTATGGAATAGATATAATAATTACAAAACTGTTCCGGGTAGTGGAACAGAGGTTTATTTCAAACCTTATTTCAGTGTTACGGGTAATACTGGTATATATGATAGTAATAGAAAGATTTCTTTTGTTTATCCGGCTGAATATTCGACATATAAACCAACAGCTTATGAATTTAGTTTGACATTCGGAGATTGATTTAAAATGACGGGCATATTTAATTTGTATGCCCGTCTGTTTCTATTTTAATCATTAAAAGTAAGAGAAGCATAATATGCCGTCGCATTTTCACTGTATGAAGGATAAACATAACTCATATCCCATGTGTTCCCCAAATAATTCTGGTTAATACTAAAGAATGGTCTCAATTTACCACTTCCAGAAGCGTTATATTTGTTCCAGAAATTAGTAAATCCTACTATACTATATGGTATATTTTTCCATTTACCACCATTTAGCATTTCAAAACAAAATATATTAGTAGGATGTATACCTTCTACATAGGAATTAGCAATAATCGCTCCTCCTTGTGCTCCCTTTTGTCCATTACAGAGAACAATCATTTTATAACCGTCATTATTAAATATAACGTCAAGAACATAATAATTAGCAAGAGTGCTTCTTAATTCTGATACAAAGTTATCATTAATAGTTATTGACGTTGCAGCCCAGCCGTTTTCATCAACTAAAACGGAAGTGCTTCTTACTATATTTATTCCTTTCGACGCTCCCCAAGGACCCTTGCCAACATAAAACATAAATCTCTTATCTTTTGACATCCACACATTACCTCCCATATTGTTAGTAATAGAAGAAGGTATGTTATTATAACAATGCCAATATTGCAAACCACTACTACTATTTATATAATTCCATTTAGAAGAACCTTTCCATACCAATACATAAAAATCAAAAGTTAGATTTTCTTCTGAAAAAGTCTTTTGAGGACCATATACAAACAATATCAATAGGTATTTAGAAAGATTAATATACGCTCTCTTGTAAAAGAATATATTGATTTTTCTTCCAACAGTAGGGCCATTAACTTCTAAGCTATAAGAACTCATAGAAGAACCGATATCCCAAGATTGAAGTCTTATGCTGATTTGATTATTATTATTCGGTGTTTCTGGTATCGCAACTATTTCTTGACTATTAATGCTTTCATTAATTGAATCCACTTCTTTTTGTGTTATCAAAGTACATAAAGAATTTCTTACAGAATAATTATTACTATTTTGGAATACTGAACCCAAAGTAAAATCATTATTTCCTTTTACATAATTCAACGAACCTCTCCTTATATGTATCTGTCCCCATGTAAACCTATTTGCATCAGCAAATCCACAAAGTACATAATTTAAGTTCTGAAAATCACCATCAGAAGTAGAACTCAAATAGAAGCTTCCTTGTATATAACTATATCCATATAGTCTTTCTGAATCTGTCGTTACCGTAGAATCAAAAAGTGTTGACGCTCCATAAACATACGGGGAATCAGTATAAAGGGAAACAACCGTTTTTTGAGAAGATATAACCATTTGAGCCGGGTCGTATGTCAACACGGCAGCACATGAACTACTTGGATAGGTTTTATTCGCCTCTATAATCGGTTCTACATATAATCCAGTATATGAATTTTTACGAGATGTTGACGTTCCTCCGAAATTACTACTACTCCATTCATTCTTCACCCACACCCCTACCTTTAGAGCCTCTATCGTTATGGACTGGTCTTTGATTAGGGAGATTGAGGTGGTGGAACGGTTCGGATAGTTCCAGTCGCCTGTCCCTGTTCCTGTTCCTCCCCATGTCGTGCTTCCTCCTGCTTCCCACCAGTAGTTGCCCGGCTTTATCTTCAGTACCACCTGTCCGGACGAGTTTGTAGTGCCGCTATATGTCGTGCTGCTGTTATTGCTTGACAGCTTCACTATTACACCACTTCCTACTCTTAAACCTGTACTCACGTTGTTTACGTTTATTGTTATTGTCACTTCCGACGGTACCAGCTTTATAGTAAAGTTGGAAGTGTTCGTATTTGTCGTGTTTAGAGTAACATATCTCGTCGCACTTACTACATATCTGTTTGTCAGTCCAGATACATATACAGTTGCCTGTCCGGACGAGTTTGTAGTTACGGTCTGCGTCGCATAATTATTAGAATTTGAACTATCTCCATTAATACCATATACTTTCATCGTTGCACCACTTACAGCCGCATTCGTATAACTGTTCTGTACAGTCACTACAATACTCTTTATTGCCGTAGAGTAAAATGCTGTATCATCATTGTTATGTCCTATATTGCTAAAATTATAATTAGGAGTGATGGAATATGGTGTTTCTGTCGTTGTTGTACCAGTCACATAATAACCCGACCTGTTTGCGGCTATGGTTGTCGTTATACCTGCAATGAATGTATACGTTGCATCCCTATATGTATTCCCATCTAAAGCAAGTGCCAATACATCTGTCTTTCCTGCTGTCGTAAATGCGGGCGTTACTAATGTGTTCACTCTCCACCATCCTAATACTGGCGTTGAAAGTGGTACCTTTAACCGGAAAGAAGTTTTTACACTCTTCGTCAATCTTACAGCATTCTGTGTAGTCGTTGCTGTAGGCATTGTTATCGTCGTGCTTCCGGCTACCCAATAACTCGTACCACCACCCCACGATAATGTATATGAACCTGCTATCATTGGACCGAATGACACTTGACCGCTACTGTTCGTCGTTCCGGAAAATGTAACAGAAGAAAGGCTTTTGTTCGTCAACGTAACCGGACATCCGTTCGCATTTCCCTTTACTGCACTCTGATAATAGTCCTTCATTGTTATTGTGATAGAAGAACTTGTCTCGCTCATTTTCAGATTAAGAGGACTTGCTTGTGTAGATGATAACGTACCGGATAACGCGTTATAGTTCGTTTTGGAGAATGAATAATTTCTGTTTATACCACTTCTGTATACAGTCCAGTTACCGCTGGAATCAGTCGTTCCAGTCTGTCCGAAATAGGAACCAGACACTCCGCTTATATTTGTCCCGTAATTAGAACTTTTTATGTTAAATGTAAGACGTGCCGTCACATTCAATGTCATAGTCCACTTCTCATTTTCATTAGTCCATGTGTGACCCTGCGAAGCATTACTATAATAACTTGCATTGTTTTTCGGTGTATAGGTGTAGTTTATTCCAGCATATACCGTATTTGTTTTCTTTCCGCTCGCATCCAACGTTATTTCTCCTGCCGGGGCATTCGAGCTTGTAGGCACACTTCTAACTATCACTGCACTACCTAACGGATGGGTTGCTGTGATGTTTGGAACTTTCTCAACGACTGTCAGTGTAACCGTTCTTGTCGTTCTGTTCATCGTCACTGTATAAGGTGATGTCTGTGTGGCAGTCACTGTTCCTACATAATTGTTGAAATACTGTGCCGTGGCGGTCATTTGTCTGTCTAATCCGCTTCTGTAGAAACTTCCTCCGGATGGAAGTGTTTGACCGAAATAGGTGATTGTTCCAGCAAGTGTATTGTTTGTATTGTAAATATTTGCTACTGTATTAATCACTATCTTTTGGTTGCAAATCAGATATATTCCCTGGAACTGTCCTGCTGCTGTATAAGTCAGTGCAGTATTTGGATTACTGTAATAATTAGCTCTTGTTGTCGGTGTGAATGTTACTGGCGTACCTAAATAGCATACAAAAGACACATTACCGTTTGTATCAAGCGTCAAAGGACTTGTAGAAGCTGCCGGACTGAAATTCATCTTCATAGACGCATAAGTTGCCATCGTGAAATTAAACGTGTCTGTTCCAGAAGCCGCCTTTCTTGTTATTGTTGGAGTGGCCGTACTGCCGTTGTTGTATCTGATTACTCCGTTCGTTCCTTCATTGAAAAGAAAATCTTTGTAATTACTTATTATCTTATCAAAGGTACACTTACTTAAAATCTCGGCATCCGATTTATTCTGAACATTGCTTCCGGTTATGTCGAATACCGTTGCCATTTCGAGATACCATGTAATCGGTCTACTTCCACCCTCTATATAGAAAAAATTGGTTGTTAAAAAACTTCCAGTAGAACCGCATCTTACATAGTAGGCATAAGTGTACCATCCTCCTGTTCCTTTTCCGTCATTTGAATTAACCCATTTTCTTATAGGGTTGTCACCTATTGCATTACTTGCAAAAATAAGCTTTCTATCAGCCGGAATCTTTGCTCTAAAATACGCAACAAACTCCTTATTTGCTGCTGTTGGTGTACCAAAATAGAAGCCACCTAATCCAGGCGTTACGGCAGAACTTGCATCCGTAGTGATTTCGAGCATGTATTTAGGAGTAACCCGAACAACTTCACTCACTCCAAGACTTACTGTCGCGGTTGAACGCGTCATTACCGCGTTGAACGGAGACGCGGTGTCTGACGTTATACTGCCTCTATAATTACCGTGATATGTCGCTGTAATATCTACATTTCTTGTTACAGAACTTCTATATAACGATATGTTACTACTACTATCCGTCGTTCCTGTCTGATGAAAATATGATACAGTGGCACCACTCAAATTTGTTCCGCTTGGCACGTTCGATTTAACATTAATCGTTATCTTTGCCGTTACCGTCAAATCCATAGTCCATGACTGATTGGCGGCTGTATAGGTGTGCTTCTGTGTCGGATTGCTATAGAAGTTTGGATGTCCTACTACCGTAAACGACATTTCCGTACCTATATATCCATTGAATGTCACTGCACCACTTGCATTCGTTGTAAGTGTTCCGGTCGCACTTCCTGCTGTGTATTTTATCTGTAAGTTCTGATAATAAGTTGTCTGTGCTGGCGTTATTTCTCTTACTACAAGTGTAACCGGATTGGCTGCACGTGTCATTACCACATTGAACGGATTTGGTGAATTGTAAGCTATCTGTCCGGTATAAGATTCCAGATTTGCAGCACTTACTGATATATTACGTGGGTCTGAACCACTCCAATAAAAGACTGCGTTTCCGCTCGTATCTGTTGTTTTTGTCTGTGTAAAATAGTTTATCGTAGCTCCTTGCACATTTGTTCCAGGGACATTATCCTTTACATTTACAGTTATCTGTTTTGCACAAGTAAGATTCATATCCCATTTCTCACCTGCCGATGTAAATGTATGGGTTTGAGTTGGATTACTATAAAATACCCTTCTATTTTCTGCAACTATTGCAAATGTAATTGGAATACCTAAATACGCCTCAAATGTGTTTGTTCCGCTCGTAATCGTTCCATTACCTGCTGCCGACGTATAACTTAATGTAAAATTATACCCACCATCCAAAATTACACTTGCACCACCCGGTATTACTTCATATTGCTGTACCGTTACTACATGTTTGTTTCTCAACATAGTAACATTAAGCGGTGATGCTGTAGTAGGAGCAATGGTTCCGTTTACCGTGCTGTAATCCTCCTTATCCAAAGAATAGTCCTTTGTCAGTACTGACCGGAACAATGAAGCGTTGCCGCTTGCGTCAGTCTGTACAACCTGCTCATTATAAGTTACCGATACTCCTTGAATATTGTTTTTTGCATATACATCCTTTACATTGACCGTTATCTTTGAGGTCACATTCAAGTCGAACGGCCATATCACACCGTCTTCGGTCCATGTATAGGATTGTGTCGGGTTGCTATAAAAAGCCGGGTATGAATCAGTCGTAAACGTGTATTCCAGTCCCTTTATCAATAACTGATTAGTATAACCGTTCTCATCCAAAGTCAGCTTTATCGTTCCTGCCTTGGATGTCATTGTAATAGTCTGATTTGACAAATATGCTCTTCCGGCTGTTCCATACACCTCCGAAACTTGAATACCTGCGTTAATCAATTCATATTGTACTTCTACATCCAACACTGTACCGCTTTCACTTTGAGGATGGAAGAATGTGTCGGATGAAACCTCTCCTGCAAGCACTTCATAAGTGTATTCTCCTACCGGAACATTCGGCATGACTATCGTTCCTTCCGCATTCGTCTCGCCCTCAAACACAATATCCGGCAATACGTTGTTTGTCACACGTACCAAAATTCCGTCCGGTGGCAAAACTCCTTGTGTTGACACATGGAAAGTGACCGGGTACTCCTTCGCCTCCAATTCAATATCCATTCTTGTTTCTGTTCCGGTAGGCTTGAAATTCCCGGTCTTGGTATTGTAATGCTGCTTGCTTACACTGTAAGACATATTTACCGGAGATATGTACATTTGCACTATCCCGTCCGTATCGGTCGTTCCTGTCTGGTTCACAGACATTCCGTTGAACGTCACTGATGCGCCACTTAACTCACCATACAGATTGGATGTGATATATACCGGAATTCTCTTTGAACATGTATATACAAAGTCTTTTGTGTTTACATCTTTATAATTGACTGTAGCTATTGCACCGTTTCCAGAATAGAATCCTACTGGCTGCACCTGGAAACGTTCTGCAATTCCTGCATACACTGTTTTTGTAAATTGTCCGCTTGCATTCGTCGTTACATTCGCACCGGAAGATGTACCGTTGTCATTGTAATAGCATGCAAGCACGAGACCTGTCTTTACCGGATTGGATACTGTAGTCGAAATAGAGGGTATTATTTCTTTTACCGTGAATGTGACTGATTTCGTTCTTCTTGTTAATACTGCTGAATGCGTCTTGTCCGTAGGCAGATAGATGTTTTCTGTCTTGCTGTTGAAATTACTGTTTCCTCCTCCATAGGTTATCGTATAATTTCCAGGCGGTATATTGAAATTTCCATTTCCTTGCGATATCAATTGTCCGCTTTCATTCGTTGTTCCAGAAAAACTATATGCTTGTGAAGATGTTCCACCCCATGCACTCGTAACCGTTACCGTACAACTTTCTGCCGCCTTGGAATAGGGGTTACTTGCTGTCAATGTTAGACTGAACGTCATTGCAGCATAGCCCATGATTATATCCAGGTAATCAGCCGACAACGGGGGTGTAAATGTTCCAGTCTTTTTCGTATGGTCTGTTACTGTACACTCATAGCTCATTGCAATAGGTGAAATGTACACTCTTGCCGAACCATCACTTCCGGACGTAACGGTTTGAGGCAGTGACATTCCGGACACCTTTATAGTCGCATTTTCAAGCAGTCTTAGGGTATTCTGCTGTTTTACTCTCAATTCAAGCCTTTTTGAAGCCGTTATTTCCATCAGTGTAGGTACACTCGCACCGAAGCCCCAGTTCTTGATTAGCAGACCTTCATTCTCATAGAAACCTTTCTCCTTTATTGTCAACTGATAATCAATACCCGGCATCACTTCCGGAAATATCTTTCCTGCCGCATTCGTCGTGTATTCCCGTACATTATCATTGTACATATTTTTTACCGAAACGACAAGTCCTGCCTTTACCGGATTGAAATTCAGAGCTGCCTTCTGTTCAGCAGTTATCTTTACAGTCACCTGGCTTACCGGGGTTGTTATCGTCACGTCCACATAAAAAGTTCTTGGCTCTGCATCACGTGTCACATTCGGCTGCACTGTCAACATCGTACCTTCCAAAGAAGCTATTTCGTCATTCGATATATTGAATTTCAATTCAGCACCTCCACTTGTAAAATCGTATGGCTCATCCTCACCACCAATTTCTGCACGTCTGAAAGTCTTTACATGTTCCATCAAATCAAACGTCACTCCTTTGTTAGGAACAACGAAGTTTTCCGGTGTATGAACTATGTAATAATAACTATCATTGGATAACGTCTCGGCTGTATTTTCACCACTGAATCTTACTGTAGTAGCATCACCGGACACACCGGGAATATTCTCTATTACGTCAACTTCCGGTTCGATTTCCCTTCTTGTCATAGTGAAAGGAAGGTCTATATCCTTCAGTTTTTCGAGTGTTATCGCCTGGTTTTCTACTGCGTCATAATATCTGTGTGTCGCGTTCCAAGTATATTCGCCTGCCTCCGCTCCAAGCTGCAACACGCCTATGTCATTCGTATAGCCGGAATCCACCTTAATTCCGGTCCCCTTGTTTATCAATTCGATATATACACCGGAAATAGGAGCCTTCGTTATCGCGTCCGTTGCGGTATATGTTATTACCGTGTCTCTCAATTCCAGGTAAATTGTTTCCGGTACATCCTGGTCCTTGATAGTCACTGTTCCGGTATATCTCTTATAGTTTCTGTGCGTTACCGTATATTCATAGTCACCGTTTCCAAGTGTCACGCTTACAACACCGTTAACGTTCGTTACACGCGTCTCTCCGTTTATCTGCAATTCTGCACCCTGGATATAGTTACCGTTTTCAATGTCCCGTACAGTCAAGCGGAATGTATAGAAAGCCTGTTCCAATTCCACAATTTTAGAAACTTCCGAACCTTCAACCACTACAAAATCATTAACGGACATATAACCGGACTTGAAAGCCGTATATTCATAGGTTCCGTTCGGCAAGCTTATAATCGCTATACCTTCCTTGTCTGTTAGATAGGTAGAACCATTTATCTTTATCGTTGCTCCTTCCAAAACCATATGGGTAGCAGAATCCAGCACTGTAAACTTTATCGCATACGGAATTGCCGTCATTTCGACGAGAATACAATTAGGGTCTTCTCCGACAATCTCAATTTCTTTTACAAGGTCTTGATAATCTTCTTTTGCGACCCTCATTTCATATTTCCCGGTTTGCAGCCCCATGCTTGCCTGCCCTTCGTTATCCGTCTTTTCCTTTATGTCATTTATTGTGATGTTTGCTTCCGGAATATAAATACTTCTGTTTCTGTCAATTACAGCAAAATTTACATTCATTTTTGTAAGGAACATTCTTTGAAATATATCTACTGGCTGATTTTCAACCGTAAATACACTTTCTATGGTCTGGAAACCCGATTTTTCAAGCTTGTATTCATAGGTTCCCGGCTCCAGGTTAATGACCGCCTGTCCCTTATCGTCCGTTTCAGACGTGTACACGCTTGTCGTCACCTTGACACCCTGCAAAGGCGCTTCTCCTTCATATACAGTAAACGTAACCGAATAGGGTGTTGCAATGAAATCATTTATGTTTATATAAATAGGGTTGTTCAGAACGACAAACTCCCCTGTCTTTTGCGTCCAGTTCGTTTTTGATAATATGTACGAGTATTCCCCATTTTCCAAAAGAATGTTGGCCGTACCGTTACTGTCCGTAATGATTACCTTGTTTCCTATTGTTATGTATGCACCCGGTACGGCTACATTCTTGGTATTGGTTACGGTAAACGAACACAAGTATTTCTGTGACGCTATAACCGATTGAGAGCCTTTATATATATCGCTTTCTCCTGCCGGATAGAAAATATTAGACAAGCTGCTACCCGAATCATACAGAATGTTTCCTTCCAGGTCTCGCATTCTAAATCCCTTGATACGAGGCAACATATTCAAAGGCACTTCTTCGTCAAAATAGGGGAAGAAGTATTCGTCCGGTACATACTTCACGCCTTCTGCGGTCTTCACCACTTCCAGCAAATCATCCCATTCTACCTTTTTGCCTGCTTCCCAGAAACGGAAATCCAGATATTTCGTCATTGCAATCTGGATATTTTTTCTTACATCCGCAATCACTGCATTAGGTGACAATTCCACACGGAAATCTACCCCCTCTTCACCACCTACATACATCCATTTTGCGTTTTCAATCACAATTCCAAGCGTATTCCCCTGCAAATCAAGTTCGGTCAATCCGAAATAGGGTGTAGCTTTTGTAAGCAATTCTTCCAATTCATCGTCCGTAAAGAAAGACCCGTTTTGGGTTACAAGGTAGATGTGCGTCTTTCCGTCCTCACCCAGCCCGACATTCATAACCTTTAAAATGCGCGGGTCCAAATCCTGGAATATTTGCGTCCAGCCTTCCATAGTGTCGGTGGAAAGCTTGTTGTTGTAATTTATTATTCTGTTTCTGAATGTTTCATCGTCCTCATAATCACGTCCACCAATAGCTGCATATTCATTCGTGCACTCTATATGTGTCAACGGTCTTGGTGATACTTCGGTAATACTGTTCGCCTCCACATTGGTAGCAGACCCGGTGATAACGCTTCTTACACTGATATATCCATATCCCGACTTATCAACCGTAAAAGGCTGGTCTACAGTAAATTGCACTCCATTCTTTGAAATAAACTTTGTCCCTACCTCATAATGCGTGCCAGGCTCGGCAAAAACACGTACATAAGTAGAGGAACCAAGCGCTTCTTTTCTCGGACTTACACCGAACAACGCGGCTGATTTGTCCAGATATTCGCCTGTTGCCGACTTTGGGAAAATCTGCGCCTCCACTATGGCAATATCCTTTATCGCTTTTTGCGCCACCTTTGCAGTACCATAAGCGACGCCATTAAGTACAGAACCGTCCGCAATGTTTGAAACGCGGTCGGTCTTGTTTAAGAACATTTCAATCCACAAATTCTTCAAATTTGCAATCGTATTCGCTGTTTTCGTAATCATTTTTGAATATATTTAAATAGGAACATTAATAACAAAATCTTCTCTCGTCACGGTTGTAGCCTTTACCTTCATAAATACCGCGTCTTCTTTTTTTACCAAATCCAAAAGCTCTGCACTCGCCCATCGGTTATCCCTTTGGAACATGTTCATAAGAGCCTTAAATATCACCGGATATTGTATTGCGTTCGTTGTCTGTCCGATAAAATCGGATGGTAACCCGTAATCCTTGAATTCCGGAATACAGCCTTTCAAGGCTTCCAATATAATTTTCAACGCTTGTTCCATAGACGTACCGAATTTCTTCACCTTCAAATCGTCATTCTTAAACTCAAACTCCGTATCTATGTCTTTACCCAACACGTTCTCGCCTACCAGTGTATCTACCACATTATCCACATAGTTTACACCGATATTGCGAAGATTTACAGCAAAAGTATTACTTCCTTGACCTGCCTTATAATCCTCTTCTATAATGTATTGTGGTGTAGTTATAGAAGTCCAGTCGTCTTCCGGGTCCGTCATTGCGATTTCTTCCGCTACATTCTCGAACGTCTCTCCTGTCCTTAACTGCTTGTCAAGCTGTAGAGTGTTCTGTCTTCCAAGCGTTGCACTTCTTAACCATCTGTCAGAATTTTTTATTGTCAATATCTTTGTTTCCACTTCCGAAAAGTTATCCAGTATTTCCCACATAGAAATATCGTCCAACTTGTTTTCATGAAGTTGAAACATGGGTTCTACGATATTGATTTGTGCAATCATCTTGTCAAGTTCGTAGAATGACTGTGCGTTTATCTCGCCTCCCTGGTAATAGTCCACTATATAGGGGTAATGATTATTACAAAAATCAACATAATCCTGGAAGAACTTCTTTATGTCGTACCCTGTAATATTCTTGAATTTGGCGTATGCCGTTTCCATTACTGCATCCATCCTTTATCCTCCTTTTATAACAACGTTGCTAAAGAAGCCGCCAAATCGTTCACACCTTTCTGTATTGCTGCGGCCGTACAAATTTTAGTGAGTGCTGTTTTCGCCTTCTGTTCGCCTGCTACAGCCTCCAAAGGCGCTATCGCTGTCATTGTAAGCGAATACTCCCATATCATGTTACGCTGTAAACTTTGATTCAATACCAGCCCAGTAGGGGGCACCACAACCAAATAACTCTCACCCAAAGCCATATTGTAGAAGTAAAGACGAAATGGCAGACCGTCCTTATCCACGCCATTGCTTTTTGATATGATAGCCTGCAATATCTTCGTACATCCATATCCGTTCTTAACAGAGGGGTCGAACGAAGCCGACTTTAAGGAGTTCGTATTTTTCCCCGAAACATCGCTTAAACTCCATTTCCCGGCTGACAGACTATAGGCCGCTCCTGCCAAACTTGACGCACCACCGCCAAGCGACAACAACAACTTGAAAGTACGTCCGAAATCTCCTCTTATCGTTATGTCCTGCGGTACAAAAGTAGGAGAAGACAACACCGTAACACCCCCTGCCGTATTCCTTATGTTTTCCCTTTTTGCTTCCGTCTTGCTTATCGCATTCGGGTTAATCGGGAACGTGAAAAAATCTATCGTATTGTTCTTTGAATCCGCCAATTCAAGCGTACAAAGATACACCTCAAAATCATTAGGAAATTGAGATGCAAGTATAGCTCTTCCGGCTGTCTCTATCAAAGACCCTGCTTTCTGTATTGCTGATTGTGCGACGTTTGCCATAATCTTTTCTTATCGTTTTCAAAAATACAAAATTATTATCAATCCGAAAAAGTTACCGTGCTTTTTATTCCATCAAACTGTAACGGGTTTACTGCCGCTACCGCACCGACCCCGGCACCAAATCCGGCTTTACCTCCATCCATCGCCCCCGAACCTGCAAGCGCTGTTTGCCATGCGTTCTTTAGTGTCATTATCTGGTTCTCCACATTATTCAATAGCTGTATCAAAGTGTTCGCCAGTGTTAGAGGTTCCTTCGCATTGTTTATATTGACTTTCTGTCCGGTCATAAGCTTTATTAGGTTCTGCGTTAACTGAATCATTTCCGCATCATTGTCATAGCCCAGCACTACACCGCTTTCATCCATTGTTATATGGCTTTTCCCGTCGTGGAAATTAACGTCTACAGTGTTGGGGTCGGCCTTTATTACGGTTGTCTTGTCCTGGGTCTTCCACGTAAAATTAGCCTCTTCCATGTTCATAGTGAAACGCCTTATCTCCTTATCCTTTTCTTTCACGTCCTCGACCACATTAACGACTTCCGCAATGACTTCGTTATATCCGGTTACCTTCACCTTCTTGGAAGCCACTATCTCGGCTTCCCCCGAACTCTGCAATCTTATCTTATGTTTTTCGTTACCTCCTAATGTAACGTTGAAATTTACGGGCTTCTCTATAGAAGTAAGGTTCATGTTCCATTCCTGGTTGCGTGGGTCTATCGTCATAGACATAGTTACTCCTTCCACCTGTTTTTTCATCCGTATAACATCCTCGCTCCATGCCGGAACCTCATCATTCCCTATAAAGGTGCCTATAACTGTAGGCTGATTAAGAAAATCGCTGCTCGCTATCATTACCTGGCATCCCTTCTCACCCGGTTTTTCGGGAAACCATATGTTATTGATAGCCTCGTTGGTAATACGTGCATCATTACGGAATATACCGCCTTCCATCATCACGGCAACTATATTCGTCCTAAATACCGTATCTATATACGCTTCCCTGCCTACATCCGTGGGTATCATTATATACCCCTTCATTATAGGCGGCAAATTGTTACTGCTTATTCTTGGTGCTCCTCCTGCCATTATTCAAGTCCTCCGAAATATTTCCTGTTCAAAAAATAATCAAACTGCTGCTTGTCAACCGTCGGGTTGTCATAGGATGTTATCTGTCCGCTTTCCGCTTCCTTCGCCTTCTGTCTCAAACCGCTTAAATCCACCAACTTAAAATAATCGGGTGTAAATCCGGACGCTGATTTTTCAGAAACCGAATTGTCGTTTCTTTTTACCGCTTCCATCAGATTTCCTTTAAGTATAGGTACATAGAATCCTCTTTCCACCTGTAAAACGGTACGTCTGTCCACCCCATCACGGTTAAATGATATAGTGTTGGTTACGTTCGTCACATAGAAAAACTCGTTCGTACTTTGGTTCAGCACGAAAGTTCCCACCTTTATGCGTCTGTCCCCGTTTATCTCTATCGTTCCGCACCGGGTAAAAGGTACATACATGTTGCTTTCGACAAGATAAATCAAGTCATTCAGCATTGTTGCCTGGTAAGTAGAAAATATCTTTTGGTTTTCCGCTCCGTTCTGTATCATGCGAATACAGTACATATCCACGAAATCCATTTTCCTGTTACCCCATCGTTCCACATATTCTTCCAGGTACACAATAGGAACAAAAGCCAATCCTGGTTTGTCACGTCCACCTACCTGTGCATTCTGTGCGTGTAACTGGAACCAAGTATAAACACGTGGGTCGTAACTCAGATTATACGATATTACATTATCCGGTGTTATCGTAATATAGTTTTCCGACTTGAAGGCATCTTTTATCGCCTTCTCCGTAAACGGTGGCTGTCTTACAATGACATCAATCGTGTTTATATAGGTGTCAAAGAAAAATTCTGTCAAAGGATATTGACAAATACGCTCCATGTACTGCATCAGTGTTCCGTTCGGGTTCCCCAGCCCCGTATCTGTCACAATCCTTTCCATTATATCCCCAGACACCTGTAGCTTGACAATCTGCCAAATACCTCTTACCTTCAAGTCCTGCTGCCCCGGAATGCTATATGCCGTTATCCGCTTGTCACCCCATGAAGAAAACACTTCATCGCTGCAAACTCCGATAGAAGACATTATGTTTATAATAAACCAAATGCATTCATTTATTGTTTTGTATCCCAAATTCCATACAAACTGATACTCACCACCGAACACATTACGTCCGTTCCATACGCCACCCGTTTTCCTTAACAGCCAGTTCTGTATAGTATCATTGACATTTTCCAGCGGTATGAAGTAGCTTCCGTCCTCCACAAACATTTTTGCAATGTCGCGACCGCTTATGACAGTGCTCTTTGAATTGTCTTCCGAAGAATAGGTCTCCATTACGCTGTCTACAAAACCTATCATATCCCAAACATTATAGTCCGGCCCGTTATTGGCAAGCTTGTTCAACGGTACAAACAAATCATTGGCATTTTCACTGTCCGAACTTCCTTCCAGTCTCAACCGCTCAAACCGGATAAACACTATATCGTTTATCTGTACTACCTTTTCAAGATAGGATTTATAGTCGTATCCTTTCGGTGTTACAACCGGGAATATATCATAATACCCTGCACCATACACATTCGACATATTAACGTCCTTAAAGGGTGTTATGTTAATCGAAAACGTGCCATTCTTGAACCCCTTGTCAGTAGAACATGTATTGACGAACTGGCTTACATCCACAACCTTGTTTATAGCCTTGCAGTATATCCACACCTTAATGTTTATAGGCTGTACTTTTGTCCTTACTGACATTTCTTCATCCAGTGCAACCACATTGTCCGCTACATATCCTTCCTTATCCTGTAGAAGCTTTGTCAAATTTTCAGACCAATAAGCCGAAAAATCGCGTTGCTTCATGAACATGTCGCTCTTTGACGCTTTTTGAATGAGCAAAGGAGAATCCTTTATAGGAAAAGAAAGTGGTGTATTCGGTTTGATATACGGCAAATCCTTGTTTGAATACTCGTTCTTGTACTTCTCTTTCTCCCAATCGTCGTATGTGGACCAAATGGCGTCCAGGTTTGAAATTTTGGAAATCTCGTTTACCACATCCATAAATTCCGGAACCGATAATTTCTTTGCTTCCGGTGTATCTGGTCCCAATCCCTTTTGCCAATCGTCTATAAACGTTTGGGGTTCTACATTGTACTTATAGCTCTGTATGTTAAATATATTTACTTTCATCGTTCTTGCTGTATCACTTTATTTGCTTCCGACACACCGTTAACTCTTTCTCTTGCCCACTCGTCTAAAGCGCGTTTAAACCATTGAGAAATAGCTCGTCCGGCATCCACTCCTCCGCTTACTGTACTCATATTGACTAAACCGCTTCCTCCTGTGGCAGATTGCTGAATTATCTTCTCTTTCGGAACCTCCAACTCCATATCAGCAACCTTTTTACCTCTGTCGTTTATTTCTCTCACCAAATCTCTAATCTCCCCTAAAATATTGGCTCCTTCCGACATCTGGCGGTTCATATCACTTGCCAAAATAGTTTCCCCTGTGCCTACAGTCCTTCGTGCTGCGTCCCTATCATAAGCTTCTGTAGGAGTTTCCCTAATCCTTTGGCTTGCTTGTTTATACAAGTCAAACAGATTGCTCACAAGCTTAGATGGGTCACTATCCTTTTGTATCGTGGAATTGATGTCATTCCAAGACAAATTAGGGAATATTTCGGACATTGCCAAACGTAACTGTTCAGAACCTCCCCCGGTACGTTCTACAACCCTATTCAAGAAGTTTTCCATAACTTCGGGGTCTGCCGCTCCTGCACGTATCTTTTCCAGTTCTTCCTGGATTTCCGAATAGGATGTTTTGTCCGGCATAACTTCCTGGATAGACCGTACAAGCATTGCATTCGTCACCTCATCTTTTGACATCCCCTGTCCGGTAAATGCCTGTTGTACCCTTTCAAGCTGTCTTCCTTGTAATCCGGTTGCCTGGCGTATTCCGCTGAACATCGCTGCAAGCTCCTTTGCGTCAAACTCACCACGTTTGGAAAGAATCTGGTCCGACTGTGTAATGAAAGTATCTAAACTTTCCTCCATTGTAGAGGCTATCTGCTCGAACGGAATGCCTAAATTTTTCATTGCCTGCTCGAACTCTCTGATAATCGCAGAAGCCCCTGTACCGGAATCCTGGTCTCCAAACCTCATTGCGCCCTGCAAGCGGTTGACTGCATTAGGAGACAGACCGAACAATCTTTCTGCCGCCATTACAGACTGCGTTTCCCTTACTGCATACGGGTCATATTCATTGCCTCCAACAAAACGTCCTCCTCCTGCACGTATCAATTCGGCACGTCTTCCCATGTATGAAGCGTAATCCATACCAAGTGCAGAAGCTGCATAACTTCCTTCTCTTCCGGCTTGTCTGAATGCTTCTCCTGCCGATACACCCATAACCTGTGCATACGGAATAACACGTCTTTCTCCTTCCGCATATTTCCCAAAAGTTGCCATCATCTTTTCTGCTGCAAGCTGTGCTGGCAACTCTATGCTTTTTGCTATCGTGTCACCAATTAGAGGAATCCACCTAAAAGCGTCTGCCTGGTTAGCGGCTTGTAACCGTGTATAATTTGCGGCCGTTTCCACGGTTCCTTGGTATTGAGAACGTGCTTCAAATTCCTGCTGCCGGAAATATCTTTCTGACAATACGTTCTTGGCGGTATTGAATGCCGCTAAACCTCCAAGACCGCCCAATATTCCTTTTAATCCTCCTCCGAATATATTTAGTCCTCCTATTCCACCCGTGCTTCCGGTAGGTGGTACAATACCTCCAGGTGTCCCTGTTCCACCTCCGAAACCCGAACCGGAAGTGGCTTTCTGCATTTCTTCCAATATGTTTTCTGCACTGTCTTCTATAACAGATACAGAATTTGCAATAGTTTCCAGGTAACGGGTAATACTGGTTTTTTGATTTTCCTCACCCGACCCTTTTTCAAGTCCTCTCAAAGCGGAAATGACGTCACGTCCTATGTTATCCGTTACCGCTCCCAGTCTTGTAATGGCACGTATTATCCCCTCGTCAGAAAACTTGATTTCCGTCTGTCCATTATCCGTGATTTCCGGTCTTCTCTGTATTCTGTCATCTTCCCTTAACAGAGGTCTGTTTGACTGTTCGGAAACAGCATTCAGATTACCCTTTTCCTTTATAGCGGTTGTATTCTCCGTTATTGTCTGGGTATTCTTTTCAATATTAACGACATTTTCGGTTATATTCTCCGTATGCCGCGAGTTGTCCGTTCTGTTTTCACTGTTGTCCTGGAAGTTCTTGGAATTGTCAACGTTCGTAACGGATTCATCTATATTTTCGACGTGTCTGTTTATTTCCCTTAATATTTCCTTCTGCGTTTCCTTTGTTGTCGGTTCTTCTCTTTCTACACCTCTTTCTATAGGGGTAACTCTTTCCCTTTGCGGTTTCCGTGTCAAGTCCCAGGTCATAGAACCAGTTTCCTCATCTATGATAGGTTCCACGTCCGGTATGGGTTCCTGGACTTTTCTTCTCCTTCTTCTGGGCGCTGGTCTTTCTTCCGGTTCTTCTATAGGCAAAGGTTCTTCTACATCCGTTTCCATTTCCGGTCTTTGCCCTTTCCGTCTTGGTTCCGGCTGTACGGGTTCCTCTTTTCTTCTTGGTGACACGTCCCATGTAATAGACCCGGTTTCGGGGTCTATGGTAGGTTGTTCCGGTCTTGGAAGTTCTTCTGTAGGCGGTTGTCTCCTTATCGGTCTTTCCGGCATCGGAGACGGTTTTTGCATTGTGGTTGCATCAATGGCGGCAGACTGTCTTTTAAGGTCCAGCAACAGTCTTTCAAGCTCGTTACGGTCTTCCATCAATGCAAGTTGTTCCCGTAGCTGTGAAATGCTTTTCTCGGCTTCCTGTGCGCTCTGCATGGAAGTCTGGTTTATCTCGCGGTACAAAGAAACCGCTTCTTCTCTCAACTGTCTTAGCGGTGTGGTGTCGGCCGCAATCCTAATCCTCTTGTCTTCTGCCATCACTCCTTATTCTTTTGGCTTTCCTCGTATTCAGCCATCCGCGCCATTTCTTCACGGAAAGCCTCAATCTGACTTTGCGTTATTTCCTTGGTATCGGTTTCCTGGTCTACCATTTCGTCATAGGAATCTTTCAGCCATTCACCGATATTCGGAACATATTCAACTTTCTTTTCCTCGTCCTCCAAAGCCTGCTTGAACATCCGGTCTTCCTCGAACTCGAAAAGTTGTTGAAAAAAAGAACATTTCTTGTGTTCCTCGGACATAAAAGCAATGTTATGTTTCTTCCTGTACCACCTGTCAAGCGGAAATTTATTATTCCATCTGACTACAAACGTTCTGAAATCTTCCTTTTTATCTCGCTCCATCATACAAAATCAATCAAAAGTGGGGGTATAACCCATAACAGACTATACCCCCACACTCCTCTGAATAACTAAACATTCAAACTATAGTGATTCTCGCTTGAATCCTTTTTATCGGTTGGGGTTCATCATTTTTTCAACTTCCTTAATAAAAGGCAAAACCTCCTTATTGTAAATATCCCTTACCTCCACGTAGTCCTTGATACCAAGCTGTTTGAAAGAAGTTACCTTCATATCTGCCAGCAAGTCCGGCAACATCACTGTAAGCGTCGCTTCAATGTCTATCATATCCAAAGCGTCAGCCGCAGCCTGCGTTCTGTTTCCCAGCAAGGTATTGTAATATCCGCGACCTAAAAACTGCTTTTGCGTTTCAATCTCGTAATATTGTCCTACTGTAGGGAAGGACATCTTATATTCGTGTCCCTTAATTTTAATGATTTTATCTTCCATTTTTACAAAATATTATTCGCAAATATACGTTATTAATCTCTTTTATCAAAACTTAATCCTAAAATATTGAGATAGCGTAATTAACGCTTGTCTTTCTGCATGTTCTTCTTCTGTCAAATCCACCTTGTCAAGCTCAACCAATCGGTTCGTTATCTCATGAAACAGCTTGTTGTCGGTATATTTTAATGCAATTTTCTTAATAGCTGTAGAATCGTTAAATTCTTCAAGTATCTTACATTCCTTCTTATCTGGTATTTAGATACAAATGTAAGTTTGTATCTATTTGTTAATAAATTTCTTAACCGGGTTATACCCAAACCCTCTATAGGGTGGCATTGCTGCATCCCCTTTTACTTTTCTCATGATGTTGTAGGCTCCGTTTATATCTGCATTGAGTAAAATCCCGTCTCTTGTTCTGAAAAGACCTCTTTTTACTCTTTTCCCAACATAACTATCATGATGTTTTACCTCTTCTAAATCTAAAGAACTGCATTTTGACGTGTGAGATTCGTTTATTTCAACAAATCTTAGTCCTTGTCTTTCAGATTTATACCTTAACATTGATATGAACGTTTCAAACGGAATTGAAACAAAATTCTGATTATTTCTTTTACTCATACTTACTTCCTGTTTCCATCCGTCATTATGTCCTACTATCAATGTCGTTATGTTGTCTTCCAGGCACATATTTACAATTTCCTTGCTTGCCTTGTGCAAATAGTCCTTGACCTTATTGTTTCTTTTTCTTGTAAGGTTCATTAACCGTCTCGAATTTTCCTTTCCATTTGTTTTCTTTAATTGTGATTGAACTTTAGCTTTTTTCTTGTTATAATACTGATTGACAGACTTCAATTTCTTTCCATCTATCAAAACAGCCTTATTGCTCGTATTCGTTACAATAGAAGCAAGGTTATTGACTCCTAAATCAATAGACATATACCTATTGTTATCCGGTAACTGTTCCTTTACTTCTGATTCATACACCAATTCTATTACATAACAGTCTGCTTTCGGTACAAATCTGACTTGCTTAACCGTACCTTCCTTGCATCTGGTTTTCAATGGTTGCAGACCTTCTTTCTTCGGAAAGTAAATGTATTCTCCTTTGTGTCTGAATTGCACATAAGAATAAGAAAACATATTTCTCCCTTTTGTTTTATGTTTATATTTCGGGAATTTAGGACATCCGGTAAATTTCTTGTTATCCCTCTTCCATGCTTTAATGGAAGAAAAATAAGATTTCAGATTCTTATCCAAAGCCATTAAAATTTGCTGAGAAGAAGAACCGCTCAAAGCCCTAAAATCAACATTATTTTCTGCAACCATCTTTTTATTAAGTTCTACAGACCTTATCCATTTCCCGGAAACAAGAAATTCTTGCTTTATGATATATAAAGCTGCATTATACAAGTTCTTGGATAGAAAACAAATCCGGTCTAAATCCTTGTATCTCTTGTCATTGACTGTTATTATATGTTGCTCCGATAAATACATATCGCAAATATAAATAGAATATTTCAAATTTCCTATTTATTTATATATTTGTTTGACTTCGTTTATCTCTTTCTCACATTGCAAAGATAAGATTATGTTATGACATACGCAACTGCTTATGTGTAAAATATGTTAAAACAATGTTTTTATAAGTCTATTGCATACCGCTTTTATAACTGGAACCACAACTGTATTCCCCAATAAATCAAATCCTTCTTTCTCTGATACATCAAACTGATAATCTTCTGGATATCCAAAGAGTCTTAACCCTTCTCTAAGAGATAACTTTCTTAAACCCTTTCCATCTATTACTACCAGTTTCTGCATATCCATAGCGACCAGAGTAGGAGCTATGGAAGATGGGTTTAATATCTTGTTTATCTCAAAGCTAAGATTTCCTGTCACTATATTATAACCTTTCTCTTTTGTCGTATCGTATTCTCTTTTAATGATATTATTAATCGTAACTTTCTTTTTAGGATGTTCATATACCAAATACCCCTTCTTTACTAATCCGTCCAACATTTTATCCAAATTAGTATTATTGTAAAAAGTGGTTATCATTTCTTTGGTAAGTGGCATTCCATCCATCCAATCTATACCCCATAAGTAAGACCATTTTTTCATTCTTCTTTTTACAAGAATCAAATTAAGTAATTCTTTTTCTTCTTTCGTTGTTTCTCCTTTCAAATCAATATCCCAACTATGTATATTGTTTTCCCCACCTCTTTTATCTTTAATTGATTTACCATAAAGTTCTGAAACATCATATTTTAATAACAATAAATCAATAAATTTACTTTTAATTGTTGGTTTCCCTTTATCCAACACATCACATAAATTGCACTCTAAAACTGGAAAGTTATTTAAATCTATTTCTTCTTTAAAACTCCCAACTATATAAATCCTTTTTCTTTCTTGTGGTACACCAAAATATTTTGAGTTTAATACACGAAAATTTACTCTATACCCTATAGCTTTTAAATGTTCCATGATAATTTTAAAAGTCCTGCCGTTATCATGGTTCAATAATCCATCCACATTCTCTAAAATGAATCCTTTGGGTTTCTTTACTATCAGAATACGCTCTATATCAAAGAAAAGATTACCTCTAATGTCAGCAAACCCCAATCTATTCCCAGCAACACTAAAGGCTTGACAAGGAAAACCAGCACATAATACATCAAAATCGGGAATAGTGGCTGCATCCACTTTAGTAATATCCCCACTATTTCTTCATTAGGATAATTCTGTTTCAACACCTTTAAAGCATGTGTTTTTATTTCAGAAGTAAATACACAAATAGGGGTATAACCAGCTTCAATAGCGGCCAGTTCTAATCCTTTACGGATTCCTCCAATCCCTGCGAATAAATCTATAAAACGTAAAACCATATTCTATATCAAATCTACACTTACTTGTACTTCTTTGTCATCTTCACGTAAACTATTGATTGCCAGGAAGTTAGCCATTACCACATCATCGTGTCCACTTGCTGCCTCCAGTTTCCCATTATCACTTCTGAACGTAATAGAGGAAAATTCACCGAACATCAAGTCAACCGCCTGCCTCGTTTCTCCCATCGCATAAGGGCATTTTATCTGACCTCTTTCAAACATTGCGGATAAAGAAGGTAATCCGGTATATAAGTCTTTCTTGTTTCCTTCCGTTGTGGTGAATGGTTCTATGTTCTTAAGTCCTCTTTCCTTTGCCAGCCCGGATAGTATAGACTGGAAACCGTTAGCCTCACACCGTATCTTATTAGGGTGGAAAAGCCTGTCAAGCTGTACAATCTTATCTACCTGTTCGTTATGCGACATACCGCGTTTCCGGTAATAATACAACAGATAGTAGTTATCCATCGCATCTTTTCCCCATACCGAATACACCGTATAATCCGCTCCGATATTACCGGAAACCGCAAAATCCACACCTATATGAACCCTTGTAAGCTTAAATGGAAAATCGTCTATGCTTGACGCAAAACGTATTGTTTCCATACCTATAATACTACGCATCAGATATTCATAAGGAAATATCGTTGACGTGTCACTGATAGGAACCACCAGGTATTCACGGTTGAACACAATCGTTCCGAGTTCTTCCTTTTTCGCCAATATCTGTTCAAACGTGTATCTGTCGGGTGCCAACGGTCTACCGTCCGGAAACAATATCGGATATTCAAAACAATAGAAACGCTTGTCTGCCTTCAATATCTGGTACAATTCATTCGGTGCAGAAGAATAGGGTGTACCAGTTACAAGGAAATATCCATATGGTTCTACAATCGGCTCTATTGTACCCTTCAAAAGTTCTTTCAGCTTCTCCCTTTGTTCGTCCGAATATAGGGAGCTTTCGTCCGGCATATCGTCACACAAGCAAGCCCCTACGTGCAAACCACGAATCATTGAATCCTTACCGCGCACATGAAGAGTGCTTCCTGTTTCCGTTTTTATGGCCGTTTCTCCGATTGAAGCCTTGTTGTAGGGATTAAGTTTTTCCTTTATCAAGTCGTTTGCTTCTATCTCTTCCGTTACTTTCGCTATCTGCACTTTTGCCAGGGTGAAAGTATTAGTGATATAGCACGTCTCTTTCCGGTTGGCATTATCTGTCGTATCCTGTCTGTAGGCGGTCGGTCTTGTGTACGACCATAAACGCCACAGAATGAAGGCATAAGACCATTGATAACTTTTGCCACTCGCCCGGGCGCATAGATAACAGCTCCACGGGTATAATTGCGTCAAATTAGACCACTCTATATTACGCCACCCTAACCGGAATTTGGGAAGCATGGTTGTTATAAAATAATTGAGTGACAATATTTTAAGCGTATTGTCCATAGAGGCTTTCACGTTGTCCACATAGGATAAACTTTCCGAATCCATAGTACGTCCCAGATACAGCGCCTTTTCCGACTGATAAACCATTTCCCTAAGCATGGTGTCAACATCGTTTCCATATCCTTCAAGCAACTGGTTAAGCGCCCTTTCCGGCAGTCTCTCTATGATATTGTCTACTGCATTGTATAGATATGTAAGCTGGTTATTTGTAAGTATTCCTTTTCCGTCACCCGTTAACATAATTGAAAGTCCTCTCTATATCTCCTCTCTTTCTTCTCCACCGTTTCTACACCTTCACCCCTTAACTTCTTCACGTAGGAGATGAACAACATTGCATTCGCATCCACATCGTGCTGCGCCCTGTGTGCCTCCACAAGGTCTATCCCTGCATTCTGGCAGCATGTACCCAGCTTGTAGTCCATCTGTTCCAAAGACGCCATGTGTGCAAACTGCATCGTGTCTATGTAGTATTTTACGTAATTGTCTATATCGTCGTTCATGTAGGCGAAGAAGTTTTTCAGAAACGGGTTATCGAATCCTACGATATTGTGCCCTACAAGCGTACACATCTGGCGTGGATTCTTGTATTTGGCGAACCATTTCTTGCAAGTGCTGTAAATCTCTTTCAATGGCACCGCATTCTCTTCTTGGACTTCTTTTGTTATGCCGTGTACTGCCGTTGCTTCCTCCGAATATCCTGCAAGTCCTTCCTTATAGTTATACGGGAATATCATTTCTGCACGGTCTATTATTTCCAACTTTTTCATGTCTATGCACGACATAGCCATTTCTACCAAAGGGATATCCAAAAAAGCCTGCTTCTCCTTGCTTGGCAATCCCCCGGTTTCAAAGTCATAGACAATCACGAAATTACTACTTGTTTTCACGTTACCAAAATTTATTTTAAACTACCCCATTGTTCCGCTATCGCTTCCGCAATGCCCGGAAATGTCTTGCTTCTTATCTTCTGTCTTTCCTCTTTAGGCAGTCCGTAGGCATCACAACACCATTTCTGCATTCTAAAACCATTCTTTCCTTCCACCACTTCACCTTTCCCGACAATCTTTGTAGGAGTGAGTTTAGGCAGATTTTTAAGCCATAAACAAGTCTTCTTGCTTGCTTCATCCCCGAACATCCAAGGTTCTATGATTTGGTCTGCCTTTCTGAACCTTATACTCATAATCCCTACTGGGTTCTCTATGGCAATTCTTTTTACGCCCGAATTATATAGCTCCATAAAGAAATTAACGGCTTCTTCTCGGTCTTTCGCCCTGTTTGGATATTTCGGATGTGGTCTTCTCTGTTCTATCGGCAGCCCCTTATCTTCCGGGTGATAATACCATGCAGCACCGGACACACATAGATAAGTACAAGGTGGGTGTGCAACCATCAAATCCCATTCTTCGCCTTCCGGCAAATAATACTCTTCACCGTTTTGCAGCTTTCCTCCGAAATTGGGAATAACCTGCAAAACATCCTACTTGAAATGCCATTCGGGGTGCCCACCGCTACAGTCTACAATGTCACAACTAAAGGCGTTATGTCCTCGTTTTCTAAAAGCCTCACAAACTCTCTGACTTTCTTCACATGCTACCAATACATTCATTTTCTTCTTCCTCCACTACCGGATTATTGTCATTTTCCAATACGTTGTACATCTTAATTGTACAATGCTTTTTAGGTGTTACCACAATCTCGTTTCCTCCCAGATATTCGGGTAGATGTCCTCTCATTATATATGCCTGCACATCATTACGGGTAAACCGTTTCCCGTTCTGCTTCCGGAAATTGTCGTTCATCCAGATAAGCAATCCTTTCGCGTTTACGTCTTCTATTAAAAATTTTCCCATACCAACTAAAATAAATTATTTTTACAAATCCAAAGACCTTCTTGCTTGTTATAGCTTTTGTTCTTTCCACAAAATGATACAGTTTTATATATATAGTCAACCCTCTCAAAATCTTCGGGCATCCAATATTCCGATATATAGCAATTCTTTTGTTGTTTCACCCAGTCATAAAATTCTTCATGATTGAAATTAGTAAAATACCCTCGGTATTTATATAGGATGGGTCACAATATATTACATATTTCTCTTCTTTCGGTATTTCCAACTCTCTGTAATCACCCTGGAAAACCTCAATATCACCCATTCCCTTTAGACTTTGCAAAGACTCCAAAGTCTTTCCAATCGCTCCATACTTTGCAGTCTTTGCAAATTATCTGGATAATTAAGCTTCACCAAAATATCCTTTATCGCACACCTTCTGTCTTTAGCAGAAGAACATCTTTTAAATACATCTTCCGGAATAGAGATACCCATATCTTCAAACAAACTAAAATCACCAAAACAGATTGCGTAATGAAAAGCCTTCTTATATGGTTCGACTTGTTCGTTATAACAATAGGTTCTCTGATTGTTGCCGAAAGAAAAACATAATCTTACATACGTATCGTCTTTCTTTAATCTGAAAAATTCCTCCCTACTTATCCATCGGTTTTCATCCTTGAACTTCCCGTTTACCGCATCAACGAAAAACTTTACGCTGTCTGTCATATCATTTATGACGAACCTTTTGTATTTCCCAGATAAAATAGCTGCATGAGTGACTGCACATCCACCTGCAAAAGGTTCTATCCATACATCGGCAGAAGGAAGCGCCTCAACAACCCATTTAGCGATACGAGATTTACTTCCTTTATAGGATAATCCATAATTCATACCTCGCGTTATTTTATCATCAGCAACCTTTCAAAATCCTTATCCCTTTCCTCCTCGCTCTTGTACACAACCCATAAATTCTTTATAGGGTTATCCTTGAATGACGCGCTTTCATCTGCCAGCTTGTTTATCACTATAGCCGGGTTCCCGTCCGAATACCAGTCTTTTTCATACGATATAATGAAATACTTCATAAGGGCGTGTTCCCCGTCACTGAACACAAACATTCTGCCTTTTGAACGTTCCTCGTATTCTTTCCATACCTCAACCTCTTTCTGAAATATTTCCGCTTTATCACTATTGGGGTTCTCCAGATAATCCACTATCATTCTGGATACCCTTTTTAGTCCTATAGCGTTAAACACTTCCGCACATCCTATCAATATATCAACATCTTTTTCCATGCTCTTTCTCCAAAAGTTTTTCTATCCTTTCTTCCGGTATCTGATTCTTAAGACTTTTTCTGTCTCCGAAATCGTATATCTGATGGCATTCCATACATGCCAGAACTATGTTTTCCGGGTCACAGCGCAAACCTGGGTGTGCTCCCCGGCTCAATATATGGGAGAAAAAAATAGGCTTCATTTCAAGTCCCAGCCATTTTCCGCAATGGAAACAATAATGCGGATTTTCCTCCCATACTTTAGTAAACACTTCATTAAGCCTGTTTTCCTCTTCCTTCAATGAAGCTCGATTCAGTTTCAATTTCTTTCCATTGTCGTAGCATTCTTTGCATAACCATCTGTTACGGTCGTATATAAAATGGTTTTCCTTACAAGAAACACACGGTCTTACTTCTTCCTTCACTGTCTTTTTCATGGTGCAAATATAATAATATTATCTCACAACATAAAATTTTATTATGTCATTTTTCACAAGCCTTATAAAATATACAATCCTTGCATCTATTTTTGTCGAATAACCATCCTCCGTACTGGCTGCAAAGTATGAACCCCTTCTCCTTGTTCCAATACTTTTTCCTCAACATCTCCCTGTATCTTTCAGATAAACCCTCTTCCTCTTCCTTAAACGGGCTTATCCATCCTCTTTCTCGCTGATACTTGTTAGCTCTGAATACCTGGTATCTTCCCCTCTTGTTCCACTTCTCTATTGCCTTCGGGCCTATCAAATTATAGGGGTCGAATATTATTTCCTTGTATCGGCTGCTCTCTATCATAGACCCTTGAAACACCATATATTCCCATAATGCCCTATTAGAGGAAATCCCGGTCTTTTCCCAGAACTTTTCCATGAGTTCTATTTTTGACCGGGTTCTTTTAAAATTGGGAGTGTAATTGAAAAGATATTCTATAATCCTTTCAATGGCTGTTTCAATTCTCTTGTTCTCCCCACAATCTTTTTGCTGTATCATAATTCTTTTGCATTTCATTAACCGCCTTCTTCGCATAAGTCAAAGAATAGGAATGTTCACGTGGATATTTGCCGGACTTCAAGCCTTCGTGATATTCTTTGGCTTTCTCTAACTTGTGCTCGTAATAGTCTATACTTTCCGGCATGGATAGATTAATTACCTCCGCTTTCTTGTCCCAATACTTGGCTACTCTTTCATGTTCGACAGCCTTGTCGCTGAACTCAACACTTTTGCCCATATTGTTCCAGGCATCGTCAATCATTTTTCTATGTCCTCTTTCGCTGTGGTGTCCGACCTTGATAGGTTCTCCCAATGATAGGAAGTCTCTATCTTTATTGGATTTCTCGTAATACTCATTACTCTTTTGCTCTGCCGAAGCTGCCCACATTCTGCGTCTTTCTGCTCTTTGCTTCGCCCATTCCTGGACATTGAACCCGTCTGCACGTACTATCGAATAGTAATAGAATCCATCCTTTTCGTATATCAGATTGAAAACAATACATTCGTTTTCCTTTCCATACTTGGTTGTTACTTCGATAACTTCTCCCTTTTCATACTTTTCTTCGCACTTTGCTAAAAATACATTCGGACAAAACTTGCTGTAAACGTTCATAACTTCAAAATTTTATTTGTTTGACAATCAAAAATTATTAGCCTTAAATTCACCTCTTAACTCTCCATTTTTGTACATTCTTACAGAAGCAACAACTACTGTACTGGACAAATAACGTCCGACATCATTTCTCAGTTTTTGTTCCAAATCAAGAGCTTTTGCCATTGATTTAGTTCTTTTCTTCAATACCTTATTAAATCCGAAAACTATATCTTTCGTTTCAATCTCAAAGCTATATACATTTGAAAACAACACCTTTTTCAAATCTTCCGTCATTCTTTCTACATTTGATTTCATATCTTTATCTTTTTATTTGTTTGACTTCTTTTTCTTGGTTCCCTTATCAGAACCACATTGCAAAGATAAGATTTGTTTATGAGATAAGCAAGTGCTTATGTGTAAAATGTTAGTTTATTAACATCATTTAATAGGATAATCTCTTTCTTGCATCCTATGGCAACCCTTATATATTCTATTATCTCCTTATAGTTTTCCGGCAATATATTATGTTTCACTTGATTATCTTTCGTCCATAGAGGCTGTAAATTTCTCCAATTGAAACATACGAACTGGTGCCATTTATCGCTCATATCAAACAAGGAACAAGGTACAATGTGGTCTATCTCCCATTCTGAACCGTAATTATCCCACGTCATACCAGGCAAAAATTGTTTTTCGAGATGTCGCTTTAAAAACTCTATCGAACAGCCAAGCAATTCAAGTGACTTACCTCTTTTACTATTTCTTCTTACCGCTTTGGATATTCTATTTCTAATTAATAGCTTTACTTTATATATCTCGTCGTTATCAAATTTTCTTCTATAATAACTTTTAGTGTATTCTTTAAACGATTCTTTCTTCCTATATTCTTTATTATACGCATTAATCCTTTCTTTATATGCGTCAGTCTGCATATACTCTTTTTGTTGTTTTCTCTTACATTCTTTACACGCATAAGCATAACCAAGCGGATTCTTATTTTCCTTAAAAAAATCTTCTTTCGGTTTTATTTCTCCGCACTTGGAACACTTTAGATACTCCTTTCCTTCTATCATTATAAATTCTCTTGGAGGTCTTTTTACAACATGATTTTCTTTATAATATTTTTTAACGTATTGTCTTCTATGTTCTCTTTGTTCTTCTGTATATACCCGGTTTGATTCCCATTCTTTTTGCTTTGCCTTTCCTTTTTCAGAAGCATGGTATCTTTTATAGGCGTCCAATCTTTTTTGGCGTCTTACTGGGTCATCCTTATATTTTTCTATAGATTTCTTCTTTTGTTTTTTATCACAATATTTACAACTTGAATTTAATCCGTCTTTTCTACGCTTATTTTTATGAAAATCACTTATAGGCAGCTTCTTGCCACATTTACTACAAACTTTTGTACCTTTCTTAAAATCTGCTTCCATATCATTAATTTTTAGTTATTTATGAATGCAAATATAATAGTACATTATCACACGTTTGTATTAATTTTGTATTTATGTTATTTTAACAAATTGATGTTTATATTATTTACCAAAATAAAAGGAGTTACTATGTGTAACTCCCTAAATATCAAGTATTTATAAAAATCAAAATTATAGTTCAAGTGTAGATATCGGAAGGAGGTAAATCCCGCTGATATTGTAACCGGCAACCCCGGATTCCTGTAATGAAAAATTTTGATTATTTACAAAACACGGATTCAACATGCACATAGTCTGTCCGGTAGGGTCTACTGCTGTCACCATCTTTGTAGTTGAATCCTGGCTCTGAATCGTCTTGCTGTAAATAGCAATGGCGAAGCCAAGCTCACCCAAAATCAAGGTGTCTACAATAGACTTGACGGAACCAAGACGGTGCATCATACCTTCCATTACTGGCTGCTTGAAGTCAATAAAGAACTGGTCTACCGTCCATGTGCATTGATACTGTACGGCCGGAACCTCCTGGTTAAGAAGCGAACCAAGCCCTTGTACGTTCGCACGGGTGATGTTTTCTGCAAATTGCAGATTACGAACAAACCCGGCTACTTGATTATCTATTTTAATATACGCTTTAGGCGCTGTAAAAACTGCCATAATCTTTTATCTTTTAGGGTTTGTTATCCACGAATTAAATATCCAGTAAAGAACAACTTAGTGATTTCGTTATTTACCACAATTTTGTAGGTGGTGAAATAAGCGTCTTCCTTTCTTGTTGTCACTACGTCCTTGAACGACAAAATCAGATTGTCTTGTGCATCCGTTGCGGTTCTTGATTGCAAGTATGCCACAGTCCAGTCTTTAACCGCTCCTGCTGTCAGTGTATTGGCGTTAACACCGTTTTCCTGTCCCAGCAAGTCAAGCGTTGCATTTACAATCAATTCCTTGTTGATTTGCGCAACAATACGCATAAACTGGATAGAATAAGATTGTCCTTTTGCATTAAACAGATTGGCGTTGTCCTGTAATGTGTTCACACCTTGCAAAATATTGAACTTTCCGGTGTAGTCGTTCAATACGGTTGTTAAAATACCGTATTTCAATGCCTTCTTCTTCTCTGATTCAGTCAACGCGTGTTGCAGTCTGTCAACTCCGATTGACTTGAATGTAGGCGGTACATAAGGCGGTTTTCCACTGATACGACCCACAATCGCACACAAGTTATACATTACACCCCACCAACGGATTTTCTGCGCATCGAATGCAGATACCACACCAGCGCCACCGTGTACAAGCTGCACGAACGAACTGTCAAACTTTTTCGCCAAATCGATTTCTTTTGAGAAATCGGCTCCCTTGTCATATCCTGCCACATAGAGGAAATGCTGGAATTTGGCTGCACCGTTCATGTGTGTAATGTATGCTTTTGTCGTAGCTGAATAGGCATTTTCTCCTACCTGGTCCAGAATGACATTACTATAGTCCAAACCTACAATCTGGTCCAGTACAGCGTTAAAGTCGTCCATGTCGAAACTTTCTGTACCTCCTACCGCCAAAATATAAGGCTTACCACCCAATGCCGTCGTAATGTCCCCTTCAGTAATCTCACCGTCGCCTTCCACATTAGTAGACGGGTCAAGCACGAATGCCAAAGCAAAGTTGGAATCGTTCTGTGCCCAATCCACAAGTTCCTGCATAGTGCCGAATTCCGGTGATTCAAGAACCAACTCGGGGTCACTGTTTTCCTGCGTGATGTCTCCGTAGGGTAAACCATCGCTGTATGTTCCGGTATATGTACCTCTCCAGAACTGCAAAATCCACTTGGTAGCGTCTTCTCGTCCTGCGATAAAGTTCATACCGTAACCCTTTGTTAATAACTCGTCGTTCAATAACGAACCGTTGGCTACCAAACCTTCGTCCAATGTTTTTACCGCAAACGTGCCTCCTGCTGCCGTCGCAAACGTCATTTTTGCACCTGTAGTTGTTGCTGCACGAACAAATTCAAGTTCGGAAATTCCTACTGCATCGGGGTTTGAAGGGTCCGGTGCAAACAGAGCTTCGGCAACTCTCCACCAAAGACCCCCCTTCATGAAAGCACGAAAATCCGCGATATTGTCGAAAGTATAGATAGCGTTCTGTCCCTGCGCATTCTCGCCATTGATACCAGCACCGCCACCAAATCCGGCTGAATACTTTCCTGTATCAATAATAAGGACTTTTCCATAGTCAAGATTTCGTGCCGGGTTCATTTCCCCACTTACAATAGTGGAGTAGACACCGGGCAATGAAATCTGCCGACCGTTGAAAATAAACGTTGATGCCATATTATTTTTCTTTTATTAGTCCACGAAATTCTGCAAGAACTTCCCTATCAAATCCTTACATTCATACATTTTCGGTATAAAGTTAAACATTTTTATTCCTTACACCAACTATTTAGTCACAATTTTATCAATGTCCGATTCTACACCGGGCAATTCATAATCCCTACTATAATTGTTCGCACCCCATTTGTCGGCTGCTATCCCTCCATCCTCAAATGCAATCTTATTCAGCAACTCTTCATTTACCAATGTACCTACAATCTGGTCTAAAGTCAAGTCAAGCCTTACTGACTTTATGAATATAGGAATAGGCAGTACGTTCTGATTTGTCATTAATTCCGTTATCCTCACCTCTACCAAATCATATTGGGTAGAAAGCCAGTTGTAGGAACCCATTATCAACGCATACAAAACTTCCGACATAATTATACTTTCCAGCATGTTGTCCGACAGACACATTATCTCAAAGTTATGGAAACGGCTGTCTCTTATCTGCCATGCACCGCCATCGTATATCTGTCCATTCATTTTTCCTATGGAATTGGTTGCTCCTGGGTCTGCACCCGGTTCCCTTATTACATAGGCTGGCAATCCGGTATTGTCTTTCGGAAACTCAAACAACACCCTTAAATTACGGGGGTTTGTCATTCCCCTTAAAAACAATTTCTTCGCCTGGTCGTAAAAATCAAAATTCCCTTCCTTCATTCCGTTAAGAAGTCTGTATAGGAAGGTATTCTGTTCGTCTCCCTGGTGCAGTCTGTAATCTTCCGGTATATAGTTCAATATTGATACTATAAACTGCTTTACTTTTACTATTTCTATCATAGTCTTTTTATTCTTTTTAATGCCTCGTCTATCGCCATTTCGGCAACATATTCTATTTGCGCCTCTTCCAAAGCCCTATCCATTAATTTTTTGGCTGTTATACCACCATTAAACCAACTTGTAGGGTCTGACTTGTCGCTAACTCTTCTGAATGTCATATACTGACCTCTCTTTTCCTGGTCCGAACTTCGAGCCTCAACCCTTACAAGACCTTCATATTTTGCCGACTTGTGCATGTATTCCGGTACGTTCAGTCCGGGTATGTTTATTTCCTTCCGGCTTCCCTTTACTTGCTGGCTTATCGGTAAGTCTGCAAGCTTCAACGGCTGTCCTCCTGCATTACGTGCCATATCGTACACATCTTTAGGCATAACGGAGCTAAATATTCCGGATTCCGCTATTGCTCCGGGTGTGGCGTGTCTGAACGGTATTGTCAGATACCATCCTAAACCGTCCTTCTTTATCTTTGCCTTGTCCGAACGCTGGAACCCTATCTTTTCGTCAAAAGGTGTTGCTCCTTCTTCCAGCATCATAGGAAGCGGCCCTGCTGCCCTTGCAGACAGCACGAATTCTACAGAGGTGGCAGAAGTCCGGTCTACCTGCATGGCAGACCGATATATTCCCCGTGTCTGATGCAGTTCAGAATCCACAAGAGCATTCCATCTTCGCATATATTCCTTTACCACATCGTCAACAAGACGTGTTCCAAGGAATTCCGCTTCTTGTGGTGTCAACGCGAATTCCGCAACCGTTTCCGATATGTCAACATATAGAGGCAGCATTTTTACTCTTCTGTTATATACCTAATATCACACCCGAACTTTGCAAACAATATCTCTATAAAATCGCTGTCCGTTCCAGACAGACTTTTCCGGCTCAGTGTTACTACCGTTCCTATCTTATAGGATATCACGTCGTCCAACAACTTGTTGAACCCCTTTCTTTGCGCCAATGTAACGTTAAACGTCACGTCCTTATATACATCTTTGGCGTGCAGTCCGTTTTCCCTGCAATACCTTTCCAATGCTTCTATATGCTTGTTAAGGTTATGTTTGTTCATAACCCTTGCATATATTACATTCTTTCTTTGTCCTTTAGACGCAATCGCATATACGGATTCGTCGTCGTAATCTATCCATTGTGTAGCGGAATTATGGGTCTTTATCTTTCCTTCCTTTACATAATTGGATAATGTTGCCCGGCTTATACCCAGGACTTCCAAAACTTTCTTTGCTCTCATATACAAAATGTTTAAAAGTGTACAAAACTAAACATTTTCTTTCAAAGATGCAAATTATACGTCTTCATTATATATCACACCGCTACCATCAAAATTAGGTTTCTCCATCGCTATAAGATGACTTCTTCTTACAATAGCTTGAACCGGAAGCTCTATCTTATTAAGTTGTCCGCTTTTCTTGTCGGTAACCCATGAAGCGCGTATCTCATGCGGCAAGTCTATAACATGGTATTCCGGGTTATGCTTGTAATATACCGACACAAAACCGTTTTCGGGCAAAGCGTCTATCTCCATGTCCAATATGATACAATAGGGGTTGACGTCGCTTACATGTCCCTTGTCCGTCTTTATAAGAGGTTTGTTTGAAGCCTCAAACAGATACATAGCCAATACCTGTACTGGTTTGTATGTGGTAAACACAAACGGCTGTCCCATATCATCGTATCTTATAGGGAGATTTTCAGAAAAATACGATATTTCATTTCTGAAAGAAATCCTGTCATAATAGGATAAATTCGCCTTGTCTATATCCCTCACTGTTACCGCCATTGTACCTAAAAGCTCCTGGCTCCATGATTTGTATTTGTCGGTAAAATTAATCCCTGTTATCAGTGCTTTCGTATGTATCGCATTCACATAGAAATATCCGGTACCGAAACAATTCTGACAGTCTGGCAGTGCAGATTCTTTTCCATGACACGGGCAACGTAAAGCGCGCATTATCTCCACGTCGTACCCTTTGGCTTGTATCGCCTTATCGAACTCCGATTTGAAAAATTCCGGTCTGAAATTGCTCAATCCGGAAGACGGGGACTGTAATATGTTTCTTGCTTCTGGCATTTTATTTATTTATTAAAGATTCAACTTTGTTTTTCAATAATTCATCTGTATATTCATCTTTATAAATCCATATATACCCTCCTGCCGACAACCTTCTATGATTCAAGCAATATGTTATTGCAGATAAACTATTAAACATACAAAACAAATCTTTCCTCCTTTCCCACTCTTTTATAAATTCACCTTCTTTAGAAAATTGTAATATAGACGATAAAGATTTTCTTTTTCTTATATGTTTTTGCATTTCTATAATTCTATTCACTTCTTCATCTGAATAATTATCTTTTCTTATCCAAATAAATCCATATGCCTTTCTACATTTACCACATAAGCAATCCAAAATACCGCTTCCATTCACATTCAACTCTTCGCCTATTTTTTTATATCCAACAAACCATTCTTTTATAAAATTTCCTTTCAAATCTAACTGAATAATAGAACCTTCTTTTTCTATCTTCGTATTACTCATTTTTAATTTAGATTCTTTAGAATGATGTTTACCTTTCATAAAATGCAAATGAGTTTTTCTATATTCGTCCAAACTTTTCTTTGCAATTTCTTTTAATCTCAAAGAATTTCTAAAACCTTCTTTTCCACCACTTTGTTCATTTAGCAAATCAAATCCCCAACTTTTATATAAAGATATATAATATTTTTCTAAAAAATCAGCTTCCGAAGAAAAACATTCGTCTAAAATAAACATGCTTAAAGATTCCCCTTTATTTTGTAAATCTTTAATCCATTTTACCTTCCTTTCCGGCTCATTACAATTTAAACTTTTATGTTCAGAAAATCTTCTTTTCAAATTAACCGTTTGCCCGATATATCTAATATCTGATTCTCCACCAACTAAAGCATATATATAAACCGTTCTTTCCATAATATTAAAATACAGCAAATTTTACTTCATCGTACACCAACTTCAACCTTCCTACAGTTTCTTTTATTTCTTTCAAATATTCTATTATACGTGCAGAATATCCCGAAGACGTAGCAGAAGCCGTTGTACTTATACTTTGACTTAATCCATCTATGCTTAGAGATTGTCCGGCAACACCTGCAATACCAAGAATCAAGTCACCAGCAATTCCCAAAGGTGATAAAGATGCAAGTTTTCCTAACAGATTAATCAAGTCCATAGGCATTTGGTCTACATCCCACCCGGTTATATACTGTACCCTCCAATAATCCGGTATATACTGGAAACGCTGCATACCAATCTGAGACGTTATGCCTGTCAATATTATTTCCGCATTTCCTTGTGTCGTGGAAGACCCTGTAGGAACAACACTCAGCCTTCTTTTCCCTTGTCCCATACCACTGTCATACTCGCATGACAGCCATCCTTGGGGGTATATAATCTGCTCTATCTTATTGAGCATCCCAATCATGCTTAACGGCTCCCTTACCGGATATGACGGGAACAATATAGGGAATTGCTGCCAATAGTCCTTTTGGTAATAAGTCAAAGACTGGTCGATTAACTGCTTTACAAATTTCAAATTGAACCAATTCTCAACCTCTCTTTGTGCTGATTCTATATAGGAGCGCATGGATTCGTCCGTAAATGATGCTCCCTGCCCTCCGTCAATGGTTATTCCGTATAAGTATGTCTGCCATATCTCGGCTACAGACAGCACAAGTCCGGAATTTTTCTTGTATTTTATCGTAAACGTCAATCGACCACCCATCTTTGTAAAATATTTTTATTTAGACAAAATCATATCTATAATTTCCTCTTTCTTTTTGCCTTTAAGGTCTTCTTCCTTGAAAGAACCTCCGTCTTCTGTCATTGCAAGCTCTTTCAGTTCGTCCACCTTCATTTTCTTAAGAGCCGTCTTTACCTCGTCGTCCTCTTCTTCCTTAATAGAGGCTTCCTGCTTTGCTTCCGGTTCGGGGACTACTGCCTGCGTCTCCTTGTTTCCTGCTTTCAAGTCCTCGACGCATTTCTTCCATACTTCAATTTCCTTTTCTTTCTTGGAAATTTCAACCTTCTGTGCCTCGACGATATTCTTAAGACGTTTTATTTCCTCTTCATATTCCTTGTTTCCTTCTTTCACTTCTGAACGAAGCTTTTCTTCAAGGCGTGTTTTGAATTCCGGTTCCTCACCTTCCTTGTAAATATCGGGAAGTTTACGGCTTACTATTTCTTGATAGAGTTCTTCCGATACTTCCGCTCTACCGTTAACAAACTGTACCGGGCCACCATTAAGTACAATTCTATGGTTGTTATACACCCGACTTTTTAAAATCACTTTTTCCATAATACAAAATTTTTAAACAAAAAGGGAAGGAGTTCAATTACTCCCTCCCTTTCACTTTTCACTTTTTAAACCTATAAATTTATATCAAGCTAATTACAAGCCTTCCTCACCAATGTTAACGATACGTACAATCTTTGCTGGCTGATACAATACCGGGGTACCGTAGTTCAAAATTGCAAAACGTTTGCTCGGAGATGTAACGGCAAAGTCCATCTTCATGGTGTCTGCAAACTGCAAGTATTCGTTAATCTGACTGTCATTGTAGTATACCAAAGCTGACTTGGTACCTGCAATGATGCGGTTGCGGTCACGTACACAATTTGCGGCTGCACCGTCATAACCTGTTGCCATCTGTGAAGCCGGAACCTCAAAGATAGGATAGTATTCGGTGTTTGCATTCAGAACCGCATTCTTCTTGGTACGGTATACCACGAAGCAAGTAGCCGGATATGCACCACCCACACCAGCGGTAAAACCAAATTCTACTGATTCAGAAGCGGCTACAGCCTTGGCGCCAGCAAATGTGATATTCAGAGGTGCGGATTCACCATAACGATTCTTTGCTGTTACCAAATAGCCATAAGAACCTGCATGGTTGCCGAAATTAGTCTTAGTATCGGCTGCGTTAACCTTAATGGCAGTACCAACAACCGGAGTAACCGGGGCCTTTGCACTTGTTGCACCCTTACCTACCATAATAGGTTTGCGTTCGTCAAAGAAACGGTCGTTCTTAATGTTAATCTTACCGAACTGAGTTGTAACGTCGTTTACAGACTGTCCCATTGTTGCGCCTGTTACAGAAGCTGCAAGACCTACGATAACTCGCTTGCTTTCGTGGAACATCTTAACGTAGTTGTTAAACACAATCGGGTTAGAAATGATGCGGTCGATATAACCGTTATAAACGTTCACTACAACGTTTGCAGCGTCTTGAATCAAGTTGTCATTCAACACAGAACCTTGTGCGTCGATAACTGCCGGGCTGTTGAAGTAACCGTCCAGCAATTGTTCAGAAGTCTTGCCTTCTGCCGTGCCGCCGTCCATTTCGTTGACACCCAACATGTGTTGACGGAAAACACCGTCGAACTGTTCTTCTACACAAGAAGAATCAGCGTCAACAAGACGTGTGTCGATAATGGTACTCAGAAGGATAGTCTTATTCTCGACTTCTTTCTGATACATGTCCATATTGCCAGCCAATTTAACCAACATTCCCGGATGTGTAACCTGTCCGGAAACACCCATGAACTTGGTTACGATTGATTTACGTCTGTATTGAGAATCGGTTTCCTGCGGAGTTTCACCTTCTGCATTGAAAATACCAACTTCCTCACCATACTTGTACAACTGGTTGTACTGGTGTACAGTGTTGTCAATCTTATGTTTAGGCATTTCCATGTAATAAACCAACTGGTTCATACGGTTGCCCAGAATCTTCAAGACTGAATCCAGGGATTCAACTTTCAGACCACCACCATTGTTGATTTCGTTGTTATACTGCATTCCGGTCTTAAGACCTGCTTCCATCGCTTTCAAGATTTCTGCTGAATCCATGCCGCCCAGTACGTCGCCAGTACCGTTTTGATTGCTATAATTATACAAATCCATATTCTTTTATTTTAATAGAGTTTATTTCACGAATTTTACACCGTTCTTTTCGTACATGTAACGCGCCAGGTTTTCACCTACTGTTTCAGCGTCCGGATTGATAAGATATGCAAGCGCATCACTTTCCAGTGACTTAGCGATAGCTTCCGGTGCCTCTTCCAAAGACTTTTCAATAAGCTTTACTGCCATAGGTCTGTCTTTCACTACGTTAACTTCGTATTTGCCTGCTTCGTCCTTTCTTTCCTCGAAAGATTTCTGAATGGCTGTCATATTGCTCAGTCCTTCAGAACGGAACATAGGGGTAACGCCAGACATTTTGTCCAACTTGTCGTTCATGCCGTCTACCGTTTCTTGGAACTTGTCAATAGACTTTTGGAAATTCTCCATCAGAGGCGCAAACACAGAACCCAATGATTTCATGATATCTTCGGCATTGGATTTCTCCACTTTTTTACCTTCTGCATTCTTGTCTTCTGCTGTATTCTTTTCGTCTTCCTTCACCTTTTCTTCGTCCTTCACGGCTTCTTTTTCCAGCTTGTTGATGTCCTTCTCCTCTTTGGTTTCGGATTCATGGTCTCCTGCTGCTGCTCCGTTTTCAGACTTTTCGATTTTCACGTTCGCCATAATGTACTCGTCAGAAAATCCCATAGACTTCATCAGAGATACGATAGGGTCGTTCAAATATTTCTCGTCCATTTTATTAAACTTTTAATTGTGTACAAACTTATTTATTAACGGTTCTCAAATAGTCCTTTATAACGTTCAACTGCACTTTGCCGTTCAGATAATATTTATAAAGCTCTTGAAATCTTTCGTCTCTTTCCACTATGATAGGGTTAATGGTAACGTTGAAAGACTTGTCTATCCTTATATTATATCCGTCCTTCTGTAGCTCTACAAGAACGTTATTAGAACCGTTGTTAATTTCTTCTTTATTGTCCTCTACGAAATCTACTGTCTGCACGCCCTTTACTATATCGGCAAATGAATTTGCATTTACGGGCGTCATTGTCATTGCTACGTTTGTAATCAATGCCTTTGTCACCTTTTTAGGGTTGTTCTTGTCTCTTTCCAGCGCTCTCCCCTCAACGGAGAAACCCGGCTTCCGGTCTGTACCGCTTGCAAGCATTTCCAGTGCCTTGTCATAAAACGCTCTTGCTTCCGGTGATTTCTTCCATAACTGGCAACGCACGTAGAACTTGTTATTCTTTACATATGCGTCTAATGGATGTCCTATCCAGAACCTTGATTTATTGATAGGACTTCGTGATGGCAAATGGTCTAAATTGATTAGACCGTGTTTTAAAAAGCGGTCTATTACAAATCCGTTGGGATTCATAGATTCATCCTCCGAATCTATGGAAGAATCGGACGCCAAACCTTCAAAAATCATTTTTTCATACCTTCTATCGTCCCCTACCGGGTAATCCATAGGATTGAAATCTGATTTTTCAAAGTTTGCTTCTGTGAAAAAATTGAATTTTGAATCTACCTCAAACATCTTTTAATACTCTGTAATCCAACGAATTGAAATAAACATGTTTCTGTAAATATCTAATAATCAATATATTACAATAACTAAAATATATTTACAGCTTTACCGATTCAAATGTATGGATTTTTATGCAAATAGCCAAAGTTTTATGCAAAAATTATTCACCCTTCGCTTTTAGATAATTATCCACAAACTCAGTATATCCTTTTCCATGTCTTCCTTTAATAAAAAGAAGGGGTGTTTACACCCCTCCCCAAAACAGTTAATGTAATTGTAAACGATATTTAGTTTGCTTGAGTGTTGCCATAAAATCTTCCACCCACGACTTTTCCCCGGCATATTCGGGGTTATTGTCAAGCTTGGAATAGAAATCCCTTGTACGGTCTATAATGAGGTCTACCAATTCTATAGGGTCGTTCACCTCTATTTCTTCACCGTTTATCTCTCCATCCTTAAAGCGACCAAAACCGCTTTGTCCGGCTTCCATTATCTTATCTTCATAGTCGGAAAGTTCATCTATCAAATCGTCCAGATACTTGTGCTTGGCATTGTCTTCCTCTTTCCAATGCACGTTTTTTGAACGGGTCTTAACGCCTTCCAGGAAATTAGCGAAATCGGCAAATACGGCATACATACCGTCCTCCTTCTTTGCCTTTTCCAGTACATCGGCTTTCACCTTCCCCTCTTGAATCATTTCGGAAATAACACTTTTGAATACCATCGCGTCTTCCACAGAAGAAAACTTCATGGAAACCGTCAGTCCGTCTTCCGACTTCTCTATTTCCTCGCTGTTCGTTTCTTCGTCCGTAGTTTCCGTTTCCTCGTTCTTTGCTATTCCGTCACCTTCCGGTCCTTTTGGTTTGTCGTCCAAATCTTCCTTGCAAATAGCATTCGCATCGTTACAGTCCATCGTCTTTTCAACTTCCTTACTTTTCCATTCTTCCGGCAATTCGCTTTCAAGACCCAGCTCTTTAGCGCGTTTCTTAATCCATGCCTGCACCTTTTCTTTCGGCATATCAGAAGCACCGGACAATTTGATAGCGTCCTTCAAATCCTGTCTATTTCTGATAGGGTATTTCCCGTTCGGCATTGCCTCGCCTTTCTTTGCAAGGTCCTTTCTTTCACTGTGTGAAAAATCGGTCTTGTTGTTCGCTTTCCGTATCTCTTTAGGATATTTCCCACACACGGACTTTACCACATCTTCCGTTACTTTTCCTTCCTGGAAAGCCTTCATCACGATTTCTACCGGGCTGGGTTTCACTTCCAGTCCCAAAATCTTCTTGATATTGTCTTTCATGTCAAAGATGAAATCGTAGTCTTCCAGTTCGGTAACTGGGTCAATCCACATGCTGCCGATTTCCTCTTCACCGTCAACCACCACGAAAGCCGGGGATTCATCATCAACGTGCCCCATAAAATAATGAATTTCCGCATTCTTCGTTTTGGCTACACCGACCTCCATAAGAGTATCTTCCGGAACGTCTATTCCGGTCTCCTCGAAAAGTTCTCTTTGTGCGGCTGTACGGAAATCTTCTCCCTCGTCCACATGTCCCCCCGGTATACACCAATCGGGCGTATAGTTCATGTGTTCCCCTGCTCTCTGTAAGATAAGCAACTTACCGCCTCTGAACAAAAGCACGTCCGCATACTTGACTACCCCGGTCTTTGCCTTCATGATATCATCGTATGCGCTTTTGGAAAGCTTCTTACTTTTCCATGCTTTCTTTGCTACATGAACTGCATATACATCCGCAATGGCTTCCGCTATATCTTCGTCTTTCTGGAATGCGGCAATGGCCTTGAAAACCTTGTCCCTGTCTTTCTGCAATTGTGCAACCCGTAAAGTATGCTCCTTCAAGAACTCGTTGTATTTCTCTTCCGAAATCTCTCTTTCGTCCTTGTCAAGCAGGGAGAAGCTTTTCAATACCTGGCTTCTTTCGGCAAATTCGTTTGCAAGCTCTTCTGTTCTTGCTTCTATCTTTTCGGAGCGTCTCAGCAACTCCCTGTATTCAGACACCTTTTGTTCTGCTGTCTGTAAATGAAATAATTTCTTTAAATTCATAGCTACAAATTTTTCTGCTAAAATACGAATTTTGCACAATCTATCCAAAAATACAGACATTATCAATATAATAGGAAGTGTTTTTCTTCAATTCGGGCTTATAAAAATACCTGTTAAGTGTCTCCACCTTTTCTATCCGGTCAATCCTACCCCTCTTGTTCCCATACAGAACAATTCTGTCGGAAATGTTCAATTCCTTTACTTTTACCGGAACAAGATAGTTCTTTCCATACGTCCATACCATTTGTTCGCCCGAAATCCTGTTAAGAACACCTTCCTTACCTGCATTAAAATAGATGTTATACACTGATTCTTGCGGTTTCATTTCGCGTACATGCAAGCCTTCCACAAGCGTATAGGAATGTCTTGTCTTCACGGCTTCATTAATCCTTATATCCTTTAGGAACTTTTCGCCTTCAAGCGTCCTTATCTCGACAAACCCGGTGTTGAATCCTCCTTTTCCCATAATCAATGTTCAGTTTTCAGAAACAAACCTTCTTTTGTTATAAGCGCATATTCCGGACCAGCCTCTATATTATACAGTTTCCCTTCATACAAGGATAAACCTCTTTCCTTTATCTTCATCGTTCCTGCTCCCATGTGCATATATTCCGGATTGTCATTGTAGAATTTTACATATTCCTCCACATCCCCCTGTTCTATCTCTTTATCGGGACTTCTTCGACTGCTTCCTCTGTTTACTCCGAAACAGTCTTCATCGGTCCATTCATCAAACGTCTTTTCATCAACAAGCGGTATCGTCACTTGATGCGGCATAGTGAACGAGAGATGTTTTGCGTCTTCACATACGGAGATTACTATCCCCTTTTCCAATACAACGTTTTCCATCTCCCCTTTGAAATTGGTGCACTCTACGCCCTTCTTGAATAGGTTTGTATCGTTCATCATACAATAGAGTAATACATACTCGTCTTCCTTTATCTGGTCCAGACGTACTGGGACAACCTCCCAGTTATACACGTCTACCTCTTCACCTTCTCTTTCCTTGACACGTTCCTTTGTTACCCTTGTCTTCCGTAGGGTTAACACTTCCACATCTCCTTTATATCCAAAAATCATACCTCAAACATTTTATCTCCGACATATATCTTTACTTTACTTTTTCTCTCTACCTGCCTTTTGTATGGTTCTTTAGGCGGTTCAAATGAATGCGTCTCATCATTCCATACCATACCTTTAGGCACCTCCTTAAGGTCGCACCTGCAATAAGGATGCGTCGCGTAAATAACTGGTTTCCAATCTTTGGCTTTCACTCCTATATTATCCCCGTTGTTTATCAAGTCTATAAGCTTGAATATCCTCGGTTTGCTTCCTATTCCTGCCGTAGTGTACAACCTTATACAATGGGCGCAAGCTTGGGGATATACTGTCTTATATACAAGCGCGTCCGCTCCCTGTTTCTTCATTATCTGCTGGGCTACCCCGGTCTGATAAATGTTCTGCATCTCAGTTTCCACTATACGCCCCCAATCACGGTTCCAGTCTTCCAGGGAATGTCCTATATTGCTGACAATGTTCTGCACGGACTTCTTTTTCAAGACACCCTCTATCATTTCCTTCTTTATCGTTCCAAGCTCCAATTGTCTTTGCTGTTCCACAAGAACTTTTACCTCTTCTTCCGATACGGCATTAGACATTATCGTTTTCGCCCGTTCCCCCATCGTCTTTATATAGGAGTATGTACGTGTTACTGCCGCATAATACACTTCCTGTTCCAACGGTGTAAGTGCTGCCCACTGATGACGGTCTATATACTTGGTAAAATCATCAAAATTGAGTGTAACCAATTGGGAAGGTTCCAATTGTGCGCTCAGCCTTCCAAACAGATAGGACTGGAAATATGGAGGTATCTTTTCTATCTCCTTTCTCCATTTATAGCCATACCGCCTTAACAAGGACTTGTCTTCCGGTGTCAACAGCTTATCTCCCATTACATCGGCTACAATCCTTGCAAGACGGTAGTCTATTATATCATACAATTTTTGTATCTCTTCCGGTGTGAATATCATTTTTCAACCGTTTTAATCATTTCCTTTACAAGCTCCTTTATCATCGCGTCAGACTGTGTAGCGAATATGGTCTGTGCAAGACCTTCATAACCGCATTGTATTTTCGGGTATCTGATAGGGTCTTTCACGTGTCTTTTCACTCCAATAAGACGCGATACCAAAGGGGTTCTTATACCATCAATTTTCTTTTCCGGCATTCTTCTTTTCCTTTATCTTATAACCGTCATAAAGGTCTTCATCAAAGATAGACATATCCGGTGCAGGGAAGTAAGGATTATACGGGGCGTTTCTATGAAATTCCCTTCCTTCTGGACCCAATTTAGCGACATCCTCCATCGTCCACTTTCCTCCTATACCGTTGTCTTCAATCTCAAACCATTCGTCGGCCGTCATTTCTTACCTTTGATTTTGTAACCGTCATATAACGATTCGTCCCACATTGACATATCGGGTTTGGGGAAATATGGATTAGAAGGTGCATTCCTGTACTCTTCTCTTCCTTCTGGGCCCATTGCGGCAATTTCTTCCATCGTCCAACCTTCACCCATTCCGCGTTCTTCAATCTCGAACCACTCATCAGCCGTCATATCAATTCCGTACTTTTTCTTTTCCATAATTAACTCCTTTCTTTAAGTTTCTATGCAAATATACAAAACTGTTCAAAATTGAACAAATTTATAAGTCTATTTTTTTAAGAAACCTATCAAGTTCTTTTTGATTTAACACTTTGTTATCATAAATCACTCCGTTATCGGAATTCCCGTCATACAATTTAACGGACTTAAATTTATCTTTCAACGGAGTTTCTATAACTTTCTTGAAAGATTCGGATGCGCCCTTATGTCCTTTTCTCGCTATTTCTGTAGGGACATACCGTTTCGTTCTCTCAAAACGTTTCTGTATTCTATCCAAAGCCGTATCAAAATCAGTTGCCACTCCTACCAAATGAACATCATAACCTTGTGCCTTCAATTCGTCAACAAGTTTTTCAAGTTTTGCCGGGTTTCCAAAAACAGCATCTTTCACAAAAGAAGATTTTTTGTGGAGATATTCTTTATCAATCTGCTTTCCTATATCCGACACTTCCTCATGCACATAAGAAGCCGCCTTCTTCGGGTCTATCCCCTTCACTCTTTCATAATCCGGTATCATATCGCGCATATCGTCCACGTCAATAACTGGGAGCTTGTCTATAGAAGGGTCTTTCTCCTTCATCTTCTTAAGATAATACCCTTTGCCCGAACCACCACCGCCAAGCATTAAGTAAGCACGCGGTTTTGTCTCAAATAGCATTTTCTTCCGATATTCAGACTTCACTTTGTTATGCACTTTAATCTGTCTGTCTCGCTTCCAAACACCGCCTTCCTTATAAAGGTCTTCCGTTGTCTTGGTTAAGTCGGCTTTCTCTTCCTCCGTAGCCTTTCTTTTCTTGTATGGCAGCCCAACAATGCCAAGCTTCCGGTTTACCGCGTTGTTCACATATACGCCTTGTTGTGCCTTCGCAATCTCCAGAAGTCCGTCATACATTTCTGGTCTTCCCAGGCTCTTTTCCAAAAGAGCCTTGTTTATATATCTTTCTAACTTTAAATCATCGAAAGTTTCCATAATTTCCTATTTGTAAAGATTTTTTAAATAATAGTCAACTGCTGGTTTCATTATAGGATTTTCGTTAAACGACTTGTATTGTGCGAACGGGTCTTCCTCGTCCTCCGGTACACCTTCCGGCTGTTGTCCTGGCTGTGAAGCTCCGAACATTTTATTCTGTTCTTCTGCCTGCTTCATCCCCTGGTACACCTGGTTAAGAATGATGTCCTTTTCTGGGTCAAAGTCTCGTCCGTTGTACTTCTTGAATATATCCTGCATGGAAATCATGCCGCTACTCAGTTTTTCAGAATCCAGTTTTACCTGTGCTTCTTCGTCTTCCACCTCTATTCCTGTAAATGCAAACTCATAATTTTCGTCCAGCTCGCTCACAATATACTTTGTAATGATACCCTGTAAAAATATCAATAGAGGCTTCAAACCTTTTTCACGGCTGTGCTTCAATCTTTCTCGTTGTCCGTCCTGTCCGAATATCTGCTGACTTTCCTTGAAATTAAATCCAAGTTCGGACGGGTCTATACGATATACAGAACATGTCATTATAATAAGGAATTTTATCCATTCGTTAAATTCCATATCACGATTGCTAAGTTTCTGTAAATCAACCCATTCCAAATCGATACCGTTTATAACGGGTGTGCGGTGACTGTTATAAACCCCTGCCATCGTCTGTGTCCATGCCTGCCTAAACTCTTGTAACGTACTATTTGATATGTTAGGGTTCTTTATATTGATAAACCCTTTAGGTTGTGACCCCTGGCTAAAGAAATTCGCATTATAAGAAAAGCCCCATAATATCCAGGTAATAATGTTTACCAGCGTTTCCAATTCCGACACTCCATACCCGTTTCTTCTCACATCAGACGTCTTGTTTCTGATGCCGAAACCAAGCTCCCACGGATAATACAATATCGGTTCCTTCGTTATAGGGTTATGCAGAATCATCTCTTCCCACACCATACAGTAACGCGGCAAATGTCCTTTGAATCTGTACTGCTCGAAACCTTCCCTTTGTCTGGGGTCTACGCTGTCAAGAAAACGTATCAAAGAAGCGTCCACAGCGCGGAATTTCTGCAATTCCCACATTCTGTTGCGCACCATCTCAAATGCCAACTGGTCTAATGTGAGACTGTCCGACATTATTTTACTTACAAATTCCTGCAAGCTGTCTACATTGTCCCATTTGTCCGTCCATCCTCCCTTTTCCAGGAAATCAACTATCTTTGAAATCTTTTTCTTGTCCTCATTTGTCAATTTCTCATCCCCGGTAGAAAAAAGGCTCTTCTTCTTTCTGATTGTGAAACCCTCCTTCTGCTCGTCTTCCGAAAAATCCATAAAGTTCATTATCTGCTCCACGCGTGTAGACACGATACTTTTCACTATATGGATATCTCCCATCCGGCGCAATACGGAAAAGGATAGGACACCTTTGGAATCCTTGAATCCCCTTCCGTTGCCGGATATGTCGTTAGGGTCAAAGAAAACAGACTGAATTTTTGTAGGCTGTCTATTGATTTCTCCCAGATACAAATTAGCCTTCATTATCTCCCCTGCATCGTTTGAGTTTAACGCAGCCTGCAATTTGCTTTGGAATGCCATAGGTGCAGCCTTTTGCAGCCTGTCTATCTCTTCAATGGACAAACTCGAAAGACTTGCAACCAAATCCGGCTTTTCCGCTTTTTGTATTATCTTTCCTTTTCTCTTTCCCATTGTAAACAATTTTTATTCTCCAGCCAATTGTGTAAGGTTTACCGTCGCTTTCTTTCCTCCTTCTACTGCCGTAACAACTGCCGTTCCGGTACGCTGTGCGCCAGTATTTGCATCCGCCACTACAGAATATTCAGTAGAACCCTTGGTAAATCCCGTACCACTCACTACAGTAGTGTAGTCAACCGTCATAGGTGAACCCTCATTCTTTCCATTCACCTTCTTCTGCTTCTTGCTTGAAACACCGAATGTCTTTGTTTCTCCTGCTGCTGCAAATGAAAGTGTTGTCGGGTCTGTAGTCAATGTATATTCATA